TAACTATTCCAGCGTTCGGATTATGGTAGTGAATCAATTTTAAGAAAATTGACCGATGTGCATGTGTAAACAATGGATACGATGCGTGCGTTCGAACAATGGCAGAATTGTGGAATCTGAGACCGCGAGAACAACTACGTATGGCGACACACGTACGCCGACGGATGCGTAGCTTGACCGAATTGAGCGCGTCCGCTATCGTGTCCAGCAACGAGGATTTACATCGACTACTGGACAAGTGTCCCAGTCAAATTCGTTTGATGATAGTGAAGAGTGTGTGTCGATCTTCGGTGATCGTCGAAATACCAACTGCCTACACCAAGGAATTGGTGGGTGGGCTGGCGGGAGTGTGTAAGCTGTTGGCGAGACTGTTCGTGGTGTCCGACTCGAGGCGTACTCATGACGGTATCGCCGAAGGTCTATGTCTGAAAGGCTCACCGTCGCTGAACCAACGTTTCTCCGTGCCGGTAACTAGCAAACCGCAGACCAGGCTGGAGATGCGGTTGAATTTCGTTGCAGTCGTGATGTCGCACGCCAGACAGTACGGCAACCCTTTCGACAACGACCCGGGATTGGTGGTGGCACTGAACAATGTGTGTGCACGTCAGCGATACAGGATGTCGAACGTGGTCGAAGAGTCGGTGTCGTGTTTATTACGTTGCGCCTACAACGATCCATCACCGTCGTCGACGTCCAAATGTGTTGTGGTGTGTGATCATTGCAATTACGGACATCATCCATCAACTATGGTATTAGTGGGTGGGGCACAGGCACTTTGTCTTGTATGTAGTGAATTTAGCTGTGGACCCAAAAATACGAGGTCGGCTGCTTGTTTTCAAAATAAGCCGCTCAAAAGACAAAAACATGTGCACTAAGTACGTATTATGCAAATCGATATGCCTCGGGGTGTTTCACCGTTGGTATATATAGATACCAGTGCGTTTTCACCCAGACACACTTGATCACCATGGTGTTGTGTGTGAGGACGAAATTCTTGTACACCGTGCTAGCGTGGTAGTTATCGTGTCGACTACGTGTTGAGCGTTTCCGGTGCCAGTGTCGTATTGGACAGATTCTGTGCGCATCATATCACCGGTAGATCATGGCTGTTCAACGATATGAAGTTGTGCAAGGCTCTGTGTCGACTGGAACGCATCACCCCTCCTCGTTACGACCATTTCTGTGATCATTTGTTACAATAAATTTGTTAATACATACCGACTTGTTTTATTTTTTCTAGTCACCCTTGAAGCGATGCGATCGCTTGGTAAAAAATATGAGTTTGAGCAACGAATGCGATTCCGCAGTACTTGCACACGTCCGTATGACGGTCGGATGTCGTACGTACGCAGCATAACGGACATGATAGCGGCGGTGCACCGATTACAAAATGCTCGTCTACGAAACATACGAGTAGCGTGCTGAATCCGCAGCTTTTGTCGAAGAAACGTAAATTGGACTGTCCAAAAGTTAACGATGTGGCCGATTCATCATCTCCATCCTCCGATGATGATGATGATGATGATGATGATGATGACGATTGTGTTGATGGTAAGGAAAAAGTCGACGAATCAACCACATCGATAAACACAAGTACCGTCCGACGATTACGTTTTCCGTTCCGTAAAAACACAAGATGTGTGGAAATAACTAGCAACGAGTGTATTGATAAAGATGTAACGCCGACGGCAAAGTTTGACAATTTTAACGCTTTCGATCCGTACACCTTGAACTGCCATTCCGATATGGTCGTGTGTGTACCCATGGACGCGTTCAGAAAAATGTTCAGCGGTATGACCGATTCGTGTGGTGGTGGTACCAAATCATCACCGGATCCCATCGATATATACGTAAGAAGCGACGACGGTGTGGACGTTGGCGGACGTGTCACGGTAAAGTACGAGGACGGTACATCGTTCGTAGCGAGACGTCCACGGACCATCACCATACAGAACAGCGTCACCAAATCGGGATGCTCGACGGCATGTCTTTTGGTGGGCAATTGTACACCGACCGATGTGTCGAGTTCGACACGTCTGCTGAACATTTCACCCGTGGAACTGGGTGAACATGTACGCTGAACTCGGAGGTGTCGAGAGTACGTTCACGTTCGATTACCGAGTCGACTCAAATACTCTGACCATCGCTAACCATATGGGCGCGGCGACAAGGAAATGGAGAGTGTTCCGCTGCGATGACGGTGTCGGTGACGAGGTATCGAATTTCCGTTTGAAATTACGCTCCAGTATAATACACAATATTCAAAAACTGAAGCGATCTCGTCAAAGGTTTCGGTTTGGCGTAGACACGGTGGACTCATAATAACCGCTCCCCTTACGCACGCAGCTTCGGCCGTGAACAGATCGAAAACTCGGAAAGCCGATAAACCGGATTCAGTAACGAATACACCGACGACGACGACAACAACAACAACTCCAGTAGTTTACGGTGAACTGATCATTCATCTGGACGAGATATCCATTTGATCGTGTCGCGTGTAAATCTCGAATCACGGTCGCCGTTTGTTCAGCGACCGTGATGGTAAATCTTCGTCACCGACGAAATCCCTCAGTAATTGGAATTCTAATCGAACGACGGTACGACCACCACCTTACAAGTATATTGGTTTCGTTTTATAATTCCGTCACCTCCACTTTCTCATCCTCTTTTTCATTACCGCCGACCGGCTTGTTTAAGACAAAATCGTATTCTAATGATCGTTTCAACGGCTCCATGTCGACAATACTCACCTGTAGATGGGCACGCATCGAGTGAACAGGTTTTCGCGAATTTTCGGTCTCCTCTCGTGGGGCGCTGAGCGGTGGTACCAATTATCGAATAAAATCCGAGCATGGGATCGTCGGCGCTCGGGTACGAATCTATTTCAGGAAAACAGTCTAAAATGAATAGGGTTTGGTATTGGGGTACACGGTAGTTGCAGCAGAAAACGGATCATGTACACGACAACGGTCCCTGTGTATACTTCAAGACGCTCATACGACACTCGGTACACGAGCTAGTCCTATCCATGACCTTTACGATTCTATCCGTAGTTTCAAACAACAACATTGCTTAACTTTTACAAAGAAGATTGTTTACTGCATATGAACCGACTTGTGCGCGGGTAAGAAAAAATAAAACTTTATACATATTTCGGGCTCCGTAATTACAGCAAGTTTATTCAAAACAAACAACTTTCAACCCCAAGTGGTGGGATCTTTGTAATTGAAGAGAGGGCCAGCGGCATTCTGTACGCCGCTGATTCTCTTGAAATTCTCCAATGCGTCTCCATCACCCGCCGATACAGCCCGCGCGTCACAGTTGCACCCGAAAATGTTACACTTGCCAACGCCCACAGTAGAACATGCCGTGCGATTCGCCCGGTCGTTACAAACGTGCGCCACACAACCGTCGGGCATGCGTTGAATCCTCCACCAGCTGGAATTTACGTAGAATTCTCTCGGATACTTTCCACAACCCTGTTCCGGATTCGTCCACACGATACGTGTTCGTTTACAACACACCGCTTCACATCGATCACCGAATATATCGAGTACAACAACCAGCGAAACAACAAACACAAACTTAATTCCAACTCGGTTCATCGTTAACTCGACCGAGTAATACTTATTGTTACGAGTGTGTATTTCGTAATGAGGTACGGTCGAAACTTATTACCCCATATATATAAATCCGCAAGTAAAGAATGGAACAAAGTCTTTGTRAAGAACTGGTGGCGGGTCGTAGGGTCGATCAAGATATCAGCGTCGACGACTTGACCCGGCTGACTGTTGATAACTTATCGACGTGACCGCGTACTGCGATAGGACCGATAGTGACATTGCCAATTTGTTTAATGTATCGCCACGCACGAGGCTCGTGTCGAACATACTGTACTCGGGGCTGTGGGGAGGACTCGAGGGGATCGCGACCGGATCACTCATCGGACCCACTCTCATGGTTTCCGGTGGGTGGGTGATCGGATCTCTCGGTGATCTGTTCGGTTTCATCGTGGGCGCTAGTTGCGGAGCCATAGGTGGTACCGTTCTGGGACTTTTGAGTGGCGACTGGAGAACGGTCGCGCGTAACGTGTGGTCGTACAGAAACACGATGTCGTCCTCGTACGTTTCACCGGAAGCGGTACGAGCGATGGATGAACAGATATTGACCGATTCGGAAACGTAGCCGACGGGTCTTGGGAGGATAAACATGAGCACGGATGTCGTCACAATAACCACCGTCGACGGTGTCACAAGAACGGTTACGCTGAAAACTGGCGAGGATCGCAAGCGCGTCGCGGACTGGATACGAACGCTGGGCACGATGGTGTCGTCTCGAGACGTTCCTATCGAGGTGCGTGTCAGGGGAATCGATGATCTAAGCGACACGGAATTGGCATCTAAATTTATTCGAAGTCCACCGGTACGTTTCTGGTCGAGGTTGAGAAGCGGCGCTTGGGGTGTTACCGAGGGTGCGGTCACCGGTATGATAACGGCTAGCAACTCGTCCGGTGGCGGTCAATGGATTTTCGGAACTATCAGCCAGGTGGTCGGCTCCACGATAGGCCTGGTCGTGGGCGGTGCGGTGTTCGGCGTGTTAGGTTTCGTGTCAGACGTTGACACTATTCGCACTATACTCGTACACTATCGAATGTCGTTCAGTACGAACAAGCGTAATCGAGTACCGTGCAAGAACGGAGGTGGTGTACCCAGACTACCGTTGAATCCGATACGTTTGTTGAATGTATAACAGCCACGCAACACATTACCGCGCAAATGTGTCGGCGTCCGTCGACACATTTTTCAACATGCACGTTTCGACGGAACACCTTTGTGTCTCGATGATTTTTATCGGAACGCCAACTATCGTACTCGCTAACACATCTAACCGTATCCGTTAACACATGTATGCGTACTCGGTAACGAACCAAAGTGTAAGCGTTGACACATTTTTCAACATGCATGTTTCGACAGAAAACCTTTGTGTCTCGATGATTTTTATCGGAACGCCAACTATCGTACTCGTTAACACTTTGATGCGTACCCGGTGACACATCTAACCGTACTCGCTAACACATCTAACCGTATCCGTTGACACATGTATGCGTACTAGGTAACGAACCAAACTGTGAGCGTTGACACATTTTTCAACATGCATGTTTCGACATAAAACCCTTGTGTCTCGATGATTTTTATCGAGTCGCTAGCTATCGTTACGATAACACATTTATGCGTACTCGGTAACACATGTATGCGTATCCGTTAACACATGTATGCGTATCCGTTAACACATGTATGCGTACTCGGTAACGAACCAAAGTGTAAGCGTTGACACATTTTTCAACATGCATGTTTCGACAGGAAACCTTTGTGTCTCGTTGATTTTTATCGGGTCGCTAACTATCGTACTCGCTAACACATTGATGCGTACCCGGTAACACATGTAACCGTACTCGCTAACACATATGAGCGTACTCTGTAACACATGTATGCGTACTCGGTAACGAACCAACGTGTAAGCGTTGACACATTTTTCAACATGCATGTTTCGACAGAAACCCTTTGTGTCTCGATGATTTTTATCGAGTCGCTAACTATCGTACTCACTAACACATTGATGCGTACTCCGTAACACATATGAGCGTACTCTGTAACACATCTAACCGTACTCGCTAACACATTGATGCGTACTCCGTAACACATATGAGCGTACTCTGTAACACATCTAACCGTACTCGCTAACACATTGATGCGTACTCCGTAACACATCTAACCGTATCCGATAACACATGTATGCGTATCCGTTAACACATGTATGCGTATCCGTTGACACATCGGAGCGTACTCGGTAACGAACCAAACTTTGAGCGTTGACACATTTTTCAACATGCATGTTTCGACAGAAACCATTTGTGTCTCGATGATTTTTATCGAGTCGCTCACTATCGTTACGATAACACATTGATGCGTACTCGCTAACACATTGATGCGTACTCCGTAACACATTTATGCGTACTCGCTAACACATCTAACCGTACTCGCTAACACATTTAACCGTACTCGCTAACACATCTAACCGTACTCGCTAACACATGTATGCGTACTCGTTAACGAACCAACGTGTAAGCGTTGACACATTTTTCAACATGCATGTTTCGACAGAAACCCTTTGTGTCTCGATGATTTTCATCGAGTCGCTAACTATCGTTACGATACACGTTGATGCGTACTCGCTAACACATATAACCCTACCCGGTAACACATCTAACCGTACTCGCTAACACATCTAACCGTACTCCGTAACACATCTAACCGTACTCACTAACACATCTAACCGTACTCCGTAACACATCTAACCGTACTCACTAACACATCTAACCGTATCCGATAACACATGTTTGCGTACTCGGTAACGAACCAAACTGTGAGCGTTGACACATTTTTCAACATACATGTTTCGACAGAAAACCTTTGTGTCTCGATGATTTTTATCGAGTCGCTAACTATCGTACACTGTAACACATCTAACCGTACTCCGTAACACATCTAACCGTACTCACTAACACATCTAACCGTATCCGATAACACATGTATGCGTACTAGGTAACGAACCAAAGTGTAAGCGTTGACACATTTTTCAACATGCATGTTTCGACAGAAACCCTTTGTGTCTCGATGATTTTTATCGAGTCGCTCACTATCGTTACGATAACACATTGATGCGTACTCGCTAACACATCTAACCGTACCCGGTAACACATCTAACCGTATCCGTTAACACATGTATGCGTACTCGTTAACGAACCAACGTATAAGCGTTGACACATTTTTCAACATGCATGTTTCGACAGAAACCCTTTGTGTCTCGATGATTTTTATAGAGTCGTTAACTATCGTAACGATACACATGTATGCGTACTCGCTAACACATATTTGCGTACTCGCTAACACATATTTGCGTACTCGCTAACACATCTAACCGTACTCGGTAACGAACCAACGTGTAAGCGTTGACACATTTTTCAACATGCATGTTTCGACAGAAACCCTTTGTGTCTCGATGATTTTCATCGAGTCGCTAACTATTGTTACGATACACGTTGATGCGTACTCCGTAACACATCTAACCGTACTCCGTAACACATCTAACCGTACTCCGTAACACATCTAACCGTACTCCGTAACACATCTAACCGTACCCGGTAACACATCTAACGTAACGATTCAATGCGTGAACGGTATCGCTTAGATGCGTATCCACTAACGATTCAATGTGTAAGCGGTATCACCTCGAAGCGTAACCACTAACGATTGAATGCGTAACCGGTCATCTAGTATTTTTACATGACAAAATAAGTTGAGGCTGCGAAACATGGTCACGGCAAAAAGTGTCGACACTAGTGTATTCTTGTCGAAGCGTTACTCGATCGGTTGCATGTGCACCCACTAACGATTGAATGCGTAAACGGTATCACTCGATGCATACCGGTTGACACATCTAACCGTGCCCTGTATCACATCTAACCCAACCCGTTACGCACTTGAGTGTTATGCGTTGAGCGTTGACACATTTTTCAACAACCATGTTTCGGCAGAAAACCTTTGGAGTTTGACTATTTTTATCAACGCTCGAGTAACGATTCGATACACATCTATGCGTACTCGCTAACACATCAATGCGTACTCGCTAACACATCTATGCGTACTCGCTAACACATCTATGCGTACTCGCTAACACATCTATGCGTACTCGCTAACACATCTATGCGTACTCGCTAACACATCTATGCGTACTCGCTAACACATCTGAGCGATCACATCTGAGCGTACCCAGTATCACATCTGAGCGTACTCGGTATCACATCTGAGCGAACCCAATAACACATCTTTGCGTACTCGTTATCATACGATTTTTACATCTCAAGAGAAGTTGAGTCTGCGAAACATGGTCACAGAAAAAGTTGTCAACGCGACCTGAGTAACTTTGGATTTTTCTCCAAGTGTAAAATTATGGGTGTTGACGACTTTAGTTGTGACCACGTTTCGATTGAATCGCTATCAACGACACACTTGATCGCTTTGATTCGATACATATAACGCTTTGGTGCGTACTCACTAACGCTTCGGTTCGTTACAGATGACGCTTCGATGTTGTGTACTCACCAACGCCTCGGTTCGTTACCGATAACGCTTTGGTTCGTTACCGATAACGCCTCGATGTGTACTCACTAACGCTTTGGTGCGTACTCGTTATCATACAATTTTTACATTCCGAGAGAAGTTGAGTCTGCGAAACATGGCCACAGAAAAAGTGTCAACGCGGTCACGGTAACTTTGGATTTTTATCCAAGTGTAAAATTATAGGTGTTGACGAGTTTTGTTGTTACAACGTTTCGATTGAATCGCTATCAACGACACACTTGATCGCTATGATTCGAAACATATAACGCTTTGGTGTGTACTCATAAACGCCCCAGTTCGTTACAGATGACGCTTCGATGTTGTGTACTCACTAACGCCTCGGTTCGTTACCGATAACGCTTTGGTGCGTAGTAGCTAACGCTTTGGTTCGTTACCGATAACGCCTCGATGTGTACTCACTAACGCTTTGGTGCGTACTCGTTATCATACAATTTTTACATCTCAAGAGAAGTTGAGGTTGCGAAACATGGTCACAGAAAAAGTGTCAACGCGGTCTGAGTAACTTTGGATTTTTATCCAAGTGTAGAAATACGAGTGTTGACAACTTTAGTTGTGATCATGTTTCGATTGAATCGTTATAAACGACACACTTGATCGCTTTGATTCGAAACATATAACGCCTTAGTTCGTACACACCAACGCTTCGGTTCGTACCCGATAACGCTTTGGTTCGTACTCGATAACATACAATTTTTTTTACATCTCAAGAGAAGTTGAGAGTGCGAAACATGGTCACAGCAAAAAGTGTCGAAGGGAAATAAAACTCTCGAATGGTGTGTATCAAAGTTGCTTTATTTGCGGTGGGTAAAAATCGCATATAACGGAGAATATCGTAGGGTCCGAGAATCTACCGAATTCGGTCCAATACTTTTCGATGACCGTATGGAATCTTTGTAGCAGTTGCACGTTTTCGACATCGCAACCCGATACGAAACGCGCCCAGCATGCGTTCGGCGCTCACACGTCGAAACGTCTGAACGCACACGTCCAAACACCACCACACGTGATACTTGACGCTGTCGCTCAACGGGAACGTGTACCGGATCCCGTCCGACAGCAGAGTCACATCGCCACCCTCGTAGTTCTCTCGCAATCTTCTCAACAAATTGCGTTCCGTATTCCAGTCCGAGTTCGCTTGCACGTCGAACGTGGCACGGTCGTCCATCAGCACGACGGCGTTACATACGGGCGCACAGGCATCCCTGAACCGACACAGTACATAGTCGATGGCCATGTCGTAGATCGTGTACTCGGGCCTGCCGAGATCGTAGGGATTCTCAAAGTGCATGCGACGGGCGGTGTGCGGTGCCGGTGTGCCGTCACTGCGCGCATACTTGACGACGTGTACTTGAAAGTCGCCGGGTTCGTCGTCGATGGCCAACTGCAACAGAGCCCACTCGCTGGCGCTGAACGTGTCCATGTTGGTGTCGAACGACTCCATCGCACTGGCACGAAGAGCGAGACATGCAATGGTCGCGGCCACGTACTGATCGTCATCGTCGATCGTCAAGCACGGCGGTCTCACGAATTCCAACATTTGCAACAGCGACACTTGTGTACGTTCCAAAATCTCGTTGATGACGTAACGTCTCGCGTTGATGTCGAACTGGCTCTCACACCTGCCGAACATTGCTTCGTAACGTCGATGATACGATTCGATACGGGATATAAATGGAGTGGTCATTGTGGAAAATACGATTCGCAATCGGAGAGGAAGGAAAAAAGCACGCGAATCATTTCTACATCACAACACTCGAAACAGTAATGAAACAAAATTAATTCACATCAATAATATATATTTATTTCGATCATGCTATCCAGTACATGTTAGGATCCGGTTCGCCGTTTCGAAATCCAATTCTCGTACTCAACACCTTTGCGTCGTTTTGTTTCTGGAACAGAACGTAAAAATGTACACCCATAAAATCTTCATAATAGATGAATCGCACGAATATGCAACAATATGTACCATTTTCGGAGGAAGTACACCATCATCACAATCGTTCACCAAGACGTACATGATCAACAACAGTATTGCAGACACACAACCGAACGTATATATTGTGTTCAGTAGCGGCGGTATCATTGTCGGTAGCGGTTGACGGTCTTTTTTACGTATTTCACAAATTGGGAAAAAGGTACGTTATTCACTCGCAAGCGGTCAAGTCGACTCAACACGACCGCTGACCTTGTGATACAACGGAAAAAATATGTAATAATTCTTTGAGTCATTACGCTGTTCACTGATGCGCGTCGAAACCGTTCGTCGGTTACGTTACGAACAAGGACCCCGAGTGTCGGGGCCCTTGGTAATCTTCAATAAGAACCTAGTGTGCGGTACGTGTCATCTATGTAGTTTGGTGTGTTGCGAGTGACACGACCACTGGTACTGTCGTCGTCGTCGTTCCAATCGTGAACTCGCAACTCGACTTCGACGTGTGTGTTCGCCGGAAAGAATCTGTCGGGTGCCACGTTCAAAACGAATTCCCTATCCAGACTACGGACCGATCTACCGTAGTGGAAGAGAACGAACTCTGGCACGCCGTACAGTGGTGTATCGGTTGTCATACTATCGGCGACTAATGATTCGGCGTTCGCAAGTGACAGATCGCACTCGAGATACAACAGCGTCGGTGATCCGTACTTCGAAGCTATTCGAGCGTAAGGTGCGCGTACGTCTCTACACGCCGGACACGATGGTGAGAAGAACTTGACGACCGCCGACGGTACTCGGTACAAAAGCGGCACGTCAAAGACACCGTTCTTGACACTCATCTGACCCGGTTTTATCGAATCTACATCGATCATTATTTACTATATGGTCATGTCGAAAGATAGACGTGTGGCTCGTAATAAAGCCGAGAAATTTAACAAAGACAGTGATGTGCTAGCGAGTAGTCGTAAAAACCGCGTCGAGAAGTACGATGATGACGAGGACGTTTCCGCCGACGATGATGTCGATTGTAGTGAAGAAGAAGATGATGATGATGTCGATTGTAGTGATGACGATGATGGCAGCAACTCCTCAGACACTACACGATGTAGCGAATTAGAAGATGACGACGAATTGACCGGAGCGGGAGACGACGCGGATGAACAAGTCAACGCGACACTTGACGTCGACGAAAAACAAACGGACGGCGTCATCGACGAACATCTAGTCATCATACCGAACGCTCGTTTGACGAAATTCGAGGAAGCGCGAGCGATCGCGTTACGCGCCCAACATTTGCAGCAATTCACTCGTCTGGACGGCGTGGTCGATTGTAACATGAGCGAGGGTTGTGTCGAACAATACTTGAACGTGGCTAAACTTGAATTGTCTCGCGGAACTTTGCCTTTTGTTGTTTACCGTCGTTCGACTCCGTGGCGGAAGGCCAGATCGAAAACTCGATACCGATAGAAGAGCTACAACCCCCACGATTAACATAGACGAATTCCTCTTCGCGTTCGGAGCATCAACGATCGCCGGCGGTATGGGCGTCATGTTACCGTCGATTATACAATACGATTTCGGTGCATCTGTCAATCTTTGGAGGTTCACGTAATACGATCCGCCGACTTTGATTTGTTCACCGTGTAACACCGCCTCGATGGTCATGAGTAACGCCACTTTTGTGTTGTACGGGTACGCGGCTATTTTAAAGTAACCGTTCTCGCCCCATTTCGTACCCCACGAGTTTCGACACTTCCAGTACGGCATGTCGACCGTGTTACCGCGATGATCGATCACTCGACTCGTTCCCCAACCGACGATTACGACACTGTGACTTCCGCGTATCATCGAATCGTCCACGTTCTTCGGAAAGAACTTGAGTGAACCCGTACGTATCGACGATGCGTAATCGATACGCTCCTGGTACACGCCTCCGTTGATGCGCGAAAACTTTCCGTTCAAAAAGTTCTCGTACAACACCATACTCACACCCACCGTACCCTTGGTCAATAGGTGCGTTTTGATCGCGTTGTAAACGTTCACGGTGTCGGAGCTGGGCCGGTTCGACGTCTTGTCAATGCTGCTCGTTAGCACGTACACGCCGGTCACCGCTATCGGTATCGAGTTTTCGCAACGCGGTGTGGGAACTAGCGAGTTCAGGTAGTTGGCACGTTCGTTCGTAGTCTCAAAGTGTAGTTCGCTTCTATTCGTTCTGCACACCGAATTCGTTTCACACCAAGAATAGTCGGTACAACGACCTCCGGCCGCGAATCCAACCGTTTGTGATTTCATGTGCTTCAACAGGGCGTACGTACTGCCACCGGCACAACCGAATTTATTCGCTCTCCTCATCATCGCGGTAGGTGAAACGATTGCATCGTTGGCGCTGTCAACAAGTCCGCTTATGACCAGCGTGTCGCTGAGCATGGTGGCCGCCGAGAACGCCCAACACGAACCGCACTTGTACTGGTTCAACGGTTTCGTGATCATCGACTTTTTGCGCAACACATCGTTCGAGTCGTTCTTCGTGTCGATCGTGCTCCAGTCCCAGTAGTCGGGTATGACAATCGACGATCCGGACGGTTCCGTGACCGCATCCAACGGTATTCGAATATCGGTATTGTATATCATACCGTCCATCAGTCTTTTTCAATTGTTACATGGCACCCTACTGCGCTGCTCATTCTTACACTGTACCACATACTGGAAACACGCGTTCACACCATGACCACGAACGGTTGCATCATGCGAGCGTATCACACGACCGCACCGTCGTCATCCGTCGAAATGTTGGTGGATTGTACACAATCGAATACGTGCTGGTGGGACACGGAACCTTTGGTCGAAAACGCACCCAAGTACACGTGTCCGGTACGATTTCGTACCTCGCAAAGACACCATTCGAAGAACGGCTACAGATTCAACGAAAGCGTTCCGTTACGAGACACCGACGCCCATTCACCGGGACGCGTCGACTACGTGGGATCGTTCTGCAGCCTGTCGTGCACGCTTTCGTGGTGCGTACGCGAGTCACTCGTCGAGCCCATGTACTCGAACAGCGTCACATTGATAAATCTCTACTGTATGCGAAACGGTATCGAACTACCGAAAGAGGCCCGTACGTACACCCTGCTCAAGAAGTACGGCGGTCCGTTGACTATTGAGGAATTTCGTGAGAACAGCACTGACATCGAACACGTTCGCACCGACGTCACGAAATGTGTTAACAACAACAACAACAACAATTCATTATGTTTCTTAACGCCTGTTTATAGTAACGTTAATGTGTTGAATGGGAAGTGAAAAGAAATAAAAATAAAAAACACGTCTGTTGCCAAAAATACTGTATTTTCATTCCGTCCACCTCTTCCCGCAACAACTGCACACTGCGAACACCGTCATCGGTTCGTCACCTCCACGAACTTGCCGAGCGAAAGCGTAAATCTTCCTCGAACCGCAGCGACGACACTCCAGAGCACCCTCGACCACCTCGGGACTCTCGAGTATAGACAGCAGACACGACTCCTCGAACACGTATTTCGCAAAACACGGTAACGTATCGAAACGAGTACGTTCCTTGGCCATTATCGAAGTGTAAAGCACAATATGAACGTTACGAAACTGCTAAGAAGCTACAATGCGGCATTCACCGTTGCAACTAGTACCCTTCTCGCTCCGTTCACGGTGATGGCTCGAGGTATGAACGTTTTCGGTGCGGAATCCGCGATTCAGTTCTGGTTGAACGTGTTGTTGTGCTGTCTACGATCGTACGGTATGACCGCCGGCATCAGACTGTTGTACGATCCGGCCGTACTCACGTCGAAACGTATCGTGGTGGTGTCGAATCACGTCAACTACTACGATTGGTTGGTGTTGTGGTCGTGCATGTTGAAACTGAAACGTAAGAACGTCGTCTTTTGCGCGAAACGACACCGTAACAAAGGCGGCTTCGGTCATATGTTGAACACATGCATGAAAGCGTCCGGTTTCATCGTGCTCGTAACAGAACATCAACGAAGACAACGTGACTCTGGTCCACGAGGCGGTGAGATTGCGACAATTGGACGAGTATTGCGTCTTTCTATTTCCCGAAGCAGGTTGTTGAACAGTGCTACGACATCGGCCGTGCAATTGATCGAATCGAAAAAGGCCGCCCGCAGTACCGATAGCGTGCTACGCGCCAACACGTCCTCGCAAACAACGCCTAAAGTAACGGACGTACCCGTTTCGAGTACACCAACCCTGTTACCGCCGCGGACTCGAGGCTTTCAAATATTGATGTCGGCGTTAGGCGAGTCCTGCGACGCGGTCGTCGACGTGACACTCTCGTACTCGTACGACGTTAACGTAACGCTACCCAAATCGCATCAGGTGCCGCGATCCGTACGTGTGTACATGCGCAAGTTGAACGTGACCTTTAATACGTCCGAAACGGACGGATACGCTCGATGGCTACGAGAGTGGTTCGTTCAAAAGTCTCTATTCATCGACGATCTTAGATCCGGCTTCGATGTCATCGTGCCCGAGAACCGTCGAACGTTAACCATAGAACCGTCACCGTTACTGCGTCGCATGTACACCACCGTACCGTCTGCATGCTTAGCCACCACGCTGTTGGCCATGTTTACGTTGGTTTTGAAAGGAAAGTCAATTACGTTCCGTAGAAAGGCGTAGAGTAGACAGAAAAACATTCAACGTAAAAAAAGCAATCGGACGCATATAAAAAGCGAAATTGATAGCGACATGAACGCAAAGCTACCATGTGAACAGATATCCCAAGTTGAGGTGAAGCTGGTAGAGTTCGAAACGAGGTTACGCGAACTCATCTCTCGTGCCACCGATTCGTATAATGAAATAAATCGTGCAATCGCAAGGATCGCTCGAATACGTAGTGAGCGAGATAGCTATACAAGCGCGTCGTCTCGCTCGCTCCCTACCGGCGACGACTGATAAGCGAGCATGTGTTTAACAATTAGTCGTGTGTAAATTGTGACATCGTTAACGGTCGAAATTGATTCATAATACGTTTAAAACAATAAATACATTATTTGTTGAAGACGCGTGACCGATTTCGATATGGCTGATGAAAATTTGTACGGTACTCGTTTGTTGTCTGACCGTCATCATCAACATCAACACCACCAGCAGCAGCAGCAGCAGCAGCAGCACCACCACCACCACCACCACCACCAGCAGCAGCAGCACCACAGCAATTTACAACAACATCAACATTTACAACAAATGGATTATGGTGATGCGATGACGTTACTGAATACATCCGTTAATCCAGTATCGACACCCACGACTACCACCACCACCACTACGGCAACATCGTCCGAAGGTATATCTATGTATTACGACATGAATTCGTCGCACATTGGCTACGAGACCACAGTCTGTGAAGTAAACTCGTCGACAATGGTCGCATGTGTTCAACAGCAACAGCAGCAGCAGCAGCAGCAGCATCATCTAGTATCGTCACGACAATTGCTAACACCGAAAAAGTCCACGATGTCTTCGTCTCGCTATTCGAACATATCCGATAGTGACTCGACATCACCGATACGAAGTTTGGAAGATTTCAACAAGACCGCAAACGATACGGCGAACCTCTTTGGTCCGGCGCCGTTAATGTCGGCTTCGACCGCACCCGCTAACAATTCCGATTTGGACAAGAAGAACGACGTTACTAATGCATTGTCTCGTTTCGTCAAGTTTCACGGTCCGAACAAGTATAACGAGAAAGCCAACGAGGAAGATAGTACGACGACGAGCGGTGAACAGTACCGTCGTTGTGTAGAGTCGAGTTCGGTTACGGAAAATTCAGCGCCGATTCAACATAAAACGTCCACAATGCCGCTCGCTTCGCGTGTGAACAAACGTAGGCGTACGATCGCCGCTCCGACCGTGACGTTCAACGAAGACACCGACGAACCGCTCGGTAAGCGTTCGAGACTCGATGACGACTCAACGTCGCATATATTGAACGAAATCTACACACGTATGGACCATGTGGAGAGCGTCGTAAACTCGTTCAACCTGCGCATTGCCAACATTGAGAACATGATGCTACAGACCAAGGTGGACGTTCAAAACTACATGCTCGCCCAGGCCAACAACACGATCAACAGTCTGTCCGGTATTAATTTTAACAACAACAACAACAACAATTCCGCTACGTCGGCTTCATCGAACGCCGCAACGACTACTCCGATCATCATAAGTCCTTTGGCAACCACACCTGACCCGGCATCTATACACGGAACGATATCCATATCGACTACGAGCGGAATCACCGTTACCGGAGGCTGTCGGGCGGCTGTGGAAGCGGCCAAATGTGATATGAGTCCCGGTCCCGAGAAGCTCATGTTGTATCGTAACAACGCCGAACCGATCAAGTATCGTTTGTTTCGCAAAACTCCACAACTGCAAGAAGAGCTGTCATCCTACACTAAGGTGTGTTCCATACCCACGAACCAAGAGAACCCTGAGAAAACTAAAAAGTACATCAAAGACGCGATACTGAAATGGAACCGACAGTTGTGTAATCATCTCCTTGAAAAACATTACGAAGAACTAGCGGAACAACCCGATGAAAACAAAAAGATTACCGTCAACAAAGGACAATTGACTCGTCAATATTTCAGTATCCACGGTGCGTGCACAATGGTCGGAACTTCAATGAAACTCGTCACCGCAACTGAAGATGAACTAAAGAAAGTGATAATCGAGAGTGGTGAAAGGTCGAAAGGCGTACCTCGATTAGACGTGAACGTTTCGAAACCGGCGCTAATCAATCGACGTAAGAGTACAACTAGCACGTCATCGGTCTCGAAACTAGTCTATTTAGAAGATAGTGACGAGGAAAAGCAGCAAAAGCAGGAGGATGAGAAGGTGGATGAGGAACAATCCAAAGTGGACGTTGAAAAAGAAACTAACAACGAGTGATGTTATACCAAAGATGAATGTACTTAACGGTCGATTGCTATCGACCGTTATGTGTGGTAAAATAAAAATTTTGTTTGTATGGGTATATTCTTGTTTCATTTTCTACCTGTTGAACTTGACCAGATCAAAGGAAAACATGTCATTCATTGATATATCGAGTAAGTATCGAATGAGTCGCAGTCCGACACCGGAAGCTCGCGACCATTATACAAAGCTGCCGACTCCCGAAACCACGCCCGTAAAATTAAAATCATCCTCGGAAGCCACACCTTTACTGCTCGACTATGACGATTCCGACGATAACGAGTGTTGCGGTAACGATGAAGGTGTGAAAGACGTCGTGTGTAGTCCGATACCGGAACCCGGTAAGATGGTGGACGATTCGCTGGTGATACCGCAGTTTCATCACAACTTGATATCACCACGTGAGGACTCGTTCATGCATCCCAATCAGGGCGGTAGTAAGATTGCATTCGTCGGTAAGCCGGGAACGGGCAAATCGGTGATGATGAGGTACATCATGTACACGAAGCGTAAGATGATTCCCGTGGCGGTCGTGATGAGCGGCACCGAGAGTAGCACCGGATTCTATTCGCGAATCGTACCGGACGCGTACATACACAACGATTGCGATCAAATGGCATTGGAAAACTTCAAGGAACGCCAGCTGGAGGCGAGAAAGCGATGTGTCAATCCCTGGGCGTTACTGGTGTTGGACGATTGTTCGACGAACAAGAAGAACTTCACCACCAAGATACAAGAGGATCTGTTCAAGAACGGTAGACACTACAAAATGCTGTATTTGGTCGGTGTACAGTACCCGAAAGATATTCCGTTAACGATTCGAACGTGCTTCGACGGAGTGTTCCTGTTTCGCACCGGTAACATGGACGTGTTGAAACGTTTATGGGAGTACGCCGGCGATTTTCCCAACAAAGAAACCTTCTACAGGGTTTTCAACGAGGTCACATCGGTGCCGTATCGATGCTTGTACATTGACTATCAAAGCGGTAAGGGCTCGTGGTACAATAACATCTACTGGGCTATGGCACCGCCACCGAGTTCGATACCCTCGTTCCGTTTCGGTTGCCTCGAATATCGAATGGCGGCACGCGAACGCGTCGACAAGGAAAAGGTAAAGTCTCAGTGCGCTTACGACGTGAGTGCCGTTCATAAGAACACGTAATCTAGAAACACGATGAAACTGCGCAACGCATACATCACACCCAAAACGATCAAAACGAACATGGTTTTCTTTTTCTACAAACGTACGATCCGTCGGTCATTTGTAAAACATGTTCTCTACCTCATCGAACGATGAAGGTGGTGGTGGTGGTGGTGGTGGTATTGCGATTCGTAACGCCTCCAGACCCACGATATTCCTCGACTTGGACAACACGTTGATATGTTCTCTACGTGTCCGTTCGGCGGAAAGCGATACTGCCAAGACTGTTAATGGGCTGGTGCCGACGATAGTTTTCGCCGACTACGAGGTTTACAAACGGCCGCATCTCGACGAATTTCTCACCTATCTCTTCGATAACTTTCGCGTGGCCGTGTGGACGGCGGCCAGTCGAGATTACGCCGCCGTCATCACCTCCGAGTTCATTCTACGCAATCACCCAGATCGAGAGCTCGAACTGTTTCTGAGTGGTGAAGATACGAGAATCGCTTCGGAAGAGTTGGGTGGTGTGAAAAATTTAAACGCACTCTGGGACCTTTGGGATGTGTCATCGGTGATGGATAGAGGCGACGCTCTTATCATTGACGATCTACCGGACGTGTTCACGACGCAACCCGATAAGTGCATACCGATCGTCGCGTACTACGCTCAAGATCCTCGTGCCGTGAAAGATGACGCATTACAACAGGTGATGGACGATCTGGACTCGAGATACACGTAGTTGAGTGCTAAACATCCACATAATAAACGACATTGAAATTGAACCACAACATGTACGTGGAATACTTTCAGTTATTATGCTATGTAGCGTACATTTTCACGGCAATAAGTCTATGTATATTGATTCAAGTGGACCGAATGACTCTCGTCTATTACGCCGGCCTCGTGTATCTCGACATCGAACAGACCTGGTTGTATTATTATGGAAAACTTAGACGTTTGGTAGTATCCTGTACCACACCGGAAATACCGACTGCGGTCTATCACAAAACCACCGGCACGTTTCGACTAACGTACAGTCTGAACGGAGAGCTGTACACACTCGTCGTGCCCGAGAAAGATCTGTGCACAGAACGGCGTTACGCGTACACGGACAGCGACGGGGTGTACTTGAGATTCGATAGATTTGCCGGTCCAACGGGTAACTTTCACGGCATGAACGTTACAATGAAACACTTGGGTGTTTGTATGAGCGGTGATCTCAGAAGGTTAGACACGAAATTTGTCGGAGCTCGACCGGTTTGTATCAAACACGACGACGTGTTACGAAACACCATCGCTGATGAATAAACCACAATCCGTTTCGGTCGTACTTACGAACGACCGAAATATAAACAACTCGGTTTCTATGTGTGTATGTGTGTAAGGTTATATAGGACAAATGTTCGAGTAGATTCTGCGTTAGTTCGACAAAAATGTTGTATCACAACGACGGTTGGTTCAAAATTGCCGTGTACGATTGTGACGGTAACAAAATCGTGGATAATTACTACTCTAACACTAACACGCCAAGTCTCGGATGTGATAATGCGTGTGGGGTCACTTTTGACAAAGGATTCCATGTAGATAGCGGTAGAAGAGTCATCGCTCGTGTAAAGAACCCGGACGAAACCTCTTGTCGTGTCCGATACATACATACGAATGCACAACTGATCGAATTCAAGTACGTCTCCATCGGGTGTGGTAAGGAGCAACACTTCGAATTTCAAGCTTTCCACGACCAGACCGTTGTATTTTCCGATCGTATCGCGTTCGAGGGTGAAACGTCCGATGTGATTTACGACGGAATGACGACCAGCTGTTACGGGTACGTGGGTAGATGCGTGAAAACATTACGTTGGCTGTACGCGGTAACGGCAGATGATGTCTGTGAATTGATATTGTTGCACGGTGACAAAACCGTATAAATACGAGCCTCACCCACGCAGTTGAACCATTGCAACGGTAACACCGCCATGGAGAACTACAGGATATTGTTTATGGCACATCAGAGTCGCGGCGAGCGGTGTAAATACATGGAAATATTGTCGAAACATTACGACTTCACCGAGAGAACTTGCGATGTCTGCGTCGAATTCGACGTCGATTCACCGGTCACCCTATCGATACGAGTGAACAACGTCATCGACGATCGTGCATCGATGATTGTCGACTTCGAATGTGGTTCGATGGAGCAACGAAAGTGTTCGTTGTACGCCGAAGACAAGCGTTCCGGTGTATTATTCGACGGCTTCTTCGATACTAGACAAGAAGATGAAGGCTCGACTATGACTCCTAACCTATTGTTTCTGGACGCTTTAGACAACTTGAAAAAGAATCTCGGCTCCTCGGATGGTCATGACGAGCTCGTGCAGAAGCTGGAACACAATCGCCTGTGATGACCGTTCGCGTGTACGAAACGAAACCGGTCATGGTGACCGATGGACCGAGACGATTGCACGGATTCGACGAAGTCGACGGGGGTAAGGTGGTGTACTACGAGACGGGCGAAAAGTCAAAAAAAACATATCAAAAGGTGAATTATTTACGCGGTGATTTAGTGTTGACCTATAATGTGATTTTCGTAGCGAAAAAATGTCAAGATTCCACTGGAATTACACCTTTGTAATGCTATTATCTCGAATAAAATACATCCAACGAAAGAGTGTGTTATTTGTATTACTGCCTGCGATAACCTTTTGATCCCAATTAATAACTATAAATATTATCTCTGTAATGGTAGGAAATTAGCTCGTTTGTCATACTCACCGATAAGAAAATGAAACACAGTAACAAGTTGAATCCAGTACGGTCGTACACATACGACCGTACCGTTTGTTTTTTATTGGTTACAATTTGAGCACATCACCCAGAACCGCATAACGATTCTGTCTACGGACCGAGTCTATGACCAACACCGGGTCCTTGGCGCGCGCCGTGTACGTGGACGATGTGCACGATGACTTTCGAAGAATTTCTTCGATCGACATGAACAAGTCTTCCCCCGTTCCTGTGCGTTTCCACAGTTCTTTTCGGCGATTCCTCATAATCTTCGCGTTCGCTTCCAACTCTCTGGTGCTGTAATAGTTGATGTTGTTCATCGCGACGCACACGTTGCTGATGGGATCCACCATGGTCACGAGTCCGTTGTAGTCGACAAAGTGCTCACCGTCACCGACCACCAGATGTCCGTGTCTCTGCTTCACGGCAAACGCAGCCGTCAACGGATCCTTCACCCGCACCGCATCCGAACAGTCTCGAATGAAACCGACGAAATCACCGATAGTGGTGCAATTCACATGTCTCAACGCGTGAACCAATTGTTGTACGCACGATTTCAAATCGTACCGTTTCAATCCAAACTCCTGCTCCATAGAGTCGGTGACCAGTTGTACGTTGGACGAATTCAACGGTAGTCGAATACAACGCTTAATCGCACCCATCAGATATCCTCATCGCCGATGATTCACATACCCAGCCTCTTGCAGCAGTCGGGTGAGTTTCGTTTCAAAGTTGTACCAACCGCTGTTCTCGCCCACCTTTATGCGACCGTTATGTTTAACGCAGTACTTTATGCGACACATCAACTCGTCCGGTAAACGACACACGCTACTGTACTCGAGCAGGGTGCGCATGATGTCGACCACGTTATCGGTCTCGTACGTAACGTACCCGATGTGATCGGCGTACAACACCTCGGGATTGTGACTCTCGTGAGCGAGTTCGTTACAGAACGCGAATCCAAAGTCAATGATCACCGGTATGTAACCGTGAGTGGGTATCGTGCGTTTCATGATTCGCCTACCGTTGCCGGTACACCGGTATATGTAAGTGAGATGAAGTGTCGGATCGCATTCGGTGAGAATAACGTTCTTCCAGTGTAGATCGTTGTGTACGAACCCGTTGGCCGCCTGCGCCATCAGCAACGCCATGCACAGTTGGTACGTGACCGAGCTGAGTTGGTGCGTGGACAGTTTCGACGAACGTAGACTGACACCTTCGACCACCTCGAACACACCCACATCGGTCACTGTGATGTCCTTGTCGATGGCTTTACTCGTGTCCGTGTCCACTTCGAAGGGATTCACGTCGGTCAGTAGGTAATCGTTGTCGTCGCGACGTACTTCGATCCTACGTTTGCGTATACGTTTCTTACGAATCGGACACGACACGCTGTCCACGTAAGCACCGTCGCCGTTGTCTTCCGTCGAACTGTCATCGTTCGGATCGTCGTCGCTGTCGACAAAATGGTTTATCACCAACGTGTTCTTCGTATACGTGTACGGCCTCATAAAGTTTGGAATGTAAGAGCAACGTAACATCATCGACTTTGCCACCAACCACTCGTAGAAACCCAACGTGTGCGTGTCAGTCTTGACGCTAAACTTGAAGAACGCCCGTTCACCGTTCGTTTTAGTTACTACGTCCCGGGCGTTGGGATACACGTCGGCGCTGTTTCTACTGCCGGCCGATGCGGAATTGTAAGCACTGTCCGCCGCTTCGGTGGGATGTCTTCGCATGAAGCCACAACGACCCTGCGCCGAATCGCACACTAGGGACGCTTGAAACTGGAGCGTCCTCTTGTAGAACTTTAGATCCGTGTACAGCTTCTGATAGCCCACATCGACGTGTTTCGGTCGTATCTTCTTTATCTCCGATGACGCGTTCATGGTCGAATCTTTTGCAATTTTATCGTATACGATACGTGTTTTCTTCGTAGCATATGGAAACTCGCAGCACCAATACGCTTTCCGTTTTATACTAGCCACACTCGTGCACGACATTGTTGCTGAGGTATCGTCAGGCGTTGTCACCGAGCACTAACTACACAAACACACAACCTTCTCGTAATCAATTCCGATAATGGTGACGTTTGACACCAATAAGATACCCCGTTCGGAGCGTAACCTCGCCAGTGATCAGATGCGAGCCGACTCGATATGAGGTTGACACTCGAAAATTTTCGTATATTCGGCGGCCGGACCGAATTGACGTTCAGCGACACCGGCGTCACCCTGCTGTCCGCCCCCTCTGGTACTGGAAAGACGACTGTTCTGGACGCCATCGAGTTTGTTCTTTTTAACGCGCCCTCCAGCACCACGGTCGCCGGTAACTATGAAAATCCCAGGACTCGCACCACCGCCGTCACTCTGGAGATTGGCAACGTGCGCGTGAAGCGAACTCGACGCCCTAACACGGTCACCTGCACCTTCACCGACACCGGCGTACAGCTGGTCGAGCAAGAGTGCGAAGAGGCCATACGAAGAATATTCGGATATCGTCTCACCGATCCCATCAGAGACGTCGTGTTGCGCGTCGTGTTGCGCATCAGCGGTTGCGACGATTACGACACGTACGTGCAAGGTGTGAAAGACTACGGCAAGATACAACGCAGCGAACTACAACGACTCACCGGCGAACTGGAAGGATACGAACGAATGCAATGCCAAATACCGAGCGTCGCGAAACCTACAAAAGTCAACAACGGACCCAGACCGCAACAGGTCGACGTTAAAGCGATCACCGGTGAGGTGAAACGACTCGAGGACTTGCACCGCGGAACTCGGGACGGCCTTTCCTTGATGAAGTTCAAACTGTGCGCAATCCAACAGGAACTCCAGACCACCATCGAGAAGAAGAACGAGGAGGAAGCGTACCTGTTCCAATTGGCCGGCTCATCGGACTACGATCACACCATGAAGCGCTACGATGTGACGCGACTCAACGACGAACTGAACGCGATACAGTGTTCTAGATCGCGACTACACGAACGTTTAGTGGGCACCAACAAAGATCTCGATAACGCCTGGGCCAATGTGGTCACGTTGTGTGAACAGATCGACATCGCAAAGGAACGCCGTGGTACGGCATTGAAGGAACTGCGGATGCTGGGCTACAGGGAAGACGATGAACTCGACTACGATCCCGGTCACGTCGAAGCGACCGAGAAGCACGGTTGTCTATTGAAATCACAGCTGCGACAACACGTCGACGCGTTGACCGATTGCGACGACACCTTGTCTAAACTACCTCACGATTGTGTGAATAACGTACGTTGGCCGACCAATTGTGAACTAATCGACGGTAAGTGCACGGATTACGAAACGGCGAAACGAGAATACCAAGACACACTGTCGGTGCTCAGACAACGGTGGCAGAGTGTAAAGTCCTCGCTGTTGACGGCGCGCGATAACCTGTCGACCGCATTGAAAAAGTGTGAGAGAGACTTTCCTCATGTGTCGTGCGATAATATCGAATCGTTAAAACACACCGCGTCCAATGCGCTACGTAAACGAGCCGAACGTTACGAACAACGGTTGCACGACTACTTGGCTGCCGGTGATGACGATGGACAGTGTTCGATGCCGGCGAGTTTCGCTAAAAAGATTCTGGCTCTGCTGAGAGATGTTCGTGCCGGTCGAGCGGTCGAGGAAAACGTCATCGTCGAGTTGTACGAAGCGTATTCGAACAGCGTCAAGTTGGAGTGCGAACTGAAGAGCGTCAAAGAAGCGATCGAGGTGGAAAACGAGCGGTTGGAAATGATCGACATGTTATCGCTAGCTTTCACCACCAACTGCAAACGGTACACGACCCACGTGAAGATTTCCCAGTGCGAACACTCTATACGTTCGCTGCCGGACACGTCGAACGTTAAACAAGCGTACCGAGCACGGTCGACGGTGTCAAACTGCGATGACGTTTTGCGTGAATGTAGCTCTAGACTGAAAGCGTATCTGAGGAAACGCGACGATCTGTACGTCGAATGTGCCGAGGTGCAGCGCGTACAGACCGCGATCGATGTTCGTCGCGACGAATTAGCCGACGAGTTATCCGTCATGAACGAACGCAACTCACTCGTACACAGCATCGAAGAGTTGACGAAGAGGGTGAGCCACTTGAACGAGTCCGCGGAACGGTTGAACGTCGACATCGCCCAGGCTACCGTGTCCGTTCATGAACAGTCGAGATTGCACGCGGACCCGTTGCGGCGATGGAGCGTGCCACGTACGTAGCCAACGAAATACGAGAATGGGACCTGAACGAGATCGCCGCAAACGCGTACCACAGTGGTGTTAAACAACAACAATGTATCACGGAGGAGATACAGTCGATACGAAACCGAATACAAGCGGTCATGTATAACATGCGAGGTGTAAACTCACTGATGGCTTTGATCAACGATGCCAAACTGACATCGGTCAGACACACGGTGAATACGATCAATGCGTTAATGGCGACGATGCTCAACGAAATGTTCCACGACGGTTACGTGAGCGCACACGTAACCGAGTGTTCGACGTCTAAAGATGGCAAGATGATAGTGGCGGTGACGGTTAACGGGAACGAGTGTAAGTTCGAAACTCTCAGCACGGGCGAAGCGGCTCGCGTTAGACTCGCTCTAAAAGTGGCCCTGTATCGTGTGTGTTCGAGGAAAGCACCGCTGTGTCTCGACGAATGTTTTTCGAATCTCAATTCGGACGCGGCCAAGTGCGCCATGGATATCGTCAAGACCGTGGTGGATACATCGCAGAATCCGATGATTGTGACGGTACACCAGTGCGATGACGGTATGTTCGATCACGTCGTACGTTTGTAGCGTCGGTGGTGGTGTTGTTATTTATTGTTAATTTGTATGTGTTACGAATAAAAGCTGGTGAACTCTGAATTGTTCCATCATTTCATGCCAATCCCTCCCCTTGTAAGGTGGTCGAACTAATGTATTCGTTCCCGAAATAGTGTTACAGTATTCCGATAATATTTCCAGTTTTGTCAGTGGTTGTGGTGGTGGTTGTGTTTTCGAAATTGATTTTCGGCACGTATAGGGGATGAGTGATTTTTTCATACAACTTCTGGCATATAACTAGGATATTAACCGACGACGAACACACTCCGACAGAGACATAGATATACATATGTGCATGTCTGATAACTCTAAAACGACATGCATCTCAAGAATGTCCTTAAGAAGTCCGCGTGTGATAACACACCAACGTGGTGGCTCTGCCTCGAGTCGACGGTGCCGTCTGTATTACCGCCGGCAAGTATTGTCTCGACTATGTGCAACAGCGCGATTTCTTGATGTCGTATCCTCGCGCCTGTCTTGAGGGTGTTGCGAACCTCGCCGAAATACCCTCCGAACGAGCGCCGCTTCGGTTCGATTTCGACATAAAGGTGGAGGGTGCATCGGTGAGGCCTCTGTACGCGCCGAAGATCTTTACGGAATATTGGGACTGGTGTGTAGCGGTGCGTGAAAATTGCACCGACGGTGTTGCTTTCACGATAGTCACACTGGAAAAGGACGCGAGGACCACCACCGATGGTTATGTGAAACATGGATTCCATCTACATTTTCCCGATCTGTGGTGTGATCGCACCACCGAGACCGGCATAATTAACACCATCAAAAAGACAATTCAAGACGAAGTGTTTTCGTGCGGTGTTAAAATTGCCACCTGTATAGACACGTGTGCCGGTAAACCGTGGTTGATGTACGGTAGTGTAAAAGACGTGTCATCGAAAACGTATCTGTTGAGCGGTGCCTACCATTGTAAGGACTCGGCACCGCCGCGGCAAGTTTCGCCGGAATTCGTGTTAACCACCCTGTTTGATCCGTCGTCAGTCGAGCGCTTCGGTGACGCCGTATACGTCGCGAACCAACTGAAGGACATCACATGGAAGTGTAAACCGGACGACGTCGAGAAGTGGTTCGCCACTTGGACGTTCTATCTGAGCGTTCGAATGTCCATGTACAATGCGAAGCGTTTCTTCGTCAAGGGTACACCGTCGAATGACACGGCTCGTAACGAGCAAGCGAGGTCGGTGTGTAAGTCACCCGGTCGGGAAGTGGACACGTATGGACCCGAAGAATTGAAATCGTTTCGTGCATACCTGAAAAAGTGCATATCCATATTGAACCCGGAGCGATCGATCGATCGGAACCAATGGATGCGAGTCTATTGGGCGTTGAAAGATTGCTCGAAACGAGGCCTTTTGGAATACGATGAAGCGTTCGTGTGCTTCGACAATTTCAGCTCGCAATGGACACATTATAATCCACAAGAGATAAGAGATATGTGGTTGAAGAACGACGAATCAATCGATGATGATCGTCGTATCACTTACAGGTCGTTGCTGTTCGATGCACACAAAGATGATCCATCGACGTATGCAAAGTTAACGAGAGCGCATAAAAACGAATTGAAGAGGATACGCGCGGCCAGAGTGGACGGTGCGAACAGTACGTTCGTCGAGAGCGAAGCCGTGTCGAACATCGGATCCGGTTCGCGACGGCGAAGACGTTCCACCGCCGTCACCGATTCGTACGAATCCAACGAAGAGGAGGAGAGCGAGTATGGTCACGTCGAACGTACGGACAGAGACGACGATGGCGGAGACGATACGCACGCATCGTTGGGCTATACCGATCACGAGCTGTCCGCAATGGACGATTCCGACTACGACATTGCCTGTATGTTTGTCAGCGGGTGGGAGCGGCGCGTTACGATGGTGGCTCGTGTCATGTACCAGTTTAACGGTAACATCTGGAGACCTGTGCGCAACGACGAGGCGTTGATCAGACGCGAACTGCCGTTGTGGTTCGACAAGTTCAACGAATACGCAACCGATTACGTTGCTCGATTGGTGGCGTCGGGTCGCGGGGACGAGATCCAAGACGACGACGGTGACGAGTCGAACGCGGCCAACAACCTGTTGAACGCGACCAGACGAAAGTTTAAATCGATTCACAGAAAGTGCAAGAACAGTGCACCCCAGAGCGGAGTCATAACTCAGGTCAGGGCGTTGAACACTCACGACGCGGGTGCGTATAAATCGACCAAGATGGACGATAACGATTCGATAGTGGCGTTCAAGAACGTCGTCTTTTGTCGGGACACGCTGACCGTGCGTCGCGGTAAGCCGGAAGATATGATCAGCAGGTGTTTGAACTGTGACTACGTGCCGTACGAAGAGTTGGCGGACGATGTGAAAAAGTTCGTCAACGACTTTCTGGACAGCCTGTTTCCGGACCCGGAGGTGCGCGAATACTTTCTGTTGTCCGTGTGTCAGATCTTTCGCGGCTTCAACATATTCAAACAGTACGTGGTGTGGACTGGCGTGGGCAACAACGGCAAGTCCGTGTTGATACGCATGTTCGAATGTCTACTCGGTCCACTGATGGTCAAGCTGTCCAAATCGGTGTTGGTGTGTAACAAGATGGACATCGGAAGCGTCAATCCGGACATGTGCAAGTTACAGGGTGTGCGTCTGGCGGTCACCGATGAAATCGCCGGCTCGGCCGACATAAACGTCGGACAGGCAAAACTTTTGTCCGGCAACGGCACGTTTATGGCGAGAGACTTGTACATGAAGTCGTCCGAGATGGAACCGATACGTGCACAATTCATACCGATAATAGTGTGTAACGCTCTACCGTCTCTTCGGGAACCCGACGAGGCCGCCTGGAAGCGTATACACATCGTTCCCTTCGACTCGTACTTCACCAACGAACCCGACGGTTTCCTACCGCACGGAGTCGACAGGACGCGCGTACAGATGTGCAAGGCCGACATCGATACGGAAGTCGTGGCCGACAAGCACCTGGAGGGATTTGCATCGCTCCTGCTGAAGACGTACATAGATCATGAACGCGCCAGTCGCACCCGGTTCGGTTCATCGCAGTACGGTGCGTGTTTGAAGGTGCCCGAACGTGTGAAACAACTGTTGAAACATCACAAGATGAAACAGAACCCAATATTCGATTTGCTGGAATGCAAGTTCACATACGATCCGGAGAGTAACGAGTTGTTGTCGTACGAGAAGTTGTGTACGATGATAAACGATCGCCGTAGAACACGTGGTGCTTCAATGGAAGACGTTAAGAAGTGGACATTGGAAGTGATCAATTGGCGCGAGTACCGCCATAACGAAACGGGTCTCATTGGTTTCGTGCCTATGAACAATGCGTAAAAGTCAGTAGTGTAGCGATGTTACTACATTTACTACCGCTACCGTATCATCGGTGACGGTGTGATACATATATATATGTGTGTGTGTATGTGAAGCATCGCGACTACGCGATGCTTCTTCGCGTCCATCTACATGTTGTTATTGTTGTGAAAATAAAACGAATTAGCCATCATAAGATATATATATGTTGTTTTATTGAAATTATTACAATACAATTAATGTGTTCCCGAAATGCAATCCTCTCTTGTACACGTGCTGTCGACACAGGGGACATCTGGCATTCGCCGGTTCCGTGTAGCACATCAGCTGTATACACGTTCTGCAAACGACGTGATCACACAACAGCTTGACACACTGCAAACACTCGGATCTCGAACGTAGACACACCGGACACTCGACCACGTCTTTGCCGCAACCCAGCGAACACGGTTCGATGATGTAGTGCCACAGTACTTTGACCGTGTACAACACTACCAGCGGGCTGCCGATCATGAGCAGCGCTATACACACCGGTAAACTGATACGACCCGGTGTACCGCACCGATGTAGAAAGTGGTCGAGTCGGGGTTCGAAGTACACATCGCCGGTTAGGTAGGCGACGGCTACGAGGAAATTCGCGACGAAATACACCAGGAACGCGAGGCTCTCGAGCATGTCGAACATGATACGATCTTCGTCTTGATGCATAATCACACTAGGCCTTGTCGAGAAGTCCCTTTACGCTTCGATGATACCGCATCGAATGAACGCGCCTACGGGATAACATGTCGTTTTAATAACACGCTAAGCGCCACGACGAGTCCGCCCAAAGTTGCTACTATCCTACGAAACGCCACACCCCCTACGCTGAACGTGACGCTCATGACGACGTTATCGCTTTCATGCCACGAATTGTCGTGTCTAACAGGGCCGTGGTTCCTCTCAACACTAGTCTGGCGGTCACGTTCCACATTACACGCCTCCTCAGGCTCCTCTTTCGACCCACTATCGCGTCTCGACACCTGCTCATTATTTTCAAAACTGTCGTCGGTAACTTGATAGCCGGTTTCAGATACATCACTTTTAACACTGTCCGTTCCATCGCCGATTGTTTCTAACGCGGGTTCGTTAACGACGTAATGACCGGACGATGAATCGTTCGTAGTCGTCGTGGTCGATATCGAACACATCGACGATGACGACGAAGAAGTAACGCTTCCATCTTTGTACGTGACCGCCACGACTCGAGGTGGTGCAACGTCAATGTTCCACACCGGTATATCGGCCAGAGGTTCGGAGTTGGTGTGTATTATCGAATCCTCGTTCGACGAGTACATGAGCGGGTATAGGTCGTCGTGTGAATGTGTAGCCGTCGCGTTGTTTAGCTTTTTACGAGCCCATTTATTAAACATTTCTTTTCCTTTTATGGTACGAGATATTGGTTCGAAATTGATCAGTACCGAGAGTGTTTGTCGTTGAACACTTGATCGTAAACCGCACAATGGATCAGTCATCGTGGACGGAGAGTCAGCGCGTCGCTTTCGACGGTATAATTGCGACATATAGAAAAAGCGTTTTGGACGTTCAGCGTTCACCGGTCTTTGTCAGCGGCGGCGGTGGTACGGGGAAAAGTTTCCTGCTGAGGAAATTGTGCGAACACTTTCGTCAAATATCCGCCAAAACGCTGGTGACGGCCACTCAAGCGATAGCCGCACAATTAGTCGACGGTCGCACGGTACATTCGGCGTTTCAATTACGACGAGTTCGAAGACACGACGGTGCCAGATTCGTTAGCGACATCGAGTCTTTCGACTATGACGTGCTGATTATCGACGAAGTGTCCATGTTGAGTGATACGCTGATGGATACGATCGAATCGAAGCTTTGCCAATTGAAACAATGCTCGGCTCCGTTCGGAGGTGTGTTCGTCGTGTGCTTCGGTGACCTGCTACAACTGGCTCCGGTGCAAGACAACGCCGTGTACATGTCCAAGGCGTGGAAATACTTTAAATTGGTCGCTTTAACGTGTAGCGTTCGTCACAGGCAAGACCGTAAATACGACAATCTGATGAGTCGATTACGAATCGGAGATCCATCCGTTGTGTTGGAAATCAACGAGATGTGCGTTCGCACATCGGGACGAGATCGACAAGGAGCTGTTGGACAACGACACGACCGTGGTGGTTGCGAAGAATTCTTACGCTGAAAAGTGTAACATTGAAGTGGCAAAGCGGCTAATAAGGGAATCAAACTCTCCATACGTTGTGTTGACGAGAACCGATTGTGAAGTGCACGATCCGCAACAGACTGACGACTCGATTCTGTACACCAAAGCCGAGGTGGAACGAATCGTTCCCAAAGACGTGGCCGTGTTTGTCGGTGCGACGTTGATATTCACCGCGAACGGACTGTCCAACGGTCCGTGGTGTAACGGTGATCTGTGCAAGGTGCAACGCGTCGACAGTAACGACGGAAACGGTGTTGTTAACGGCGTCAAGGTTAAGTTGTGCAAGACCAATCGCGTCGTTACCGTCACACCGCAGAGTTTTCGATACTCCTTACGCACAGACGACGAATTCGGTAGATACACGAAAAGATGTGTGGTCGGTTTCCCATTAGCCTACGGATGGTCGGTGACCATACACAAAGTACAAGGATCCACGTACGATCGTCTCGTCGTCAATCCATCGGAGATATTTTGCTCGGGCCAATTGTACGTGGCTCTGAGCCGGGTGCGTTCCTGCGACGGCTTGTTGTTGACGCACGCCATCGACGTTAACAAGGTTATGTGCTCGAAACAAACGATGACCGTGTACGCCAAGATGAAGCGACTCGTCACCGACGGTACCGTTTGCGATTCACCGTCGTGCATGGGTGATGTTTACAAACGGCTGTACGAAGAGTGCATGCGACGCATGAACGTTCTTCAGGAACAACTCACTAACATCAATCTGGAATTGGTCACGGTTTGCGCCGAGAACGAAGCTGCTATATTTAGTAAATAAAAAAGTATCGATTCAAGTAACAAGTCTTTTATTTATCGACCCATCCTGTTTCTATACGCATACAATGTGGACACGAACACTTTGAACGCGTCCGATACATACGTCAAATCTTCACAGCCGTCGGGCATGAGCATCTTGACGGTGTTCAATGTAGACCATCCCTGACCGTCCATCGCCGCCAACGACATGTCCAGTAGAGTGGTAACGTTTTTCCTCACCGTGTCAGAGACGGGTGTGATGATGTCTATGTCCTCATCGCCGATATCGAAGTTAACGTACTTGAGTTTCGACGTGCCACATCTCAAGTCCACGTCTAGAACGTATTTTTCACCGAAATCGTACACCCGTACGTAGTTGTGATACAGGCCCGGTTCGTTTTCGTCATCATCACCGAATTTCGAGTACAAGGGTTTGTAAGATTCAAGGTCCGTGTCGGGATCACTGACGATGGTCAGCGCTTTCGGGGTGTCGCATTGTGATTCCATACAAATTTCCGCCAACAACCATTTGTTGTAGTCGATGTCGTTGAGAAAACGTCTAGCCCGACCCTTGGCGGCATCTAGGAGCAGTGAGAAGAGTAGTCGCGTCGAACGGCCGACATCGATGGTCGGCCTCAATTTCGACTCGCACATGAGCAGCCTGTCGACGGCCTCGTTCAGACACTTGTTAGTATCGCCAAGTATCGCAATACGTCGACAGGCATCGCCCACTGGCGATTTCAGCGTACACAACGTTTCCACGTAACACGCCCGGAACGTAGCGTGGTAGTCGTGCAGTCGTCTGTCTCTCTTCACACCTCCCGGTCGCTCATCGATGTGAGTCGTGGTCCTTTTCAACGCCTTCATTTCCGAACTGTAAACCAAATCACCAATACGTGTTCCGAATATGGAACGTAGAATACTAATGCGAAACAAGTACAATGACGTGATCAGCGGAGACTTCAACTTTAGTAGTTGTCGCACACTGGTCATTAGCGGTGGCGGTTTTAAGGCTTTATACTTCGTGGGAGCGGTGGACGCGATGGAACTGTGTCGAGTCGATTGTTACGCAGGCACCAGTTGTGGAGCTGCTCTGTGCGCTCTGATGTGTGCCGGTGCCACACCTTTGAGTATTTTGAAACGCATAGTCAACCAACGCAAAAACCTCGGTGTATGTAGCGACGCGTTAGAATCAAAATTGAAGCTGTCCATTACACCGATGGTCCGCTCGAACAGAGTCACCATCGGTGCGTCCGTGATGACCCTATTTAATATGCTGGCCCTTTTCGGAGTGGCGAAATTCATCGAAGAGTTCGAGGATTTCATCTTCGACCTGGGTCACGACAGAAAGATCACGTTCGAAGAGTTGCATCGCAAGACCGGAAAGAATCTGGCCATTGTCGCCACCGATATCGTGTCCAAGTTCGAACCGTACGTGATGTCCACGTCAACCACGCCGAACATGAGCATAAGCGAAGGGTTCAGCGCCAGTTGTTCCCTTGCGGTACCGGTGCGTGTCGGTCACAAGTTGCTCATGGACGGCTATTACAGCGACAATTTTCCCGTCCACGTCGCCATGACCATGTGGCCGGACAGGAGTGCGGTGTGCGTGTGCTCGTCGAACACACCGTTTGGCGTGTACGCGAGACGATACTACGAAGACAGGCGGTGTCATTTCGTCATCTTACCGTTGGAGCCTACGTGTGGAGAGGGTGTGTTCGCGGGTAGCGAACTAATGTTCGTCATGTACCACTTCGGCTATAGGTTCGTGGCGAACAACAGACGGAAGGTCGATTTCCGCAATCGAAACGACGGCCGCAGTAACGAGGTACCGTGACACACGAATCACGCGCTAATCGCCGACTGCAGTCGGCGATACCGTGGCGCAACCTACATGACGTCCATCATCATGGTCGCCGATGGAGTGTTCATCTTGGCGTTACGAATGTGAGCGCGAGTCGTTTTGTACGCCTCGAAATCCGCCTCCAGATTTACGTACTCTTCGTGAGTTACGATCTTATCGTCGAAGAATCTCGTCAACTTTGTGTTAAACTTGTCGATGAGCATCATCGTTAAAGTGTAAATCTGAAAGTGGCATCGTCCTTTGGGCGATAGTATGTTGCTGATTTTCCACATAGTGGCGAGCATGGTGGTCGCCACTAAACTAATGCTGCTCAGAACCACGCTACTGGCCAACAACGTGTGACACAGAGCGTAGGCGAGCGCTATCAAGATGCCGAACCAGGTGAGGATCGTGAGCACCAAGTCGTTGCGTTTGTACAATTTGCGTCGTATCTCCATCTCCTCCCTTAGGTATTGTTGTATCTTTTCGAGTGCGGCCCTACGCTGAAAACTAGCGGTGGAGTCGTTAGAGTTGGGCGGTGAATAAGTGGCTAGTTTCGGTGGAGGTTCATGGTCCAGTTCCGAGAACGCGGCGAACGAAGTTACCGTTCGGGCCAACGTGTCCGGTTGGAGTATGGCGTCTCGGCCCGCAAACACGGGAACGATGTCTCGCGGTGACATCGCGGGAGCTGATGCGTTCTTCATGTCTTTTTACTTTACATTCGTCGGATAGGTTGTGAATTACGAGCGAAATGAAACAAGGTACTCGAGGCAAGAATTTATTATGTAACTACATAAATACATATACATTTGGTTACGAAAAAAAAAAAAAAAAAACTACAACAATAACAAAATAGGAACTAAGGACATGAATAGTGAATAAATTCAAAAAATCGCATCTCACACTAGTTAAACAATTACAATGGTCGGGAAAACAACCAATGATACAATGACGGCTTTGGACGGTATACATCAAATCAACTCGTTGGTGACCAGTGTGTTTGGTGATTCTAACCACATCAACGAGTGGTTGTCCGCACCCAAACAGCGATCGTTAAACACCATTCTGAAGCGTACCATGCGAATCAAGAACAGACGTAAACGTCCGATACAACCGACCGCGTACAATTTGTTCTACAAAGATCAGGTACCGATTCTGAGTAAAGAATTCCCTAATATCACTTGTCGCGACATCATGAAAGAGGCGGCGCGACGATGGAACTACCTAAAACAGTACAATCCTCAGTACTTGTACGATAACTACAACTACAGAACAATCGGGCCACAATAAGACCACGATCATCGTTAGCACCGTGTATATTTAGACATGACGTTACTAATTGACGTTATTGCTTAACCACGACGATCGTCGAGTGTTCACGACGATCCTTTCGCACAAAACAACGGTGTACCCCAACAGTGAGCCAACTGCGAGTACGTCATCCTGTCTTCGGTGAGGGTATCGAAGTCGACCGCCTGTAACGATTTCACCTCCCTTCTGTATTGGTTATATATGGACATGAGTGTGATGGTTACGCGTTCGGGCGCCCGGTACTCGTGCGCCATCTTGATTACGGCGCTGAGAGCCATAAAAAGTTCCGAGGCGCATCGTAAACACTCGACGTTCGACGAATCGAACGTACCGCAGTCGGACCAGGGTACACCGTTCGCGTGTACGGTCGATGCGTAACTCTCTATCGACTTCACCGCATCCATGCCGAACAGAACGTGTACTGGCAGTGCATCGAAGTGATTATTCTCAACACCTCCGGCTCGTTCCACCAGCGACACTATGTCCGATTTTACCGCACCCTCGATCGTGCCCCTGGACAGTTCCGTCGATTCCGACACGACGGCACCCACGAACGCGTTCCAGTCCGACGATATATTTTTACTTCCCACGTTTGCTTGGTACGCGGTGGCGGCATCAAAGTTCACCATAGTCACGACCGTTCGCGTGTTGAAGGCCAACGCGCCGAAAACTCGCGTGTGCACCGTGAACGATGTCGGTTCATCCAGTCGTCTCACCATCACATTGTCCAAGTCGTACAGACGGTTGTGGCGAAATCCGTAGCGTTCGTCGGCCACGCGCAAGCTTACGTAGATTTGCGTACACACGTCCAGTATAAGGTCTCGGTGTACCCTGGCGTTCGCCATCAGGCTTTTCAAACTTTTAACACCCTTCAAGTACTCCGTGTACACTTCGATGTCGTAGTCGTCGAGTGATCGACGAAACATCACCGCCTTTGTGTACGGGAACGTAGGCAATTCTCGGTTCAGCATGTTAAGGTATGTGATCGCTACATGGCTACCCCTGAGCGCTTCATCGTTGCTAGCCTGCCTCTTGACCGCGAATCTCAATCCATCTTCGCAGGCGATCAAAGTCATCTTGGGCGTTATGTTCTCGTGTCGAATCACGCTACTCACATCGGTTACCGGGGACTTGGAGTACATGAACTTGTGTAACGCGCACAGTGTGTACGCTTCGCACGTGGCCGACGAGTAACGCATCGGATAGCGAAACATCTTTCTCGGCGCCGTCAGTCGACCGCTGTTTGCGTTACCCACCAACATCGACGTTGACGCCATATACATGCACTCGTTACGTTTCAACAAATCCGAAGCGATCACGCCACGATCCACACTCGTCGTCTGGTTGTGTATCAGCGTGCAGTTGTTCACAACGGCGGCTAGATGGTTCATCAGACTTCGCCTACACAGATTCCAAACGGCGAACGATCTCGCCTGGCTGGCTATCTTCTCACACAAGTCGTCGTTCGCCCTACACCATTCGATCTTTTCCAGTAGATCGCTGAGGTCCGCGGCCACGGGCACGTAGTGAACCATCGGCTTCAGCATATGCGAGAACCATACTCTCCAAGGCGAGTCGACTTTCAGTATCAACGAATCGGTGAACAGTTCGGCGCCCAGTCGAAACGCCGCCACATGACCGTCTACGTGGACTATGTACTTGTACGTGCTCTGCTCATCGTAGCTGAGATGCTGTTTCAGCGGAGGTTCTCGCGTCACGTCGGGAAAGTGCACGACGCCACCGTGCACCCTGGGTCGCAGATTCCACTTTGTAATACCGGCATCGATACGATCCGGATGTAGGACGGACATGCGAGCCAATTGCATGCGTCTGTTCACGAGTGGCGATTCCGGATCGCCCGTCACCCCTCGACCCGTCGACGATCCTCGGAACACGGCGACGCTCTTCTTCAAATGCCACGGTATCGTTCGTATCTGCTGACACCCCACCGAGCTGTTGCGTAAGCGCTCCCAGTCGTCTTGATTCGGCACGGGTGTATCGTCGAAACCGACACCGGAACACACGCCCAACGGACGTACGATTCTGGCGTTATTCTCCACCGTTGATCTGATTTCAAAGTCGTTCGCGTACGCCATCGAACCGTCACTGGAACACACCGGGTGATCTCTGTAGTTTACTATGAAATCCACGTCGGCGACGCGTCTCGTCACGCACAATTCTTGTAGCATTTCCACCAACCATTCGCACACTCCATTCGACGTGGGCGCATAACATTTACCAGAAGACGTTGTCGATGTCGACGCACCGGCAACCAGACCCGACGGTCGTTTGGTGTGCGTTAAAAAGTACGAGTCGCCCAATTGTTCGGACACGTTGCGGTCCGTATCGTCGACGCGTATTATATGCCCGTTAGCGTACCAATGCTCCGGGGCGAGGATCCCCTGTGACGATTGGTAGTGGGTACCGTTAATCGAATTGCTGAGTTCTCGCATCAACGTCATATTCTTCCACACACAATTCTCGTACTCGTTCGGTTCACGACTGTAGTCGAACGTTCGACCATCCATAGATTGTAGCATCGGAACTTTCCACCAGTTGCAGTAGTTTTCGTTATCGACGAAGAACACACCGTCGAGAACGTTGTTTCGAACGCATACGTAGGCGAGTTTTTTGTATTGTTTCGCGTACCATGCGCAACTAGCCATCAGGTCGTCGTTGTCGCTATCACCGTACCACAGATCGTAGGCGTGACGAAACTCATCGAAAGATCTGACCACGAATATTTTCGTTCGTAACACTTTCGACTTGACAGAGACTCCATTGCACGATGTCGGTGTCGAATGCGTGTCGACGAATCGCTCCAACGCAGTGGTAACCGATGTCATGCTGTTACAGGATATGTATCACTGTCCTCGTACATACGTCGCGCTTAATTAAAAAAACGCCCGATGACCGAAGTACGTGTTGAAGAAGACAGCGTCGGTGTAGAAGTGATGGCTTCGAAAAGGAACGTACCCGGCGCAAGATTCGTGCGCAACAGCATCAAAGGAACGCTGGGTAAGGGTAAGAAACTGTCCGGAGATATGGTCGATAAGGTGATGACCAAGGTGGATCCGCTGGTTCCTTCCGAAGTGAAATATTCGATGGCGTTGGCGAAGGCGATGTCGAACGGACTGGGAGGCGTGATTTCGTCTGCTCGACAAACTTTTATGACCTTGAAGAAGAACTCGTCAAACGTTTGTGCCACAATCAAATCTGTATGCAGCGACACGAGTAATTGTACCAAAGCTTCCATACGACACTTGGGTGATAACTCGCTGAAGATTTATCATTCGACTCGCATCGTCTTCGCGGACTTGAACAGAGGCCTGATCGACATGTATCGCGAGTCGGCTCGTGTGATGCGACAGAAATTCACGCATCAATAACGACCCATTGTCACGTAGTGCCGTAGCGACGTTTAACCCTCTCGATCAGTCTGAGCACAACGTTTTCGTCGTAACCGTTGGTCGTGTAAAAGCCGACCGATGTCGGCGCCGTACCCGACCTATATTCGGACAGTTTCGCACCCAACCTCACGTCAGTGGTCAGATTGCGATCACAACACGTGTCGGTGTCTTTGTGCTCGATGAACAGTATCGTCTGGTAACCGTTTAGTAGGTTTTCAGCGATCGTATCTTCGGCGATGTTCATGACGATCTTCCGACGTAAACTCAACGATTCCTTTTCGAGTCTGTCGATGGTTCGATTCAGTGCCTTTGAGCAGTTGCTAATTATACAAAGCACGTTGGAATCACTATTGACACCCCTGTCGGTGAGAGTATCGACACTGTTCAAATTACCCATATTTACAATTGTTCGAATGCGACGACAATGATCGTCGTCGCATTCACGCTCGAATCAATAGACGGCTCAAATCTCGACTGTTTCACCGTCGACGTAACGACGCTTATTAACGAACATGTACGTGTACTTACACCACAGTTCGATTAGATTGACAAAGTTCTCGGTGAGAAAGTATCGACCCGCTTCGCTGTGATAGAATAGGGTCTTGGCGACTTCACGGCTCAACACGATATCGCTACCGGAGCCAGAATTCTTTTTCAGACACGGCTTGGTCAGATTCAGCGTGCGCAACGCCTTCATCAACTGCTTCTTGTTCTTGTAGCCGAGAAGGTGTGTGGCATCCTTGGGTATTATCACCTCTTTCTCAGACGACCGTTCGGCGAGCACGAGGTTGTATTGGAAATACGGTATGGGATAGTTGGTCTCCTTGACGAAAGCGCCTATGGTCAACCATTCGCCGTACGCGAGCGCTCGTTGCATGATTGCATTGTCCGTCGGACGATCTAGCGTCTTCATGCGTAGATTGGAGGTGTTACCGCGACTCTTACCGTCCACCATTTCACCACCCGATGTGGATGCGGGATTATTGTTGTTCAGACCTACGACGGAGGAGGACGCTTTGTTGGTAGCGTTCACGTCGCTCTTTGAGTCTCCGAATAGCATTACGATATTTTCTGTTTATTCATGGTGAACGATTTTAGAATAAAAATGGAACATAGAAACTATACCGGCAATCCTAATAGGAGAAATCGAGGCAATGCGAATCGAAGAAATTTCCCCGCCGCCAACAGACGAGTACAAAATCGACGACAGGAAGACAGAGTGGCGAATCTACAAAAAAATTTCCCCAAGCTTATCAGCAACACCAACGACGAAGATGATGCGAACGTGAATAATACGGTCGTCAAGTATTCGGGACTGAGAAGTTACATCGGTGATTGTGATGAAGTCGTATTGTATGCGGACGATGAGAATCTAGAGAGGGAATATTCCGCAGTTACTAACTTCAAAACTCTAAGAATAATCGTCAAGGCTAAATAATGCGATTAAAAACAACTTGAATGATAATGATGTGTGTGTGGGTAATAAAACAAGATAAATCTTATAAATGTATATTTATTCAAATTTTCGAGGTATTACATTGTCGACGTCCATCGACAATGCGCTCTTACGTAACCTATCTGTTTTCCTGTACGTTCCTGATAACATGCAGAAGAACGCGAACTTGAAGTCACTGCAGCATCTCGGTGCTAAACTTCTTCTGGTGGTGGTGGTGGTGATGATGATGATGATAATACGGGTGAATCTCGAACACATTCGTAGCTATGCTCGACACCTTGCCCCGTCATCAGTCTGTTGATGCTAACCGGTGGTCGTGTGACAACGGGCGTTCGTGATGTTGTTTTTTTATCGACGATTCGAGAAGTCGGATTCACCGTTCGTTTTCGTACAGTCGAATGTCTGTCATCGTGTTCAAACTCGCTACTGCTACTGCTACAGCTACGACCACCATTGATCGCCCGTTCGGATTGAGTGGTGTGTTTGCCGCGTCTTTTCTTCAACTTGTAAATATCACGTTTGATACAGTTCAGTTCCGATATGACAGAGTCGATTCTGGACTCTATGCGATTCACCGACTTTCTTGTGTAAACGGCCAATGCGCCGACCGCACTTATTTCGACGGCGATGTGTGCTATTTTATACGAGTCCATAGCTGAACTTTTTTATATAACACATGGGAACGACTCAAGTGACAGATCTCAATTCACGTTTACCCGTCGATCTGTCCATGGACACGACTATCGTGGGTGGTGTGAGTCTATAGTACCTCACGACCGCATCGTTCCTAGATATCCGTGGTAAGTTTGCGTGTTTACCGATATTAATCGAAGTCGGCGATCGGTTCATGAACAACGGCTGATGATCGTGGTACAAAAGTGGAAATTGAAGCTCGAAATGGTTCCACACTTCGACCGTACGTCGTGCTATGTGTTCGATCTCGTGCCTAAGTTTGGTACAATCGTCGACAACACCGGGCGCGAGGACCACGATGGCTGTACGTAAATCCTCTCGGTTGCGCATCTCCGTCGCCGTTTGGACGGCTTCCGATTTGCTGTTGACCACGCGCACCACCACCGATTTACCACAATTCAGATGCAACTCGCACGAAGGTAGTGTTACGTCTTGAGCGACGAACGCGTCACCATTTTGGCTCGTGTAGCCTCGGTCGCGAACGATTATGCTGATTGTTATTGCGACGGCGTCCAAGTCCGAGTTCCTGCATAGTTCGATGAAATAACGCCTCGTATCTCGGTAACGTTTCAGCGCCTCATCGAACGCGTCACACGTCATCTTCGTCGTCCGTCTCGAAGCTGTCTGAGAAAGCAGAGTCTGCGTCGTCGGATTCTCCGACCAGTTCGCGTCTCATCATGAACAAGTTACGGCGGAATTCGCACGCCCTGCTATACACCCACAACAGTAACGGATCCAGTTCCGATTCCGCACAAACGACGCAATGGGTTATCAGCACGGGATTCACCATGTTCGTTCGCGCCGCCGTCAGGTTCACTTCGATCGCGTTTCTATCGAACACGTTGTCGAAACGATACCACGAGTTGATGAAAAAGGCGCAATACAGACCGGGTACGATGATCGTGTCCAGACTGTCGACGTTCATGTTCCGTTGTAATTCCACATCACTGCCATCATCGCCGATGCAGCGAGAGAACAGGTTTCGTATACACGATTTTTCCCGCTCATCGTACTCGTTGTACGTCTCCAGTCGACCACCGTACGCGAAGTCTTTCACCTCTCTCGGTACCAGTGATCTCCGCACCAGCACCGCCAGCGTATCGATATCACTGTACACTTTGCCGTTTTCGCACACGACACCGAAGCGGTGAGACAGCAAGCGGTTCAGACGGGAGCACAGCGCTGACACGTCCGACATGTCGTACAGACAAGCGTCCAGGCTGGTCGTGATATCATACATTGCCATAACGATTTACGTTCACGAAACGACACGTCCGTTTGCGTTGGCGTTTGTTTCAGGAATCTTCCTGGTCGGACTCGGGAGTTTGGGCCGGGACATAATCTAGATCATTGTTTTCAGAGACGACGTAGGGTTTCGGTGGCGAGTGCGTTTTGAACATGCGTTTACATCCGTCGACGAAACGCCAATGCGTATTGTACAAGCGACGACATACGACCCTGTGGCGCGGGTACTTCTTCGGACGAAATCGCTCACCTGTCGTCATCGATGTTGTTTTATTACAGTTAAACTTGTGTAGTGGATTATTAAAAATAATACAACGACACATACAACATGTCCGTGTTGGAAGTCGAGTACGACTATCATGGTAAATTTATCAATTCCCTACCGTTCGCAAGACGTGAAACACGTCGCCGGTATACTGTCGGCGTACATGTTCCTGGTCTTTTATGTACGGCCGAATATCATGCGTGGTCGTGGTCCGATAACGTGCCTGAAGCCGTTGGTGATCGCTTACAATGCGATTCAGGTGTTCTTGAACGTTACCCTTTTGGTGTGGGCACTGAAAGATTTTGAAATGTTGCGATTCACTTGGCGTAATGTGTGCCTGTCACCGCTCGATGAAATCGAGTACTTTGACACCTTGGCCACGTTAGGTTGGTGTTATTACATGTTGAAAATTATCGATCTGCTCGATACGATGTTTTTCGTACTTATGAAGAAGCAACGACACGTGTCCGTGTTGCACGTGTACCATCACGTAACGATGGTGTTCATGACGTGGGTGTCTCTAAAGTACATTCCGGCTTACCAGAACCTGTATTTGGCGACGATGAACAGCGCCATTCACGTAGTGTTATACGCTTACTACTTTATCACTTCGATCGGTTACCGGGCGGACGTTAAATTTAAACGGTCCGTGACCGTATCTCAAATGACACAATTCGTATGTATGATAATGATTAATAGCTACATGATAACGTGTCAGAATCATCCGTCGTTGTTGGCGTTCACTCTCGCCTCGACGTGTAACATAGCCATATTCCTCGCGTTGTTTATTAACTTCTACGTGCACAGTTACGATATAAAAGGGTTGCGAGACGGGGGCGCGGTAAACACTCGCAGTACGCCGAGTGGCCAGCGCGGACATGACGTTGGGTCTATTGCTGCGAAACAACGATAGCAAATCCCCATCGCTGAACACGATGACGTCCTGCATGTCTCGAATACTGCGTCGACGGTCTTTTTGTCGTAACTCGGTTCAACAGCCACAGATCGACTGCGATAACGACATGGACGACGGTGTGTACATGGTGCCGCGACGAGTTCCCGTTCCGTGTGTCACACCGCTACATTCGTCTTCATCGTTCAAATCCACCAATCTGTGGACGTCGAGAGACACGTCGACGAGCGCGACCACCAACCCGAACGGTTACGAGGAGATCATCAACGATTCATGTACATCGGCATCGCCTAGGAAAACGGACGTGTACGTGATGGTGGTACGTTGCTGGGACACGGAGGGTGAATACTTCAGTCTGGTCACGGAACGAGTGTTCGAAACGTACTACAAAATAAACCGATACGAGAGCCAATCGCCGAGAACGTTGAACGTATCGAGAATTGTCATCGAGCCGAGGAGATTAACGTTGCCATGGTCGACTGTGGTCTCGTACATTATATCGAAGCTACCACGCGACACGGCCACGGTAACGGAGCGGTACGCGTATTCAACGTCGACGGTGGACAGATACAAAACATTCGAGGACAGTGTAGTTTCGACAATAATACAATACAGTCAACGTTACGATTGATCGCTCGCTCGACCGACCGGTCGAGCGATTCAAGAAGTCACGTTTCTGTTCGCGTGTAACATACACATTAGTGTTACAGCATAAAAACATATAAATCGAAATGTATTAAACGAGCGAGGACAGTTAATCGCGAGATGCAGTACGACGATTGGTATTATTCGTTCATCGGTCGTTGTGGTGGTGAGAAGATGATGATGCGTTCGATTATCTCCAGACCTTCGCTGGGTTGTGCATACGACACGCATAACTTTTACTCGACAATATTCGACGTCTTCATAGATCCCAGTACGGGTGATGAATATTGTCTGTTGCGAAGATCACGCACCGGTGTGATTCGTCGAGTGGTCAGTGCAAAGATCCGAGTGCACCGTGGTAACTATACGACGGTGATAATGAAACGTTTCAACAAAACATACTTACAATTTCCACGATCCAACCTGGTGCAATTGCGCGACATAACCGGAGCGGCGAGTGAATCTCTCTGGCATTTACGGAACCAGATGGTGTTATTTTTTGCAGTCAACTCTCCGAGGTCGTTTGTGGACTTTACGTTTGCCTTCCTGTACTGTACGAACAGTATAGCGGTCGATGTGCGATTCCTACAGTACTGTCCCAAACGTGATGGTGACGTCGACGATTATTGCGATCTTTGTGGTAACACTGTGTGTCAATAAATGGTTAATCTAAAAATGTGTCTTTTATTTTCTTTGTATCCGTTACCGTCCTTCGCTGTTTCGACTGGGTAAATGGAAATTAAGCATGTGCTTATCGTGTCCGTAGCATTGATGGGTGCTTGGTTGGCTTGGAAGAGGGCTATGAACGACGCCGAATCGGTGTTCAGCAACAAGTACACGATCATAGCGATCGCGGCATTGTTCGCCGCCCTGGCTCTGTTCCGACGATTCAACGGCCAACGCGGTACGTGGAGAACGTTGACGGAGGGTGTGGAAGATTTGAAAAGTTTCAGCGAAATTGCCGATAACGCACTCACCAACCACTCGATCGAGAAACAACAGCATCAACAAGGCGCCGACAGTAGGGGGGAAATAGCGTGTAGGACTCATCTGGAGAGGCGTTTCGGTGTACCGTTCGGTAAGGTGAGGCCGGATTGGTTGGTGAATCCCTCGACCAGGGCAAAGCTGGAGTTGGACTGTTACAACGAGGAATTGCGTTTAGCCGTCGAGTATAACGGTAGACAGCACTACGAGTACGTGCCCAGATTTCATACGTGTCGAAACGATTTGACGACACAGAAAGCTAGGGACGTGGTGAAGCACGAAATCTGTCGAAGAATGAACGTGGACCTGATCGATGTGCCGTACACGGTACACGTGGACGACATTCCTGACTACTTGGACCGCTGTCTACATCGATTAGGTAGGATACAGTTTATCGATGACGATCAGTGATGTGGTCGGGGTGAATTCCAGGCGCTGAGCGGCGCCTGGAAGCGTATACGATCAACACCTAATCATGAGATGTAGCATAACGCCGAACATGGTAATGGTGAACCCGAGGTTGACGCTTTGTATCGACATGCTTATCCATTCGGTCCTCGTCAGTCCGAATGCGACTTTTTCCACGTTCTCTAAACAACTAGTCGCATCGCCCTTATGGTCGTCGGTGGAACACGAGCACGTTCCGCACTTGCTCGACACACCTTCCAGCTTTGCATCGATGTCTTTGTGAAAACTGTCGATCTTTGCGGAAACTACACGGGAACAGTTTTCGGCGATGCTAGTCAGTTCCACGATACGCACATCAGTCGTAGTGTTTGTGTCTTCGCATTTACCGTCGGGTACGTATGCCACGATCGTTGGACACACGAACAGCACGGTCAAGTAGTTCATATCGTCGATATTTTTACTATAGATCGATGCGAAAAGCGGACGAATCGCACGACGTCAAATGTAAAGATTACAACGACAATGAACACAAGCGTTCTCAGAGTTAACGGTCACACGTTCACAATTCTCGACAGCTACACACCGAGAGTGGTGTACATGATCGTCGCCGATCGTCTGAATACCACCACCTCGATGGTTTGGTTTCCCGACTACGAAAACGGTGTCGGCGATAACGACGCGCCTCGTAGCGGTACGCATAGGGCGATCGACATGTACCGCTACGTTCGAGATCTGGTCTCGACCACCAACCAGGACGGGCCTCGTACACTGTCCGAAGCCGTCGAACCGATCAGATCCTGGGTGGATAGAGATCGCGAAGTCAATCTGAAGTTCGTCGAAATGTGCATAATAGATGCGTACACGACGGACAGACGACAGGTGGACGACGATATCGATGCGCAGACCGTGGTGATACTGGACGCGATCCTCACCCAGGACGGTACGGGTCTCGATTCGAACGGTGCGCAATATTATCGAGACGTGGTGAGAACGTTCCACGATCGTCACATCGAACACGCCAAGGCGATCGCCGAGAACAAGCGGCTCGTGCCCTTGTACGTGGCGATGTACAGTAACTGGTCGAATACAAGCGCACCGACTCGAGCCACCATGGACATCGAAGCGATACGCGGACGTTACACCGTCTCCGTACCGGAGAGCATGGAACGTCCGATGGTGATTCTGTTCAACGACTTGACAATCTCCGAGGATTTGGTGGTGTTCGCGACGCACGGTGAGTTGATCAAGTACGACACTCGATACCCGCCGTCGTCGGACGCAGCGCTGGCCGCCATGAGCAGTCGTCGCGCCAGGAAGGGTGGCGAACGAGACAAACGCATCTCGTTGTACATGGTGCGACGCGGTATCTACTCGCCGGGCATGAACTACGACATAGCGCACGTACACCAGACTCCCGGCGTGGGCTACGTGATCACGGTGATCAGTAATAACGCGCCCACCGTCGACGTGCCTCGAAGTCTAGTCACCGCACTCGGCATGGGCGGTGACGACGATCAGGTGGTGGTGAGCGATGTCGGCGGCGGTGTTACATACACCGCGTCGTTCGTCCTAAACGACATCACGTTCGTCACCGAGTACCTGCAACATTACACGTTGCTCAAGTGTACCGACAAGGCGACGTGTATATTCGTCGACGAAACGCATCTGATGAAGTACGCGCGCGACTGGCGTCGATACACAATCGCCAGTCCGCGATTCATATACGAGTACAATAATTTCACGGTGAAGTTTAGCGCGACCGTGGAGAGCACGCGCAGGGACGTGGCTCGAGTGTCGCCCTATTGCCGTATCCGTATCTACGATGCGCCCAACACGCAGATCATGTACGGCATGGCGAACGACATAACCGCACACATGATCGAGTACAAGAGTAGGGAGCGTTCGATCGCGTCTCTGTACGCCGAGAATCTACACAACGATCAGCTGTTGCGGATCAACGTGCGCATAATGCGTGACTCGAAACGCGTTAAACGCGAACCCGGCTACCTGGCTCGGCAACACCGACAGGTCCGTAGAAAACTGCAAGCGCAAAAGACCGGCACCAACGCAGACGTACGCTCCCTGATCGGTGTCAACAACTACGCCAGACAATGTGCACGCCTACCTACAGCCGTGTTCGATGTCGACGACGTGCCCGAAGCTAAGGAGCACATAACGTACCAGCTGCCGAACGATCGGGGCACGTTGTACGTGTACTGCGATCACGACGACGCTCCGTACCCCGGTGTGGTGACGAACCGTTTGGCGGGCAACAAGACCGAATATCCGACTGTACCGTGCTGTTACCGCTTACGTCGTAACGCGAACGGCGATCCGGATGAGGGTAGGACGCAATCGTTCTACAACACTCAGCGTATACTGAACACCCAAGCGTTCGGTAAGTGTCCCGCGAACTTGGAATCTGTTCTCATGTGTCAGCGTTACATGTCCCGGGACGAAGTGGACGCGGCCGGAATGGAAACGTACTTTCCGAAACAATCGGTCGTGGGCGATGCGACGGCGGTGCGGGGCGGTGTCAACGCCGGTCCGAACGCGGCCATCGAGGCGGTGATGAGAGCTGTGCACGCGATCAAGGGCCGCGACTCGGATCCCAGACGATTGGTGATCACCACCGACCGGCTCGCCGACGAACGTAGCGAGATGGTGTCGCTGTTGACGTGCGCCAGTCAGGAGTTGTTCGATATGAGCGCGACGGAACGTAACGCCTGGTTGAACGATACCGTATCGTATTTCGATCCACTACGACTGGTGAAACTGTTACAGTTCCATTTCGATGTCAACGTTTACGTGTACGTGCGAGGAGCTCGTGTCAAACCCGTCAAGTCGGTACGCACCACGGAGAACGGCGGCGTGATGCTGCGTTTCTTCGAGGAGTACGAACAAGCGTGGACGGATAACGATGACGTGCTCGTGGTGCCGCACCACTATGCCGGTGCCGATTATCACGATCTCAAGGTACACGAAAGCTCCGTGGTGATCTACGTGCACAGCGGTACGGAGATATCGAATCTTACGTATCCGCACGTAGAGTATATCATATTCAAACGTCACCGCCTCGTGGTACCGATGATCGGTAAGATTTACCAAAGATTGTTACCGAAGTCCATGCGTAACGTGTACTCGTTCGTGTATTTCGACGTGGTCGAGGACGAAGACGAACGGGACTCGTTGACCGTCGACGAGGCGAACGCATTGCGGATTTTGTTCTACCTGAGTAGTGGTAAGAGCGTGTCGACCGAATGGTCGGGCAAGGTGTCGACGACGCTGAACGCACCCACCACGCAGACAATCGACGGAATCGGTAGAATGGTCGGTGTCGGTGGTAGGGCACTCGAGTCGATGTACAGCACGGAACCGCTCCCGAGTCTAGCGGTGGACAATCACGATCATTCCATGTACTACTTTGACGATAACGTGAAACGAAAGCGACTCATGAATCCCGAACACTCGGCCAAGTGTCAGTACGCGTGGTATTTGAACAAACTGGCTCGAGTACTGCTACACCTCACCGCGTACACTATCCTGAAAAAGGGCACGCTCATGTCCGATCTGTTCCTCGTGGACGACGTGCGTTTCAACAGACTGCACGACTCGATAAACACACTTTTCGAGACCGGCGTCGTGGACATGGACAGCTACGGTAATCTGTTGATCGCTGAAGAGGAACGGGTGTTGGCGATTCCATCGACACGGCACGTCGCCTGGTGTACAATGCATCGTTGATGGTGCGACGTATGAGCGCGTTCGAGAACAGCGAGCTTCGTAAGTCGCGTTACATCACCGACTTGCTAAAGTTCGAATCGGACTTTACGTCCGACTACTACCCGTTCACGATGGTCACGAGCACGGACAAGTTTGTCGTCAAACCACGACCGAAACGAGCCGTCCTATGTCGACCGCCGTTGTCACTCAGCAGCGTTACCGGTGGTGATGTGATCGTGTTGCAGTACGATGACGACACTCACTATTTGACCGTTAAAATGGACGATGCGATGCGAGTCGAAATGACCACCGCTTTAGCGTATCGAAAGTTTACGCAAATGTCGAGGGACGACTTTGACTCGTTGTACGGTAAAGCGGACGATGTGGAGACGAGAAATCGAATGTCCGAGTCGCCGGTAGTGATCGTTCACGTGTACATGGGCGAGAAAGACGGTTGGACGATTATGGAGTGTCGCGGCGACGATGGTGAATTTGAGCCGCGATGGACTGGTGTGTATTTTGCTTTCAATTCTTTGGAATCGGGCTTCGTGTTGAAACGTATCGCGTTGTGTTAACGGGCGCCATCTGACCGTTCCATGTCAGAAGTAGCTAGCGTTCGACTTGTGCGGCGCGTGATGTACGAAACGTTGGACAGATGGCGGAATCAGTCCGTATCGGAATGAAGTCAAGAGCGGTTGTGGTGTTGCGTCGCTTCTTGCGCAACTGTAACGTGTTGAACAAGTACGTGTCGTCCGAGGGTGATGACATGGTGTTCGACGCCGTGGACGAGGACACGATTCGCTGTTTGGAGATCTTGTACGAAGGTGTCATCTTGGAGATGGCGGGACGAGTACGCGACGTGGTATCGAGAGACGAGCTGAGCGGTACGCGTTACCACTCGAAAATTCGCACATTTTTACGTAACGTAATGAAATTGAAAGGTGTCATTTACGAGAGATTCATTACGGACGCTGAGTATTTATTAGACGTGCTCGAGTTTGTCGAGCACGACTGCGGATCGCGTTACATAAACTCGTAAAGACGATGATTACATTTTGAAGAAGATGATGGAAAACAAGTCACGCAGTAAGTGGGCTAAATTGTATTCAAATGACACGAAATTTCCATAACGAGATTTGATTCGGACACGACCTCGAGAATATCAAGTAGATGATGTGTTGAAAGTCGGTAAAAATGCCACAGGTCAAGATATCAACGTATCTCGGTAGACATTGCCACGAATGTGGTTTTCTAATGCGTCGTCGAGCTCTGCGCAAGGACGCAACGTGTAAACGTTGTCGCGTCAAGATCGCAGCACGTACGCCACAACGTATCATCAACGTGACTGTGAGTCGATGTGTGGAATGCGACGCGCTCATGTTGGACACGTTCAAGTTTTGCGAGATCTGCGGACTGAAGCATGAACAGGAAGTGGACCCGAGTGCGATCGACTCTACCATACCCAACGGTCAGGCGAGCGTTCGTCGTGAAGAAGGGTTCGCGAGCGACGACGATATATTCAACAGCACCGAGGCTAAAGTCGAAATTGAGGAAATATTGAAACAAATAAATTCATAATGGAAAAAAACTTTTTTATTTAAACCTTGAAAAATTTTAATCACATGCCGGATCCTGGTGCGGTTTATGAGGGTTAATTAGTGCTTCCATTTCGTACTCGCATTGCGTTGTACGACAACGGCCGTTATACGTAATCGCCATTCTTTGGGCGTAGTTCTCGTTGAGATTGTTAAAGTTCTCGTAAAATTTGTAGACTTGTACAAACATTCGAGGCGTGGTCTTGTCCACGGTCGACACGGAGTACATTAACAGAGTTTCAACTCTCACCAAACCCATCGGGTTGCGCTTCACATGGTCGAATATGACGTTTTCGCGTCGATCCCACATAGCTGCTCGTACTCGTGTGTCGATCGGCACCACGTTGAATGAACAACGATCGCAACCGCCCAATTTCGGACCGATTATACACGAGCGATTCGTTACAGCGCCCTCGTTCACGTGCCAAAGGGTGATGTTCACCGCCGAATAGTACGGTAATTCTACCACACCTCCGTCGTCCGAGGGTACGTATCTGACGACGGCCTCATCGAACACGGTCACCGGGTAGCGGACTGCGTCACCATTGTAACGTCTGTAGCCGCGAGTTCGACTGGTGGCCAGCTGGAGTCGCGCGTTGACCAGTCTTCGGAATACATTTAAATGTTCATCGTTCGGATCGTTCCACAGGACGTCGTTGTGCGCCAGCATGCGTTTCACCAGAGACACACACTCGTAGTTGACTTGTAGATTTTCCGTAGAGGAGTTGTTCGTTTCGATGTTGACGAAACATTGATTGGTTCCGACGCAGTTGTCGACTGTCGATCGGGATGACACGTAGCCCCAGGAGTGATTCGAGGACGTGAATCGTGCTCGAATCGAAGTCACGCGTATCGTGTAATCGACGGGACATCTTATTTCTCCGAACCATCTGTGTACGTCTTTGTAGTAGAACACGTCCATACTGCGATACAGAGACAACGATTCGCACACCGTTAGCAGCAGAATTAAACACGCAACTCGATTCAGCACACGCACCTTCGACATCTCGTCGGCTAATGACCATGATCATCCTCGGCGTCTTCGATCATCATACGCGCCAAACGATCACCGTCGAATCGCCATTCGGACACGTGTCTCACGTGGTCACGTAGTCTGTCGACGACCGGTCCCCCGTTGAGGTGTATCGAACGCAGAGCCATATCGAACAGAGTGTGTCCGCCACACTGCTGATTAGTACTCGTCACCGAATACCGCAACGCTTCCGCCAATCTCTTGCGACCGCGTATCACACAGTAGCTGATCAACGATGCCGTCGCACCGTACCGATTCTTGTGGTACATCGCACCGTGTCTAATGAACAAACGTAAAAAGTACCAGACGCGGCGACGAAACTCTTGCACACATTTCGCATCAAACGCCCAAAACATGCACATGGTTACGATCACGTACAGAGCCGACTCGCCGGTGTGGTCGCACACGTTCGACACTTCCTCGATGCCGTCGAGTGTCCAATCGGAGGTGAAAACTTTCTTCGCCAACACGATGGCATCGATTTGATTTCGTACGCAGTCGTACTTCGACGTCAGCTGTACGGGAAACGATAGCCTCGACAGTTGCTGCAGTGATTGAATTCGCAGGGTCATGTCTCGTCCGTTCACCAGACCGTCGGCGATGTCCATCCACCGAAGACGGTGACCGTTGGCGGTCACACCCTTGCACCGTATCGAATCGAGGCGTTGACATTTATCCACGTCATCGGTGAACTCTTGCAACACCTCGTACAGCACCACGCCGACGCTGTACATGTCACAGTGACGGTGGCATTCACCCCTCAGCTGTCTCGTGTCCGCGTACAATCGATGCGATTCCGATCTCAACTTTGCACCACTACAACGTACCGTACACTCGTCGTTGTCGTGCACTCGACCATTGTACTCGCACGCCTTACCGAAATTTGCGACAGTCAAACGCGTACCATTAGGGTTGATGTGTAAATTCGACGGTGTAATGTCGTGATGAACGATACCTGCACCGAATAGATACCTGACGGCGTCGGCCAGTTGTAACATTAGTCGAACTCGTACGCTAGATCCTTCGTCTCGCCAACCGCGCACCATCAAATCGGCGAGCGTGCCGTGTACGGGCGAGGTACGTAAATATATGCATCTCGATCGGACCGTGGTCGATTCCATCCACGTACAATGCATCCTGATCAGGTTGTAGTGATCGAGACGTGCGACTATGTTGATCTCGTTCACCGCTCTCGCGTACGTTGACGAGTTCGTGTCCGTGTACTCGATCAGCGTGCATCGGCTGTTCGTCGATTTGTGCACGGCACGGTGTTGACTTCGAAGTCCTCGTAAACCGACCGTCGTCCCTGAAGCTTCGACATCGTAATCGTTTTTGAGACTCATCATAGCTGTTCTCGGTGGTGGTGGTGGTGGTGGTGGTGTCCGTTTAGCCGACTCAGCATGTACTTCAGAGCACCGTTATGGATGACCTCTGACTGTACCGAGTGGTCAACGAATCGACGTCTTATCACCACCGCATACGTTTCCCGACACACGGGACAAGTGTGTCTCTCGTCCGACCACCTAGCCAGACATCGGTTACAGAACGTGTGGGAACACGATTCGGGGTGAGAATACGAACGTACACCGCGACCGCGCAACAACTGTAAGCATATCGTACAACTCGCCTCGTTGGTGGGTACGCGAACATCGGATACTTTTGTTCCGGTCGTTACAATGAGTCGAGCCATTTGCATCGCATCGAACAGGATCATACCGTCGTTGGCGAAACCGATGTGTATGTACGCGTACGTGTCACTAACGCTGGTGTAATGAAGTCGTCGCAACGTGGTACGCTTTCGAGACAAGGTGCCGTCGTTACGTAAATGAACAACGCGACACGATCTACCATCACGGTACAACCTCACCACTATACCGATTTCGTTCGACATTTTCGAATATTCAATGTGAGAAAATAATTGTATAATTGTTCGAGACACCCGACACTTCGAGAACGGAGCTCGTTATTGTCAGACTTAACATCATTATCGAAATTGACAGTTAGTACGAAGTATTGGGCAAAATAAAAAACACTCAATTATATTATTGTTTTTTATTCAGAACACATTTTGGCTATAACACTTAGGAGTGTATCGTCGAGCCTGTAAAAGTCTCTTCGAATGCGATGGGGTCTCAAGTAGTTGTGTAGCTTCTCGGCGACTACGGTGTAATTGTAACGACGAAGAAGTTGTAATAAACTTATGTAGACTGTCAAAGTTTTTCTTGTTACCATTGGAAACATGGTTTCTTATAGCATCATTTGGTCTATTGTAGTTCAACATTAATGCAAAAGGGTTGGCTAGCATCCAGAGTTGACCGGCTTCGTCTTTGACACTAATAACTTTCAGTTCTTGATCATTGAACTGAACTTTCACTACGGCCATTTTGAAATTTGATATCTAATACACAACTTCACACGGGCGCTCTCAAGTGCCAAATGACCCATTGAATGTAGGAAATAAAAAACAAATATTGGAACGATGCATTTTATTCGATACAATTAGTCACAAAATCGCTACAAAACTTTATCAATGCGTTGAAATGATCTAACTAACCTCGGCCTAGACAGATAACGTAATTACGATAGTCAATGAAACAAAGGTTCGATATGAAATCGTTTTATTGGTAAGCGATATCATGCATTCTTATTCGTTGTAGTGTTGGCCTTATTGACGATGATGGCTACTTGGCGCGAAGTCACCGTCGACTCTATCGCCTCCAACAGGTCCTCTTTGGTGAGGTCGTCGTGAAGAGTGATTCGGTTGTGGCGCGCTTTGTACTTCTCTTTCGGCAGACGCTCCTTCACTTTGTTCAACACGTTCATCGAGTTGGGTACGTAGTCACTTTTGAACACGATGTCTTTCTCGCCCACGCTCAGCCGATCGAGACTACGTTTCAAGCTGCGTCTCTGCGGTCGCAGGAAGGCGTACTGATCACCGCCCATCGCACACACGGCCAACGAGTGCAGAAGCTGCGGATCCGACGGCTTGGCTATCACGTCCTGGGCGATGTCCGCCATGCGATTGGCCAACTCCGCGGTTTCTTTGCGCGCCAACTCGGCGTTTCGACTCGCCTCTACCAAACCTTTATTGCACTCTATCAACGCCGTTGCAAAAGTTACTAATTTTTCGTTAGACTCTTTCAACTTATCCGTCGCCGTACGAAGTGCAACTGAAAGTTCGTTGTTTTCGCGTGTTACACTTTTGATAATTTCGTCTTTTTCCACGATCGATGCTTTCAACTCCACCAAGTCTCGCATCCAAGGCGCGTCGGCTCCGTCGTTGGTGGCGGCGTGCACGGCGTTCATACCCACAGCGATATCGGTGGGAGCATCTTTGGCCATGTTGTATTCGCCCTCGTGACACAGCGTCGGCAGCAAGTCGTTGTTCTCCCACGTACGAAACCGCTTGGCGGCCGGCATCTCAGATGCGTTGATCAACTCGAATACGCCGGCCGTGTTGATGAACTTCGTCTTCGCTTGAATGCTAGGCGGTCGGACTGATGACTCATCGGTCAGCCCGCAGGTCGACCCACCGTGGGCTGACTCAAAACAGTCGTAATTTTTTTGATTTTCTTCTGACACGTGTGTTCGTACAGCTTTGTTAACGTTGTTATACCCCAAAGCATCAGCAAAGGGGTTCGCCTGATGCCATTTCTCCCCTGTGGAGTCCACCACTGTGAACACCTCCAACGACCGGCCGGCAAAGTTAACTTTTGATAAAGCCATTATTATTTTTTTAGGAATTATTTGCACGAATAGATCTTGCCGCCACAAGATCTCAAAACACAATGATCGAAATCAATCTAACTGACCTTGGAGTGGGTAGATAACTTTCGACAGAGCCATTGATCTTGTTGCCGCAAGATCTGATATTACAATGACCCACCAGGCCGTGGTACGCCTGTTATCGACTCGGTCGCGATAACCTCTCGTGACCCATGTTCTATTTTGGTGTTATCATGTGATATGAGCTACAATATTTTGTGGATTGGAAAGGATGTATTGAAAAAAAAAAAAACAAAAAACAACTAGTACTAAAAGGTTTATTTGTCAAATTTCAAGGATTTCGTGTTGTCGTTCATTCCGTCGGTTTGACACAACAAACCCCACAAATTCTCCATGGGATGTTCGACAAAGTCGTGACACGCCACCACATTGTGACCCGTACAATCGAGTCCGGTGTAGAAACGAGCCTGATGCATTGAGCCGTACGAGGAGACTCGATCCCGCCATTCTAGCGGCAAGTTGACACACTCGCCCACCGTCGTTTCGATGCTCAACGATGCGCCCTTGCGGTAGTTGTGCTCGTACACGTTTATCGATCGCTCCTTGGACGTCCATAGATGTTTGAAGGTTTTAACGAGTGCCGGTATGATGTGTATGTCGTCGATCTTCACCGCCACGCTGCCCACCTTGTCCGGTCCGTGGATGTTCTTGAAGTTTTGCACCGGATCACCGGTCAGACATTCACCGTCGCTGGTGTTGTCGACGGTGCAGAACAAATGGTGACGACCGTCGGCACACACGTCCACCTCGCAGAACGGTAGCACGGTGTCGGCAAAGTAGTTGATGCGATACGGGTCCGACGTGTACGACGTGGGATGGCTCACCGATCCCTGTTCGTAATCGAAGCAGTTTCCGGTTTTTCGGACAAACGACAGCGTCGTAGTCGAGCAATCGCCGTAAACGGTGGTGACGAACAAACACGTAACGAACAGTATCATGTTTACGAGTCGACTGACGTCTCACTACTGCGTTCACAGTACTGACAATGTTCGTGATAACGATGGCAACGGTGGCACACTTGTCGTCGACACGTCGTAGCACGATTCGTGCGTTGGCCGCACGTCTCGCAATCACCCCACGTCCGAGTGAGAAGGGTGCACGGTAACCTCCTAAGACCCGGGCTCCGATACGGCGCATTGGAAAATGGACCGTATGGAGTGCGGGTCCGTGTCGGTGGCTACGCCCGAGTCACAGCTCGGGCTCGGCCTGCAGACGGCGGACCTTTGATAATTAACTAGTATATTTTTGGCGGCGTTGTAGTCCCTCTCGACGTCGGCGTTGCAGTCTGGACAGACGCCGCGACGAAGTCGATGGTTCATCCGCAGTCGAGTGTACGTTCCGTTTCTCAGCTCGTTACACTCGGAGCACGCTTTGCTGGTGTACGATTCGTCTACTAGTTGCACTCTGATGTTGCGTTTTGCTCTCAATCGACGCAGCAAATCTGTATGTTTGAACTTGCGACCGCTGTAGCAGGCCACGTTGACAAAGTTGACGCCCACTCCGTACAGCACCAACACTCGATCCGACGGTGTATCACTGAGAAACGTTTCTCTAACGATACGCTCGTTCATGCGAGCCGTCATCATGTACTTGTTGAACGACAATCTAGTCAGTTTGCGCGTTCGTTCGAACGGAAGTTGGCGCGCATCGAACCACTTTAGTCGGAAATCGGTGTACAGCTTAACTTGCTCGCCGTTGCGACACGTTATTTGCACTCCTCTATTTAACTCGACGCGTTGTCTATCAGCGGCTTCGTTCAGTTCGACGCGTCTCAATTTGCGCGATCTATATCGATCGCGCTTCCACTCCAAAGTGTGCGAACGCACCCATCGTTTGGTGATGCGTTTGAATCCGGTGCGAGAGTCGCACGCCGCCACCGGTACTCGACTGCCGGGATCCACCGCTACGATCCGGTCTTCGAAGAAAGCGTCGATTGTATACGATTTGGGTAGAGCTGCCTTTCGACGGACGGACGTCCTCTTCGGTCTATTCATCGATATCGACACGGCTACACCGTCCGTTTGAATGCAACATCCAAACTTCTTCATGTCAACTACACACGTGTCTAGGTATGGCGCCCACAACTCTTTCTTGTGATCCGTTATGGAAGGCCAATTCGATTTGACGTTCGATGGATCGACGCGTCTCAACAGTTCGTGCCATCCTTTGCTGGTGTACGTGACGTGTTTCAAACCATGGCTCGGCTGCGGGAAGATGACGAATGATTGTTCGCCGCGCGCATACATGTCTCGCTGTATTTCGATCCACATCGGTATGGTCGAATGCCAGTCGCTCGATACGTTGATGAATCTACACACCCTCGATATCGAATCGTCGTCACCGAACTCCTTGTGATAGTAGGCTGCGAAAAGGGTCGGATCGTTTCTCTTCACACCGAGGTAACGGGCGAGGCGCGAGTAGGCGTGCGTCGTGATGTTCGTCTTCAGCACAGTCCAATAGGTTTTAGCCACTTCTTGAACGATGAATGAACGAAGTCGTCCGTCGTAGCGACGTATATTGCCGTGATAGCGCACCATATCTTCGAATTTCTTCGCGTGTGGTCCCTTGCCTCTGATCGCATACACGTAGTTCATCATGTCCTGAAACGTGCGAACGCTGTTCGATTCGTCGTCGGGGTATGCGTTCCAACAGTGATTTACGAACACACCGAGCAATATGTAAAGTTTAGACAGCTCCACAACATCGGATCTGATCTCCACCTTCAGACGTTGGCGCACGTCTTCTCGTAGGAGTGGACAGATTGTACCATCGAGACCCTGCTTCACAACACCCACGTCAAAGTCCTGTGTGTAGTGGTCTACGTCGCCGCTGTTTCTTCGTTGCCGAATCGGTGGCAGATAGTTAGCACACGATTTCGAGCTGCGGCGAGTGTGACCTTCGCCGCCGCACGACTTGCACGACAGCGGCATAGTGACAATATAACTAATTAGCTATCGCAACGCTCGTTTTTATACGGTGCCGATAGGAGATGACGTCACATAAGAACTAATTTTGCTTGTATGATATGTACTATTTATTGAACATTGGGTCTCAGGAGGGTAAACTCAAGTACCGCTCGAACATGATGATGTCCCCGTCGATTCGCACCATGGTTCGATCGTATTTGCAACACAACCCCAACACTGCTCGACGCACCGACGTACCGTCATCGTTCTCGATTCCGACTCGTATCGCACTCTCGACGACATCGTGCCACTCGGCGTTCGTGAGCGGCCATTGCACGTCCGGATGGAACGTGTTCACGTAAACCATCAAATCGTCGTATCTGTACTCGATGTACTCGCGCAGCACCCGTCGATACTTTGTCCGCACCGACATGAAGAACTCATTGTAATCGACGAAATCAAAGTAGTGGTTTCCGATCATGGTCACACGGCTTTTCGTGTGCTTCGGACGCGTTATTGCGATCAATTTGCACTAGATCAGAGCCACAATCGTTGCAGAAAAACGTGCGTATGGGTCGTGCGCCGTCGACCGTTTGCGTGCGTTCGCACCGATTACAACGCGTGCTGCACCATTCGTCGGAGAGTGGCAGATTGTGGCGTTTTACGCGCGCCTCGAACAGAACATCCCTCACCACCGTCCAAGGTAACGGTAATCGAACCAACCGGTCTCGTATGTCTCGCAACACTTCGAGGTCCAGCGATCTGTGCGGTTCGTACATGGCGCGCACCATTTCCGCGAGCTTCTGTACACATAGACTTTGTAACGATCCACCTTTGTCGTCATCGTCGTACCAGACCACGTTCAACAGCGGGCTGTGCTTGTCGACAATCACCACGCCATCCAGTAGCAGATAGTCGATCTCGTAATACGGTATCTTGGACAGATCTCGCTCGTCGACCACGTAGTAGTTTCTGACGCGTTTGTATCGCATCCGAATGTCGTTACCGTCGGGTCTGCAGGCAAAGTGCAGGACACCACCGTCGCCGCCGTCCGAATCCTCGACGTCGTACAGCATCGTCTGCGTACCGATGCGTTCACGCGTCGCCATTACCAGAGTCCTGTTCGAGAGTCGTCGAATGTGTTCGACGACGCGTGTCAACATCGTATACGCGTCCCTCAGTGCTACGAAACACTTTAACCACCACCGATTAACGGCGGCATCGTCCTCGCTCACCACATGCACCGATGACAGCATCATGTAGTCGATGTACACCTGCGGTATCCGACCTAGATCTCGTTTCGAGACCACGTAATACGTGCCGATCGTTCTGTACGGTATCGTCGATGTGTGTGAGACGTTGTTCGTTCGAGAACGCAACACCAACGCACCACCGCGTCCGTCTTGATCCTTGAGATCGATCACTTCTTGCGGTCGCCAACTAAACATCGAGACTGTACAGACTGGTAATGTAAGCGGCTAAACGAACACCGCCGTATAACAGGCTCTCGTCTACCAATGCTCTCGCACTGTCCACAAATCTGTAGTTACAAGAGTTTATAAGCAATTTCGATCCGGCGTTCGTGTGACACCGGGCCAGATTGTCATTCAATCGTTTAGCCGCGTCGTAGGCGTATCGACGAGAATCTAACCACTTGTGTGGTCGATCCTGTTCGAACAGTAGGGCGTACGTGTTAGCTTTCAACTTGTTCACCAACCACTCTGCGTATATGTGATGGGACAAGAGCCTCAGGTCTGGCAGCGTGTCCCAGATCGTGTGTAGAGTTGTGTTTTGACCGTTCACCCATTGCGTTTCGGTGAACGTCGAAGGTACATCGGCGTACGGTACCACGTGCAGGGGTTGGTGTAAATCGCAAAGTAAGTGTACGACGTTCGTGATGAAAGCGGCGTCCCATCGGTACGTGGAAGTCATGTTGTTTTCGGTGTATTCGAGTACCTTACGAGCGCTACGAGTTGGTGTAACGTTGTAGTTGACGTAGTGCATGGCGGCCAAAGAGCGTGGAGTCTCGTCGGCAACATTGGAAACACCGTCGAGCGTTTCGTGGTCCAACACCTCGGTCTCGACATGTTTCAGAATCGGCGATGGGATCAGGCGACGAGCTACGTTTGCACAAACCCGGTGACCGGTCAGAGCCCACGAATCGCAATCGGACACCATCACTGCGGCGCCGACGACCACCAGTAATAGTAATGTGCAAGTGTTCATTTACTACTCGATCATTGGAAATTGATTGACAGTACCCTATCGCTGCCGATATGTATCGTTTTCAAGTACAACCACGACAATGGAACGATTCAACGTTGACTCCTTGACTCCCGCCTCCCTCGATTTTCTAGAATCCATCGTTGGCGTTTTACGCAACGTTCAGAGTGCGGCGACGTCTTCGTCGTCGAGCCCTGACGTTATAAGCGTCCGAGTGTCCGACGTGGTCGGCGTGTTACGCGGCGGTATCGGCTTACTGGAAGAGTTGCAGCGCCAACGCAGCTCGGCTCAGGAACAAGCAGCGGCGAGACCACCACCATCACCGGTAGCCGAAGAGAACGTGGTGGTACGTGCGGAGAGTCCGTCGATTCTTAGCGATTACGTTCCGTTCAGTGGTGGTAACATAACGTTGGAAGACTACGACTTGAACAGCGACGCAGAAGATGAGATCGCGGACAGCGACGATGACAACTTTGAACGCTCCGACGACTTGGTGCTACCGAATCGGAGATGCTACGACGTGACGGTGCGACGCCGCCGCATCGCCAGATCGCCACCGCCTACGGGTAGTTCGAAGAAGCGGATCTCGGAACAGGTTCGTCGTGCTATGCTGAGACACGCCGCCAATACCGGCGGTGCTGTGGCTCGATGTCTGCGCGAGACTCGTTACGAGTACTACTCCGAGGCAAAGTGTTGTGTGTGTCTGACGAACGATGCCAATTGTACGTTGTTGCCGTGCGCTCATCGTAGCATGTGTAAGCGTTGCGTGGGTCGCGTGTCGTGTTGTCCGCAGTGTAGGGCGGGATTCGTGGCCACCATAAATCGATGTCAATAAATTTTAGCAGTAAAAAGCCGAGACTTTTATTTCACAAACAGACCACCCCACCCCAACCCAAATCTAATACTCTTCCATTATTATATGGTTCTCGTCGCCGAGAAATAACAGTTTGGTACAGTTCATTTGCACAATGGGTACATGTTTGGGATCGGTGATTTGCATTTCGTTTTGTACCATCGTTATCGTTGTGTGTACACTGCTTCTAGTACCGTATTTGATGAGATTTTTGCAAAATTTCTCAATCATGAAACACCCACACTTTGTGTCACCGTACCTCAGATACGCTTCGATACGCAAATAAACTATGATCGTTTCTTCGGTGTGCGGTGATGTGAGAACGACTGTCGCCACATCCGAACATTTAGTTTCGGTAGTTGTCGTCGACCCGTTAGATTTTCGACTGCATGCGTGTATCACACGACGAACTGTGTTGACGAAGATGTCGTGACACACGGACGTGGGATGCGCGTCTTCTTCTTGGTCACATTGACACGACGCTCGATCGCAATGACTGCGATCTATCTTAGCACCCAAACACGATTGTATGAGAAACACTTTCGGTATCGCGCGCACCGTGTACAACGTGAACAATGCATACAGCTCGGACAATGAGTACGTTCCGTCGGTTGTGAGTATGGTGTCGGCGTCGTTACCGTCGTTGAGCACCACGACAAAGTAGCAGGCGACTCGTTTCACGTTCTTTTCGATGTAGTTGCGCACGGTCGTTTCGAGCACGATCTTCGATGCGTTACGTATCGTTTGCACTTTAAAGTTTAACTTTGTAAACGTGTCGACCAGTAGATATTCATCGCCGTCACAACACGTTCCGTCCGATGAAATCGTTCGATTCGGTAGTGCGAGTGCTCGTTGATTAATAATCAACAGTCTCTTTTCACGACCCACTGTATCGTAGTAACAAATCGACATTATCACACTAACAAAGCCAAAATCCAACTGACCCCGATGTGTCGATCAAAAGGAATTGATGGTTGACAATAGATTGTGTGTGTGTGTGTGTGTGTGTCAGTTATCACGGAAGGCGCCATGTCTATAACCAATATACGATTCGGTGACAGAGTTATCAACGTTTTGACGATAAACGTCGACGGCGAGTTGTGGTACCACGCCATGACCGTTCTGTCCGAAGCGCTCGAAGACAGCCTCTCGGGTGGTGAAAAGTCCATCGAGAGAATCGTGTCATCGTATAACATTCGAACGGATTGTTCGGTCGAGTGTTATCCGATTGAGATACAAAAGGGGCGCAAGAAGGCGAAACGTTACTCGCTGTGTTCCTTGTTCATAAATCACCGAGGATTACACGAGCTAGTGTTAGGGTGTGATTGTAAATTTTCACGAATGTACAAACACTATCTAGTCAACGAATATGTGAAATCCGTCGGAGTGAATCCATTGAGAGAATTCGAGCTCTGGTACTCACAGTCCGAACTGGGGCTGTTGTGTCGGGACGAATCCGTTAACGGTTACGTGTACATAGCCACAAATGTACATCTGTCGGCCAGCGGTGTGTACGCGCTAGGATGTGCCGTCGACTTGGATGCTCGACTGAAGCGTACTCGTTAACGAACCAACGTATAAGCGTTGACACATTTTTCAACATGCATGTTTCGACAGAAACCCTTTGTGTCTCGATGATTTTTATCGAGTCGCTCACTATCGTTACGATAACACATTGATGCGTACTCGCTAACACATCTAACCGTACCCGGTAACACATCTAACCGTATCCGTTAACACATGTATGCGTACTCGTTAACGAACCAACGTATAAGCGTTGACACATTTTTCAACATGCATGTTTCGACAGACACCCTTTGTGTCTCGAGGATTTTTATAGAGTCGTTAACTATCGTAACGATACACATGTATGCGTACTCGCTAACACATATTTGCGTACTCGCTAACACATATTTGCGTACTCGCTAACACATCTAACCGTACTCGGTAACGAACCAACGTGTAAGCGTTGACACATTTTTCAACATGCATGTTTCGACAGACACCCTTTGTGTCTCGATGATTTTCATCGAGTCGCTAACTATTGTTACGGATACACGTTTATGCGTACTCGCTAACACATCTATGCGTACTCGCTAACACATCTATGCGTACTCGCTAACACATCTATGCGTACTCGCTAACACATCTATGCGTACTCGCTAACACATCTATGCGTACTCGCTAACACATCTGAGCGATCACATCTGAGCGTACCCAGTATCACATCTGAGCGTACTCGGTATGACATCTGAGCGAACCCAATAACACATCTTTGCGTACTCGTTGTCATACGATTTTTACATCTCAAGAGAAGTTGAGTCTGCGAAACATGGTGACAGAAAAAGTTGTCAACGCGACCTGAGTAACTTTGGATTTTTCTCCAAGTGTAAAATTATGGGTGTTGACGACTTTAGTTGTGACCACGTTTCGATTGAAGGCTAGAACGACACACTTGATGACTATGATTCGAAACCGTAACGCTTCGATGTGTACTCACTTACGCTTCGGTTCGTTACCGATAATCGTCTTGGTGCGTACTAGGTAACGGACCGTTAACGCTTCGATGTGTACTCACTAACGTTTCGGTTCGTTACCGATAACGCTTTGGTCCGTACTAGATAACGCTTTGGTTCGTACACGATATCATACAAATTTTACATCTCAAGAGAAGTTGAGTCTGCGAAACATGGTCACGCCAAAAAGTGTCGACGCTAGTGTATTCTTGTCGAAGTGTAGCCACTAACGATTCAATGCACAAACGGTATCACTATGATACGTAATCCGATAACACATCCAACCGTACTCTGAAACACAATAAAGTGTTTGACGTTGACACATTTTTCAACAACACATGTTTCGGCAGAAAACCTTTGGAGTACGACTATATTTATCAACGCTCGAGTAACGCTACGATGTGTAACGAAACGTACTTGCTAACACATCGAAGCGTACCTGGTATCACATCTATGCGTACCCGTTACGCACTTGAGTGTTATCGTTGCGCGTTGACACATTTTTCAACAACCATGTTTCGGCAGAAAACCTTTGGAGTTCGATTATTTTTGTTAACACCCCAAGTAACGGTTCAATACACATCGAAACGTACCTCGTATCACATCTAACCGTACTCGCTAACACATCAACGTGTGAGCGTCGACACATTTTTCAACAACCATGTTTCGGCAGAAAACCTTTGGAGTTCGATTATTTTTGTCAACGCCCCAAGTAACGATCCGATATGTATCGAATCGTTCCTATTATCACATCGAAGCGTACTCGGTATCACATCTGAGCGATTCACATCTGAGCATACCCGGTATCACATCTATGCGTACTTGCTAACACATCTGAGCGTACCCGGTATCACATCTGAGCGTACCCAATAACACATCTGAGCGTGCCCAATAACACATCTGAGCGTACGCGTTATCATACGATTTTTTGCATCTCAAGAGAAGTTGAGGCTGCGAAACATGGTCACAGAAAAAGTTGTCAACGCGGTCTCGGTGACTTTGGATTTTTCTACAAGTGTAAATTATGGGTGTCGACGACTTTAGTTGTGACCACGTTTCAATTGAAKKCCTATCGGCGACCGAGGATCGACCGATGATTCGAAACCGATAACGCTTCGATGTGGCTTCGGTTCGTTACAGATGACGCTTCGGCGGGTGGTCGACATGATCACTATGATTCGAAACCGATAACGCTTCTATGTGTAGTAGCTAACGCTTTGGTTCGTTACCGATAACGCTTTGGTTCGCACCTGATGACGGTTCGATGATGTGTACTCACTAACGCCTCGGTGCGTAACCGATAACGCTTTGGTGCGTAACCGATAACGCTTTGGTGCGTACTCACTAACGCTTTGGTGCGTACCCGATAACGCTTCGGTACGTATCCGCTATCGGACATTTTTACATCTCAAGAAAAGTAGAGTCTGCGAAACATGGTCAAAGAAAAAGTTGTCAACGCGACCTGAGTAACTTTGGATTTTTTCTCAAAGTGTAAAATACGGGTGTTGACGAGTTTTGTTGTGATCATGTTTCGGTTGAATACATGTCAACGACACACTTGATCACTATGATTCGAAACCGATAACGCTTTCGTGCGTACTCACTAACGCTTCGGTTCGTTACCTGTAACGCTTTGGTGCGTACTCACTAACGCATTGGTACGTATCCGCTATCGGACATTTTTACATCTCAAGAGAAGTTGAGTCTGCGAAACATGGTCACAGAAAAAGTTGTCAACGCGGTCTCGGTGACTTTGGATTTTTCTACAAGTGTAAAATTATGGGTGTTGACGACTTTAGTTGTGACCATGTTTCAATTGACTACATGTCAACGACACACTTGATAGCTATGATTCGAAACCGATAACGCTTAGATGTGTACTCACTAACACATCTAACCGTATCCGATAACACATGTATGCGTACTAGGTAACGAACCAAAGTGTAAGCGTTGACACATTTTTCAACATGCATGTTTCGACAGAAACCCTTTGTGTCTCGATGATTTTTATCGAGTCGCTCACTATCGTTACGATAACACATTGATGCGTACTCGCTAACACATCTAACCGTACCCGGTAACACATCTAACCGTATCCGTTAACACATGTATGCGTACTCGTTAACGAACCAACGTATAAGCGTTGACACATTTTTCAACATGCATGTTTCGACAGACACCCTTTGTGTCTCGAGGATTTTTATAGAGTCGTTAACTATCGTAACGATACACATGTATGCGTACTCGCTAACACATATTTGCGTACTCGCTAACACATATTTGCGTACTCGCTAACACATCTAACCGTACTCGGTAACGAACCAACGTGTAAGCGTTGACACATTTTTCAACATGCATGTTTCGACAGACACCCTTTGTGTCTCGATGATTTTCATCGAGTCGCTAACTATTGTTACGGATACACGTTTATGCGTACTCGCTAACACATCTATGCGTACTCGCTAACACATCTATGCGTACTCGCTAACACATCTATGCGTACTCGCTAACACATCTATGCGTACTCGCTAACACATCTATGCGTACTCGCTAACACATCTGAGCGATCACATCTGAGCGTACCCAGTATCACATCTGAGCGTACTCGGTATGACATCTGAGCGAACCCAATAACACATCTTTGCGTACTCGTTGTCATACGATTTTTACATCTCAAGAGAAGTTGAGTCTGCGAAACATGGTGACAGAAAAAGTTGTCAACGCGACCTGAGTAACTTTGGATTTTTCTCCAAGTGTAAAATTATGGGTGTTGACGACTTTAGTTGTGACCACGTTTCGATTGAAGGCTAGAACGACACACTTGATGACTATGATTCGAAACCGTAACGCTTCGATGTGTACTCACTTACGCTTCGGTTCGTTACCGATAATCGTCTTGGTGCGTACTAGGTAACGGACCGTTAACGCTTCGATGTGTACTCACTAACGTTTCGGTTCGTTACCGATAACGCTTTGGTCCGTACTAGATAACGCTTTGGTTCGTACACGATATCATACAAATTTTACATCTCAAGAGAAGTTGAGTCTGCGAAACATGGTCACGCCAAAAAGTGTCGACGCTAGTGTATTCTTGTCGAAGTGTAGCCACTAACGATTCAATGCACAAACGGTATCACTATGATACGTAATCCGATAACACATCCAACCGTACTCTGAAACACAATAAAGTGTTTGACGTTGACACATTTTTCAACAACACATGTTTCGGCAGAAAACCTTTGGAGTACGACTATATTTATCAACGCTCGAGTAACGCTACGATGTGTAACGAAACGTACTTGCTAACACATCGAAGCGTACCTGGTATCACATCTATGCGTACCCGTTACGCACTTGAGTGTTATCGTTGCGCGTTGACACATTTTTCAACAACCATGTTTCGGCAGAAAACCTTTGGAGTTCGATTATTTTTGTTAACACCCCAAGTAACGGTTCAATACACATCGAAACGTACCTCGTATCACATCTAACCGTACTCGCTAACACATCAACGTGTGAGCGTCGACACATTTTTCAACAACCATGTTTCGGCAGAAAACCTTTGGAGTTCGATTATTTTTGTCAACGCCCCAAGTAACGATCCGATATGTATCGAATCGTTCCTATTATCACATCGAAGCGTACTCGGTATCACATCTGAGCGATTCACATCTGAGCATACCCGGTATCACATCTATGCGTACTTGCTAACACATCTGAGCGTACCCGGTATCACATCTGAGCGTACCCAATAACACATCTGAGCGTGCCCAATAACACATCTGAGCGTACGCGTTATCATACGATTTTTTGCATCTCAAGAGAAGTTGAGGCTGCGAAACATGGTCACAGAAAAAGTTGTCAACGCGGTCTCGGTGACTTTGGATTTTTCTACAAGTGTAAATTATGGGTGTCGACGACTTTAGTTGTGACCACGTTTCAATTGAAKKCCTATCGGCGACCGAGGATCGACCGATGATTCGAAACCGATAACGCTTCGATGTGGCTTCGGTTCGTTACAGATGACGCTTCGGCGGGTGGTCGACATGATCACTATGATTCGAAACCGATAACGCTTCTATGTGTAGTAGCTAACGCTTTGGTTCGTTACCGATAACGCTTTGGTTCGCACCTGATGACGGTTCGATGATGTGTACTCACTAACGCCTCGGTGCGTAACCGATAACGCTTTGGTGCGTAACCGATAACGCTTTGGTGCGTACTCACTAACGCTTTGGTGCGTACCCGATAACGCTTCGGTACGTATCCGCTATCGGACATTTTTACATCTCAAGAAAAGTAGAGTCTGCGAAACATGGTCAAAGAAAAAGTTGTCAACGCGACCTGAGTAACTTTGGATTTTTTCTCAAAGTGTAAAATACGGGTGTTGACGAGTTTTGTTGTGATCATGTTTCGGTTGAATACATGTCAACGACACACTTGATCACTATGATTCGAAACCGATAACGCTTTCGTGCGTACTCACTAACGCTTCGGTTCGTTACCTGTAACGCTTTGGTGCGTACTCACTAACGCATTGGTACGTATCCGCTATCGGACATTTTTACATCTCAAGAGAAGTTGAGTCTGCGAAACATGGTCACAGAAAAAGTTGTCAACGCGGTCTCGGTGACTTTGGATTTTTCTACAAGTGTAAAATTATGGGTGTTGACGACTTTAGTTGTGACCATGTTTCAATTGACTACATGTCAACGACACACTTGATAGCTATGATTCGAAACCGATAACGCTTAGATGTGTACTCACTAACACATCTAACCGTATCCGATAACACATGTATGCGTACTAGGTAACGAACCAAAGTGTAAGCGTTGACACATTTTTCAACATGCATGTTTCGACAGAAACCCTTTGTGTCTCGATGATTTTTCTGTCGAAACATGCACGTTGAAAAATGTGTCAACGCTCAACGCATAACACTCAAGTGTGTAACGGGTTTGGTTAGATGTCTTAGTGGTTACACGTCAAACTGATACCGTTTACGCATTGAATCGTTAGTGGTTACGCATCAAAGTGATACCGTTCACGCATTGAATGGTTACGTTAGATGTGATAGCGGGTACGGTTAGATGTGTTAGCGAGTACGGTTAGATGTGTTACCGGGTACGGTTACATGTGTTAGCGAGTACGGCTAGATGTGTTAGCGAGTACGATAGTTAGCGACTCGATAAAAATCACCGAGACACAAAGGGTTTCTGTCGAAACATGCACGTAGAAAAATGTGTCAACGCTTAAAGTTTGGTTCGTTACCGAGTACGCATGCATGTGTTAACGGATACGCATACATGTGTTATCGAGTACGGTAATATGTGTTACGGATTACGATAGTTAGTGACCCGATAAAATCATCGAGACATAAAGGGTTTTTTCTGTCGAAACATGCATGTTGAAAAATGTGTCAACGCTTACACTTTGGTTCGTTACCTAGTACGCATACATGTGTTATCGGATACGGTTAGATGTGTTAGTGAGTACACATCTAAGCGTTATCGGTTTCGAATCATAGCTATCAAGTGTGTCGTTGACATGTAGTCAATTGAAACATGGTCACAACTAAAGTCGTCAACACCCATAATTTTACACTTGTAGAAAAATCCAAAGTCACCGAGACCGCGTTGACAACTTTTTCTGTGACCATGTTTCGCAGACTCAACTTCTCTTGAGATGTAAAAATGTCCGATAGCGGATACGTACCAATGCGTTAGTGAGTACGCACCAAAGCGTTACAGGTAACGAACCGAAGCGTTAGTGAGTACGCACGAAAGCGTTATCGGTTTCGAATCATAGTGATCAAGTGTGTCGTTGACATGTATTCAACCGAAACATGATCACAACAAAACTCGTCAACACCCGTATTTTACACTTTGAGAAAAAATCCAAAGTTACTCAGGTCGCGTTGACAACTTTTTCTTTGACCATGTTTCGCAGACTCTACTTTTCTTGAGATGTAAAAATGTCCGATAGCGGATACGTACCGAAGCGTTATCGGGTACGCACCAAAGCGTTAGTGAGTACGCACCAAAGCGTTATCGGTTACGCACCAAAGCGTTATCGGTTACGCACCGAGGCGTTAGTGAGTACACATCATCGAACCGTCATCAGGTGCGAACCAAAGCGTTATCGGTAACGAACCAAAGCGTTAGCTACTACACATAGAAGCGTTATCGGTTTCGAATCATAGTGATCATGTCGACCACCCGCCGAAGCGTCATCTGTAACGAACCGAAGCCACATCGAAGCGTTATCGGTTTCGAATCATCGGTCGATCCTCGGTCGCCGATAGGTTCAATTGAAACGTGGTCACAACTAAAGTCGTCGACACCCATAATTTACACTTGTAGAAAAATCCAAAGTCACCGAGACCGCGTTGACAACTTTTTCTGTGACCATGTTTCGCAGCCTCAACTTCTCTTGAGATGCAAAAAATCGTATGATAACGCGTACGCTCAGATGTGTTATTGGGCACGCTCAGATGTGTTATTGGGTACGCTCAGATGTGATACCGGGTACGCTCAGATGTGTTAGCAAGTACGCATAGATGTGATACCGGGTATGCTCAGATGTGAATCGCTCAGATGTGATACCGAGTACGCTTCGATGTGATAATAGGAACGATTCGATACATATCGGATCGTTACTTGGGGCGTTGACAAAAATAATCGAACTCCAAAGGTTTTCTGCCGAAACATGGTTGTTGAAAAATGTGTCGACGCTCACACGTTGATGTGTTAGCGAGTACGGTTAGATGTGATACGAGGTACGTTTCGATGTGTATTGAACCGTTACTTGGGGTGTTAACAAAAATAATCGAACTCCAAAGGTTTTCTGCCGAAACATGGTTGTTGAAAAATGTGTCAACGCGCAACGATAACACTCAAGTGCGTAACGGGTACGCATAGATGTGATACCAGGTACGCTTCGATGTGTTAGCAAGTACGTTTCGTTACACATCGTAGCGTTACTCGAGCGTTGATAAATATAGTCGTACTCCAAAGGTTTTCTGCCGAAACATGTGTTGTTGAAAAATGTGTCAACGTCAAACACTTTATTGTGTTTCAGAGTACGGTTGGATGTGTTATCGGATTACGTATCATAGTGATACCGTTTGTGCATTGAATCGTTAGTGGCTACACTTCGACAAGAATACACTAGCGTCGACACTTTTTGGCGTGACCATGTTTCGCAGACTCAACTTCTCTTGAGATGTAAAATTTGTATGATATCGTGTACGAACCAAAGCGTTATCTAGTACGGACCAAAGCGTTATCGGTAACGAACCGAAACGTTAGTGAGTACACATCGAAGCGTTAACGGTCCGTTACCTAGTACGCACCAAGACGATTATCGGTAACGAACCGAAGCGTAAGTGAGTACACATCGAAGCGTTACGGTTTCGAATCATAGTCATCAAGTGTGTCGTTCTAGCCTTCAATCGAAACGTGGTCACAACTAAAGTCGTCAACACCCATAATTTTACACTTGGAGAAAAATCCAAAGTTACTCAGGTCGCGTTGACAACTTTTTCTGTCACCATGTTTCGCAGACTCAACTTCTCTTGAGATGTAAAAATCGTATGACAACGAGTACGCAAAGATGTGTTATTGGGTTCGCTCAGATGTCATACCGAGTACGCTCAGATGTGATACTGGGTACGCTCAGATGTGATCGCTCAGATGTGTTAGCGAGTACGCATAGATGTGTTAGCGAGTACGCATAGATGTGTTAGCGAGTACGCATAGATGTGTTAGCGAGTACGCATAGATGTGTTAGCGAGTACGCATAGATGTGTTAGCGAGTACGCATAAACGTGTATCCGTAACAATAGTTAGCGACTCGATGAAAATCATCGAGACACAAAGGGTGTCTGTCGAAACATGCATGTTGAAAAATGTGTCAACGCTTACACGTTGGTTCGTTACCGAGTACGGTTAGATGTGTTAGCGAGTACGCAAATATGTGTTAGCGAGTACGCAAATATGTGTTAGCGAGTACGCATACATGTGTATCGTTACGATAGTTAACGACTCTATAAAAATCCTCGAGACACAAAGGGTGTCTGTCGAAACATGCATGTTGAAAAATGTGTCAACGCTTATACGTTGGTTCGTTAACGAGTACGCATACATGTGTTAACGGATACGGTTAGATGTGTTACCGGGTACGGTTAGATGTGTTAGCGAGTACGCATCAATGTGTTATCGTAACGATAGTGAGCGACTCGATAAAAATCATCGAGACACAAAGGGTTTCTGTCGAAACATGCATGTTGAAAAATGTGTCAACGCTTACACTTTGGTTCGTTACCTAGTACGCATACATGTGTTATCGGATACGGTTAGATGTGTTAGTGAGTACACATCTAAGCGTTATCGGTTTCGAATCATAGCTATCAAGTGTGTCGTTGACATGTAGTCAATTGAAACATGGTCACAACTAAAGTCGTCAACACCCATAATTTTACACTTGTAGAAAAATCCAAAGTCACCGAGACCGCGTTGACAACTTTTTCTGTGACCATGTTTCGCAGACTCAACTTCTCTTGAGATGTAAAAATGTCCGATAGCGGATACGTACCAATGCGTTAGTGAGTACGCACCAAAGCGTTACAGGTAACGAACCGAAGCGTTAGTGAGTACGCACGAAAGCGTTATCGGTTTCGAATCATAGTGATCAAGTGTGTCGTTGACATGTATTCAACCGAAACATGATCACAACAAAACTCGTCAACACCCGTATTTTACACTTTGAGAAAAAATCCAAAGTTACTCAGGTCGCGTTGACAACTTTTTCTTTGACCATGTTTCGCAGACTCTACTTTTCTTGAGATGTAAAAATGTCCGATAGCGGATACGTACCGAAGCGTTATCGGGTACGCACCAAAGCGTTAGTGAGTACGCACCAAAGCGTTATCGGTTACGCACCAAAGCGTTATCGGTTACGCACCGAGGCGTTAGTGAGTACACATCATCGAACCGTCATCAGGTGCGAACCAAAGCGTTATCGGTAACGAACCAAAGCGTTAGCTACTACACATAGAAGCGTTATCGGTTTCGAATCATAGTGATCATGTCGACCACCCGCCGAAGCGTCATCTGTAACGAACCGAAGCCACATCGAAGCGTTATCGGTTTCGAATCATCGGTCGATCCTCGGTCGCCGATAGGTTCAATTGAAACGTGGTCACAACTAAAGTCGTCGACACCCATAATTTACACTTGTAGAAAAATCCAAAGTCACCGAGACCGCGTTGACAACTTTTTCTGTGACCATGTTTCGCAGCCTCAACTTCTCTTGAGATGCAAAAAATCGTATGATAACGCGTACGCTCAGATGTGTTATTGGGCACGCTCAGATGTGTTATTGGGTACGCTCAGATGTGATACCGGGTACGCTCAGATGTGTTAGCAAGTACGCATAGATGTGATACCGGGTATGCTCAGATGTGAATCGCTCAGATGTGATACCGAGTACGCTTCGATGTGATAATAGGAACGATTCGATACATATCGGATCGTTACTTGGGGCGTTGACAAAAATAATCGAACTCCAAAGGTTTTCTGCCGAAACATGGTTGTTGAAAAATGTGTCGACGCTCACACGTTGATGTGTTAGCGAGTACGGTTAGATGTGATACGAGGTACGTTTCGATGTGTATTGAACCGTTACTTGGGGTGTTAACAAAAATAATCGAACTCCAAAGGTTTTCTGCCGAAACATGGTTGTTGAAAAATGTGTCAACGCGCAACGATAACACTCAAGTGCGTAACGGGTACGCATAGATGTGATACCAGGTACGCTTCGATGTGTTAGCAAGTACGTTTCGTTACACATCGTAGCGTTACTCGAGCGTTGATAAATATAGTCGTACTCCAAAGGTTTTCTGCCGAAACATGTGTTGTTGAAAAATGTGTCAACGTCAAACACTTTATTGTGTTTCAGAGTACGGTTGGATGTGTTATCGGATTACGTATCATAGTGATACCGTTTGTGCATTGAATCGTTAGTGGCTACACTTCGACAAGAATACACTAGCGTCGACACTTTTTGGCGTGACCATGTTTCGCAGACTCAACTTCTCTTGAGATGTAAAATTTGTATGATATCGTGTACGAACCAAAGCGTTATCTAGTACGGACCAAAGCGTTATCGGTAACGAACCGAAACGTTAGTGAGTACACATCGAAGCGTTAACGGTCCGTTACCTAGTACGCACCAAGACGATTATCGGTAACGAACCGAAGCGTAAGTGAGTACACATCGAAGCGTTACGGTTTCGAATCATAGTCATCAAGTGTGTCGTTCTAGCCTTCAATCGAAACGTGGTCACAACTAAAGTCGTCAACACCCATAATTTTACACTTGGAGAAAAATCCAAAGTTACTCAGGTCGCGTTGACAACTTTTTCTGTCACCATGTTTCGCAGACTCAACTTCTCTTGAGATGTAAAAATCGTATGACAACGAGTACGCAAAGATGTGTTATTGGGTTCGCTCAGATGTCATACCGAGTACGCTCAGATGTGATACTGGGTACGCTCAGATGTGATCGCTCAGATGTGTTAGCGAGTACGCATAGATGTGTTAGCGAGTACGCATAGATGTGTTAGCGAGTACGCATAGATGTGTTAGCGAGTACGCATAGATGTGTTAGCGAGTACGCATAGATGTGTTAGCGAGTACGCATAAACGTGTATCCGTAACAATAGTTAGCGACTCGATGAAAATCATCGAGACACAAAGGGTGTCTGTCGAAACATGCATGTTGAAAAATGTGTCAACGCTTACACGTTGGTTCGTTACCGAGTACGGTTAGATGTGTTAGCGAGTACGCAAATATGTGTTAGCGAGTACGCAAATATGTGTTAGCGAGTACGCATACATGTGTATCGTTACGATAGTTAACGACTCTATAAAAATCCTCGAGACACAAAGGGTGTCTGTCGAAACATGCATGTTGAAAAATGTGTCAACGCTTATACGTTGGTTCGTTAACGAGTACGCATACATGTGTTAACGGATACGGTTAGATGTGTTACCGGGTACGGTTAGATGTGTTAGCGAGTACGCATCAATGTGTTATCGTAACGATAGTGAGCGACTCGATAAAAATCATCGAGACACAAAGGGTTTCTGTCGAAACATGCACGTAGAAAAATGTGTCAACGCTTAAAGTTTGGTTCGTTACCGAGTACGCATGCATGTGTTACGGATACGCATACATGTGTTATCGAGTACGGTAATATGTGTTACGGATTACGATAGTTAGTGACCCGATAAAATCATCGAGACACAAAGGGTTTCTGTCGAAACATGCACGTAGAAAAATGTGTCAACGCTTAAAGTTTGGTTCGTTACCGAGTACGCATGCATGTGTTAACGGATACGCATACATGTGTTATCGAGTACGGTAATATGTGTTACGGATTACGATAGTTAGTGACCCGATAAAATCATCGAGACATAAAGGGTTTCTGTCGAAACATGCATGTTGAAGAATGTGTCAACGCTTACACTTTGGTTTGCTACCGAGTACGGTTAGATGTGTCGGTGAGTACGCCTCAATGTGTTAGATAGTACGCTTCAATGCGTCCCCAGTCGCGGTGTTCAATTGAAACATGTATCAAAACGATGGGTCATTATCGTTCGTACCTTCAGAGCGTGCCACCACTACTGCTCCGACATCATCATCATCATGGAAACCATCGTAAAAGCAAACATTTTGATACGTGTCAAGCAGTTTGCTCGTATAAACTTTTTGTGCCATTTGAGTCGCGATGAAATAATCGCCGTCATCAACTACTGTCTCGAAAGAGACCAGTTCGAGATAGTGGAAATTCTATTCGATGCACACGTAAACCACAAGAAAGATTTGACCGAGTTCATCGATGCCCTACACGACGTGCAACGATCGAGACCGTTCGAAGATGCGAATCTTAATGCAATGGTTCGGTTGGCCGAGTGTGTACGAAAATCAAGGAAATTTGAAAAGCGACTTCGACACTACGTGAAAATCTGCAACGATCACAGTTGGTTACCTAACCCGTCGACCGACACTTACTACAAGATGATACAACAAGCCGAACACCAAGTCTACTACAGAAAGTTAGACATGTACACGTGCGACTTTCTGTATCACAAGATGTGGTCGCGCATCGAAAGAATGCATCATCATGCAACCGTCGATAACCGTGTGTTCTTGAACAACCTCAAAACACTGATAATGGTCAACTTATACACGTTCTACTTCGATCCCGTATACCACGACTACGAGTACAAAGCGGATGTGAAGAAACACCGGCGAAGAGCGGTGTTAACGTATTTCTTACGACTAGAGTTACAAACCTACATACGGAACTTTGTCCACTTGATAAACAGGGATCCGAAGCGAAGCGATACCACCGAGATCACCACCGTCGAGCCATTCCAACTTCCAACACTGCAACGCTTCATGACCGAATTGGACGTGATCATCGACAGATACCCCACACTGTGGTCCGTGCATATCGCACCACTCGTCCAACTTCAGCGTGACATCCATTCCGAGGTTTGCTGTTTCATCGAGGCAATTGCACGCCACCATCTGGACAAGTATCGAGATTCGAATATCTACGATCAGTGTGTGGAAACAGGCGAAGAAGTATTTGACAACGACTCAATACCCGCGTCGGTGCGCGACGATGCCCGGGTAATAGTGTGCCTCATTGACGCCATCGAAAACCTACCCACCACTACCAAACCCGTACACATGACCGACGAGATGGTCGAAAGCTATAAATACAAGAGTCACGACATACTGTTGCGGGCGAAAACTCAACGCTCATGTTTCGACTTTCGTCGATTGTTGTATTTCCTACCTATATTCGCATTTGTAATTGCAATAAACGTTTAATATCATTATGATAGCCTAATTTGAAATGTATCTTGTGATCCCGTGTGGATGATCGGTTCGATGGCAGGGTTTGCATGCACCTGGTCACCGGTTCGATCCTCACATGGGTGATCCGCGGTTCGGAGTCCGCGTTACAATTGTAGGTCCTCAAAATGTATCAAAAAAGTGTCGACACTTGGAGCAAAAATGAAAAAAAAAAACTGTGATATTACAACTACCTCGAATGTATCAATTTGTCTGTAGAAATAAGGCACAACACCATGGTGTTAAATGTATTATAAGAATTTAAAAAAAAAAAAAACGACACAATATCACCAGCGCTTGTGATAAAAACTTTTTGTCGGGCCCGGTTACACCGGGCCCGAACTTTTTCTACCGTCACACACCACACCCCTGTAGTTGTGCAATTCGGACACTGTGTACTTTCTCTCGTCACCGACGTCGTCGATTGTGTTTCGCATATATTTATTTCCACGTTCAGAGACCGTGACCGACCTCTGAACCTAGACCTAATACAGCTGTAGTAACTGGTCAACAATGAAACCAAAAAGAAAACAATTGTGTAAATATGCAATATATTCGACTTTATTCAACATGTGTTCGTTACAGAATTTACGCTATTCGCGGAAAGTCCACACAGTTTTTATTGTTCGTATGGTGGTGGTGGTGGTGGCGGTGGTACCAACGAAGGTCTGGGTGGTGAACCGAAAAAGTTGTAATAGTTCGTGATGTTCACCATGCGGCCGCGATCTCGGATCGAACTGACAGCGTCGTACACTTCTTCGGGACTGTACGACACGTTATCCGCGTCAGGCGGACGGTTGTCTTCGTTAACGATCACGCTCTGATCGTCACACTCGTCGACGGCGCGTTTGATGCGAGCAAGCGCCTGTTCGTGCGACATGTGACACATGGCCAAGCATTCGTCTGCGTCGCTAACGCCCAACGTCTTCAACCATGCCAGCGTCGCTTCGTCCTCGGACTCGTATTGCGCACGCAGCTCCGCCTCGTTCATGAACTCACACTCGGTGCGCGCCGTACCGTTGATGTAACGCACTCCGTAGAACAGCAACGGGTTGGCGTCGCGAATCTTGTTCCACAGTATCAGCGGATTGGGACAGTCGCGTTTCACCAGCAGCGTGCCGTGCAGTAGATACTCGTCCGAAGTGCTCGTTCTTCGTTGTCGTCGGCGCGGCGTGGTCGACGATGATGCCGTCAACTTTACGTCTCGTGTGTGTCGTGCGATTTGGATGCGACGTGCAATCATGCGCAACACGTCCGCCGCGACCATGTAGTAGATAACCAAACAGTGAAACTTGTCCGGTTTCGTGGTGCGGATGTCGGGAACTACGCGACCGTTGACCATGTTCAATCGGTTGCGCAAACGCTCTCCGTACGCGGCGGTGTCGCGCACCAACAGCGCCGTTCCACCCAGTTGATTCAGGGCCGTGTTTCCTGTCGCCATCAGGCGGGCGTTCTCAATCTCCTTCAACGCAAATCGTTCACGTATCTCGGCCACGCGCAAGTCGCACTCGCTTTGCACTATCACCAGCTTCTCGTGCGCTCGAACGTTCCGCCGCCAAGTCGCGGTTGCGCAACGCCAGCTCGGTGCGCACTCTCGCCAATTCCGCATCATACTTCGCCACGACTTGTGTCATTTCTTGCGATCGCTTCGCCAGTTCTGCGTCGTACTTTGCCACGGTCTGCGTTAGTTCTAGTTTCAATCTGAAATTCTCGATCTGAGCGTCGGCAAACTCTCTGTCAAACTGTGATACGCTACCAGACTCGTTACGGTTAACCCAAGGAGCAACAGCACCGTTATTAGTAGCCGCGTGCACGGCCCTCATTCCGATTTGGATGTTGGTCGGAGCGTCTCGTGCCATCTTGTACTCGCCATCCTGACACAGCTTTGGAAGCAGTTCGTTGTGATTCCATGTCTGAAAGGCCTTGGCTGCTGGCATGTCGCTACCGGTTATCAGCTGAAGCACTCCGGTACGGTTGATGAACTTTGAATTCGGTTTAATGTTACTAGGTAACGGTGATGACTCATGACCGGCCTCGCTCCGAGGCGGGTGTATGTCTTCAAACTTTTTTTGATTTTCCTTCGTCAAGAACTTCGCTATAGCGTTCTTGCAGTTAGAGTATCCCAGAGCTGCAGCGAATGGGTTTGCCAAAAACCAATCTTCACCGTTATAGACTTTTTGAAGGGCCCGGTAACACCGGGCCAGACTTTTCTACGCCACACCACACAACAACACGGGCAATTTAGACTCGATCGCCATAGCACCGCTCACTCTGAACGTAACGATTCTACCGTCACACACCACACCCCTGTAGTTGTGCAATTCGGACACTGTGTACTTTCTCTCGTCACCGACGTCGGCGATTGTGTTTCGCATATATTTATTTCCACGTTCCGAGACCGTGACCTCAGTCGAGAGCACGTTACCCGAACACTCGTCCTTCTCCAAGGACAATTGCGTTATTTTGTTGAACGCGTTCACGTCGTGAGCCATGTCTCTCATACAACCCACCGTGTGACACCGTAACACCCCCGCCTGTGTCGCATCCCACACCAACGGTACGCATATTTGACCGTCCTCGTCTCGATCGCACATCGACATCGCATACTCGAACCGCAACACCACCGTGAAGCGATCCTTCACCGACGGATCCAACGATATACGAAACGCTCGCACACTAAGCCGATCGTCCTGCTCGAGCGTATTTCCGACCGCGCTATATGTCGAGTCGTCGTAAGTCGCACACCTTCCCAACTCTTTTAGTATCGATCTGTGCAGGTCGTTGACTTCGAAAGCGCAACTCGTGTCACCTTCGGTATTATCGTGCTCATGACCCGTTCTCCGCACCGCGAGTGCTGCTGGCGGCAATCTTCGTTGAACCAGTTCGTGTCGCATCCGCACACTTTGCACGCTTTCAGCGACGGTGGGTCACTGGAAAACAGTTCAGCGACACCATCGAAAGTGTCTCTTAACACGTCCACACCGACGACACGATCTTCGTCGTACGTGCCTACGTGCCCGCCTCGGACGAGACATAGAATCGTCACCGAATCATCATCGTCGTCACTCAACGATTCCGGTCGACGGTGTAACGTGAACATAACACACACCTTACGACGAACCGTCGAGCTGTTATTCTCACCCTCCGTCACGTCCACTATGGCTTTTCTGTCCTGCACGAACGCATCGCCACACATCGTGTGCGTATCGGACTGCACTATTAACGTCATGTCGTTACGAATTTACCTTGGTGTCGACACAGTCTCAACGACACGTCGAAACAGTTTCGAAGCTAATGTGGAAATGGGACCGGGGAATAAAACACACACAACAGCTAAGATTGTCCATAATGTATATTTATAACGTTTGAAAAAAAAACAAACAAACAATTCATACAATGTAAAATTCAACAAGGTTTCTTGGCCACCGTGTACTTGTCCACGATTCGAACGCTACGCGAACGTCCGTCAATCGTGAACGTTTGCGATGAGCACACATAGTTGTTGGGATCGCATCCAGCATGAACCACTTCGCCGGTGAGTGTGTTGTTTTCGTCGTAACCAAATTCGATGGTCATCGTCTTGCGAAATACACAGAACGAAGGTAAATCCATAAGGTTATCGATACGCGTATCATCCGTGCCGCTCAACAGCTCGTCTCCGAACGAGCTCACAGTTCGATCGTGGCTGGCGGCCATTTCTGCAGCGAAGTCGTGTATCGTTCGTGAATGATCAAAGACGATTTTCAAAAACGCCTCACCGCATCTGGCCGCCGTCAATAGAGCTCGCGTCTCGTCCACTCCGCTGGCCACCGACGACAACAACGACAAAGAATTGATCAGATTCCGTCCTATCGATAGGTAAGCGTTGATCGGCGCTAATATGGTGGCTCGACTGCGGTACACGCGTTCGTGTTGCATCGTCAAACGTACGGTGTCGTGCAGGATCCTCAGCGTGTCGTCCCGATGGTAATGTGATGTGGATGCGGTCACCACCTCGAAGAAGGACTTGAGAACGGTCAATGTGCAGGTCTCGTCCATGGTGTCGATCACATGATTCACATGGGAGAACAGCCAATTCGCATGACGCTTCGACGAACACTCGTTGCACTTTTGACTGTCGTAAGATGGTGCCATGTTTTACGATTCCCGACTCTCTCCAGTGAATCACTCACAAACTGTGTGCTTCAATCTCTGGTAACAACCGAATATATATCCCGAAATAGACGTTTGATCACCACCGCCCCAGTGATATGATAAGAATGTGAAAAAAATTAAAGGAGGCCATCGTCTCTTTCTTCCTCCACATCTCCGTAGTCGTCGTGCTCTCGCTGACCAACGCCGGTTTCGTTCGAAAGCAAACGATGTTCCACCCATTGTTCCGAAGACGACATATGTGTAACGTTTCCGATCATCGCCGGTACATCGGTACGGAACTCGCTATAATTGGATCCCACATGCGGTGACACGCCGCATATCACACTGCTCGACACCGTATTGAACCGCTCCACTTCGGCGTACAGACCGGCGTTCCGACAACCCTCCAGACACTCCTCGAAACCGATCTTCGCCAACGGACTGGTGTTCGAGCGCATCGTGAATCGCGTACACGGCTCCACGGTGCCGCTTCTCGTTAGTATCATTGATAGTAGTTGAATAATTGCACTTGGCACGCTCTCCGACAGACATTCGCCGCTAATCTCTATTATTGCGTTTTTAGCCGCCTCCACACCGAGGCCGCTTTCCACGTCACGTAAACGATTCGTACGCGTCTTGAACGGATCGTAAACACGGTTCGAGAAACTCAATTGTCGCGACATCGATTTACAGCACAACTCCAAACACCAACCGTTGTTGTTGTTGTCGTCGTCGTCGTTTCGAATGTATCGATGCGGTCCCGACACGTCACCCACGCCCACCAACCCGGTACCGATCAACAGCCGACGCATAGCATACCAAGTACCGCGACCGCACTCGTATATTATACGAACGGTTACCGATTCGTCCGCTTCGGTCAACGAATCGTAAGAATCCATTTCCACGATCACGTTCGCGTATCGAGCCGTAAGCGTTTCAAGAATACGACTCTCGATCGTCACCTCGTCGATCCTGTACCGGAACAGCACGTGCAGATCCAGCGTGAGCGTGTGTATTCGTTCACCGTCGCTGTCGAACGAGCGCATCGCATCCTTCACCGTGACACATTCGACGTGATGCCTTGTCCTCTCGTAGAACTCTCGGAACGACCAGCGCTCATCGGCCGGGTACAACGTCACGAACGTGGTGCCACCCTTCGGTAAGTTGATAATGTCCTCGATCTTACGCATCGTCGACACAATCCCCGTGTCCATACCGGCGGCGTGAAACGTATTCAACGTAGATTGCGTTATACACTCTCCGATGAATTGTGCACACGCGACACCGACACAATCGCCGGGCGTGGCCAACTCCTTTAAATACCTATCGTGTAGCAATCGTTTCAATCGCGCCAACGAGTCGTGCGGTACTCGAGCGCCTTGTAACATTCTCGCGTAGCGGTTTCGAAGTACCACCACTCGTTGCTCCTCGACTTCTACAGGCACGTGCGGTCTGCGTCTTATGAAATCGAGCAGCTTATCCATCAACACGCCGTCACGTGTCAGCGTCACAAGACCCGTCTGCATCTCGTAAAGAATTGAAACGTAATGGCTTACGACACCGAAAACGCTATCGAACGTGTCACGTACGAAAAATTCCCCGAGTGGTTCGAAGACACCGTCAACTACGCTCTGATGTTCACGCGTCGCAACGATCCCGATTCGTATCTCGTGGTGGGCGCGTTGGACTATATCGATCGCGAACTCGCCACCGCTTCCGCACAGGGTGGTATGGTTCGCGATCTATCGCTACTCATGCCCGTTTCGAATGCAGTCGAATTCCTCTATAGAATGGTGGCCGTGGCGCCAGACATCATCAGCGATAAAAACATAAAAACCGACTTTTCCGGTGCAAACTTTAAGGCAGTCTTCCCGTCGAATCGAGTCGAAGCCATGAAGGTCCTATTCGATCGAATCATATACGCATGATGATCGAGCGTACCGGTGACGTGTAACAAAGAAGCTAATACTCGACATGGGTGTGAAAGGGTTGAGCACTTTTATATCGAAGAATTATTCAGAGTGCATTTCGATTCGACATCTGATCGAGTTGAAAGATAAAGTGGTCGCGTTCGATCTACCATGTCTGGCGTACCGCTTTTGGTACGGATCTTCGGTGATGAGGAAGAACAACAACAACAACAACAACAACAAACAAAACATTCTACAGCACGTGTCGAACAGTTTGGACGCTTTCGTTCGGTTAATGCGTCGTAACGGCATCAAAGCGATCTACGTGGCCGAAGGTGTCGCACCTAAATGCAAACGAGACACGATCACACGTCGCAATGCGAGTGCGCGTCGCAGCAAGAAGCACACGCAACAACATCAAGTATATGTACAATCCAGCGGTACGATAGTACACGATTCCGAAGACGGCGACGATGATGAAGACGACACACCGTGGTCCACGATGAAAAAGAAGAAGAGTGTCGTGTGTTCGGAATCGAATACCGTCTATCGGGTACCAGAGACGCAAGTAAATCACAGAGTGGACTTTAATTTCGTACAAGAGTACCTCAAGGAGTTGGGTGAAACCGTGATCCTAAGTCCGAATGAGGCCGAGACCATGTGTGCCGCTATGATACACACCAGAATGGTGGACGTGGTGTACAGTCGCGACTATGACATGTTGGCTTACGACGGTGTCGATATGGTGGTGTTCAGTATATCGCTACCGAAAGGTACGTTCACGTGCGTAGACGTCACCAAGCTACTCAATAACATGGGTATGACTAGACGACAGTTTATAGACTTCTGCATCCTTTGCAGTACCGACTACAATAGGAGCATTCCCGGCATACATCCTAAGCGTGCTTTCAATCTCATTAAAGAGTGTACGACGCTCGATGTAGTTTTACAAACTCATAAACTTGAAAAGTACCTCGATCCCGACAAAACTGCTTGGGTCAGACATTTGTTCGGTAACGCGGATGCATACGAATTGGTATCGGAACGTAATCGTGGGCTGTACTGTAGCAGTAACAGTGGTAGCAGATATTCGGGTCGAGTTAAACTCGACCGAAACATGTTGAAAAAGAACTAAGATTCTTGTTCGTCTTTGCGTGACGCCGAAGAGGGCTTCTTATCTTCAACTCTAGGCTGGGAATTGTGTGCCCAACGCTTCAGAGCCAAAATACGTCTCTCGGCACAATCGATCATACCGTCCACGTGGAAGATGCTGATGAGTGCCATTTTTATGTCGTTACATCTACGTCGGACCAACCGCTGATTCCCCTACGACCGGTTTTGTTTCTTCATCGGATGCAATTTTTACACTAATGTTTATTTATACATAAGAGAGGTGGAACATGTCACAATCAAGGGTACGGTGCACGACGGCGCCTGCGTTTACTTCTTAGCAAAGTGTTCAAATCCGTTTTTGCGTAACAGTTGCATATTATTCTTCGAACTGTGTCTCGTAGATCCGACACGTTGGCGTCGATCAATGGAAACGCCTCGAGATCACGCTTCACATATTTAACCAGTTTTCTATCACCGCCGGTACCGTCTCGAGTTATGGCCGCGACTGTTTCCTCGACCGTCTCGTTCAAAAGTCTATCGTACTCGTCGAAACGGGCCACATGTTCCGGATAAAGCGATCGCAATGTATCCTGATGGCTCGGATTGCTATAATTTAAAACGTAGGCGTTATACGGCGATTGCGAACGACACACAATCTCGTAGAACCGTTGGTATTCCGCATTCACGTAGTTCACTGTTCTACCGGAGATAGCGTCTTGAACCCAAGCTCCGTAGCCATTTTCGAACGGGTATCTCAACGAAGACACGAATCGATGAACGCATCCATTAAAGTTCACGAGTGGAGGCCTCATGCTGTCAAACCTTCGCAGTTCTTCGTCACTCCTTGTCACTCCAACGTCGTCGTCGTTGTTGTTGTTGTTGTAATCTCTGATGCTCTTCGTAACGTCCAAAAGATAAACCCTTACGTCACCCGTCTGTCTAGATACGCGTCTACAAGCGGTGGGTGTGGTGACACCAAAGTGGTACACGTATCGAACATCGAGCAAGGGAAACAAGTCGGTATCACAACGAGTCACCCTGCGAAACTCGACTCCGACACGGGGTAAGTTTTCGTCAGTGGTCCACAGCGAACGGTCAGCGTCCAGTTTGGTCCTGCTCGACATCTGCCAACTGCCCCGGTACCAGTACACCGTCACAGCGGCATACTCCATCAGCACACGGGCCTTAACGCTGACTTGGCATTCGCATTCACTCGGCGGTACCACGACGTTCACCGCCGGCACCGCACTCGGTACCACCACGCTACCATCATCCATATCGACCACCTCGCCCAGTTTACACTCACCCTTCGACATGGGTGTGTAAACGTACACAGCACGTCAACTGTAAACGACGACTCTCACATACGTCGACAATGTTACCGCTGAAATTTCTATACGTTCGATCGAGAACCGAATACGAACTGGTTACGTGCATTTTTTCACGTCAAATAACTCCACCAAATTAATATGAACTTAAGGATGGATCTTTATGCGTGTTGACGCCTCGGAAGTCCAACTTGATTTGAGACAATTTTTTTACTCTATCGATGACACGTTCAACGTTCGAATGTCTGGCACGTGCGCCGGTATCGTGTTCGTAACCGCTATGCGATTGCCGGCGTCTCGATACTCGAGCGTGCTGTACGGACCGCTCGACAAGCACATTGCACATTTGACGTTGTCCTTCATGTCGAGTATTTCGAGTAGATTGAATCGTGACACGCCCAACACGCCGTCCCTGGGACCGTGAACGTATATGATACTCGTGTACATTCCGTCGTCCAGTATGATAGCGTGAGATGTCAGCATGTTGTTCGGGATCACACCGGCGTCTGTGATGTACGGTTGTATCGGATCGTTCTGCGTTCGAACACCAGACCAGTTCCAGTCGCTCATCAGCGACACGAGATTCACGTCACCCTTGCGACTCTTCAACACGGGACAACACGGCATCGCCGCTTCGGCACGCTTCACGCTGGACGCGATCGCCGTCAGTTCACCGAACTTTAACGTGTCACCACGCAGTTTCGGTATTACTATCGCACCCGTGAACGGAAACGCCCAAGCCGGGTACTTGACGCGTTTCACGCCATCGGCGCTCTTCTTCTGATACAAACTCGACACGGCATCCCCAAAACACGCCAGACTCTGACCCAGTTTCGCTTTGTCCTTGCTGTAGTTGCCGACGGACACTCGAATCAACGTGCTCGAATCTACGCTTTTGTTTAACGTGCTCAACGAGTATCCGATACGCTCGTACTTCTTTGGAAAACGAAGCTCGGTCATCTTGATGAACGGTATCGGCGTACCGTACAACGATTCCGGCACCAAAGTGCCGTCGGAATACACCGAACCCTTGGTGAACGTAACGGTCGGTCTGTTGAACGCGTACACCGAAACTCGGATTCCCGCATCCGTCGTGTACTCGTCGAGACCGTACAACGGTGTCGGTGGTATACGGGTCGAGTCGTGAACCAAACCTTCGGCCGCAGTGGTCGGCGCTCTACCAGTCTCGTGCTCGACGCCGGTGCGCAGCACGCTACGATCGGCGTCGTTGCTGAACGCGGCGCTCGTCTCGCACAAGATCGAGTTGTTCTCGTTCAATGCGGAACCACCTCTGTCGTTCGAGTAGTACGGTGGTGCGTAGTACACCTGCACCCTGTCCACGCCGGCCAGAGTCCTCGATCGTGGAAAATTGAACGGCACCAGTTTCGATTTCACATTACCCTCGCACAGAGCGTACACGGCGTTCAACATGTACGCGCTCGACTCGAATCCCTTGTCGATTCCGACGTGTCTGGTCATCACGTTTGGATCGTTACGTTCCGATGCCGGTAGGTCGTCACCGATCCTCCTGTTGAAGATAACGTAATAATAGTTATCCAACCACTGCGTCACTATCGACGACACCGTCTTGTTGCCGTACTGGCTCATAGCTTTGAACGTGTCCAACAGGAAGAATCGCAGGTCGCAAGTGTTCGAGTAACTCGTGCTACGTATACAGTTGCGGTACGCTTCCAGACCGCCCTTCAACATGGCCAACACCCTGGCGTTCGTCGAAATCACCGCGTTCGACTTGGACGTGTAGCTGGAATCGCCTCGACCCGTCATCATTATACCGGCACCGTAGTCCGATATCCGGGCGATGATACCGCCGTTCGCGATCGGCACCGCCAACATCCGAGGTACGCGCACACCACGCTCGTCCACCGAATCGTTGTTCGTGTTGTACAACACGTACTTGTGACCCTTCAGTTCGACACCGTTGTACTGTCGCGCCTTACCGTAACCCTCGATCGTGTCCAGAAGCACGTTACCGAAATGCAGATCGAGATGCGTGAAGCCGTACGATACCCTCAGCAAGTACAGAGAGTACACGATCTGCACCAAACAGCCTCGGAAGACGAGTTCGTTTGTACATATGTTCGCCCAGTTCGTTTCCAACGCACCGTACAACGAAGTGACCGACTTCTGGATCACCGACGTGATCCTACCCTTCTCCCTACACAGAAACGCGCCCAACAAACGAGACATTCCCATGAATCTACCCGAGTCGTAGATGTGTGTCGACAGACAGTTCATGACGATCTCCATTATGGGATCGGGTAGGTAAAGAACTGTCGCCACCGACCCACCGCCACCCATCTCGTGCGGTACCGTCACCTCTCCCACCTGCATATCTCCACTGGCGGAAACCGCTTTCTTATTCGTTTTGAACACACAGGTGACTTTCTCGAAACGACCTCCGGACAGGTTGGCCGACACGACCAGTTCGCCTTTCATGTATCTCGTTTCGACTACGCCGAAAGAACCCTGGTTGATCGAACGCGACGTATCGTCCGCTATGGGAAAACGACACATGTCCGAGGTGTTAACGAGCGCGTACACGATATTGTCCGTGATCGCGCGATAATCCCTCAAACCCAATAGCGCAATGTTGATCAATCGTTCGACGTCAAACTTTTTCAACACCTCTCGCCTGTCGTTCATTATGTATCGTTGACAATTTTATTCTATCGATGTCGTCGATTCATTATCGATCACCCGGCCGCTGATCACTCTCGTACCCGCCACGTGTTTCGTGTACGTACACCTGAACAACACCGAACAAGGTACCTTCGAGCCAGTCAGCGTTTCGATTACCGACCTGGTGCCGATAATGAACACGCACATCCTTTTATCGTCACCGACACCGTGTCTAGCCACCGCTTCGACGGCGTTTCACTTCGTGCGAAGAAACAGCACACGCACTCCATAGACCGGTGATCGATACGAGCGCGCCCACTTCAACAATGGGCGCCACCATCACTCGAACCTTTACCGGTGTATACCAATTGGGACTCGAGTGTCCCGTCACCATGTGACCGATTACGCGTCGTACTACGCGATTCGTGTGCGTTTCGAAACGGAAATCCTTCAGCGCGGACGATACCAATTCGTCGACGTTCAAGCGGTCGGTGCGCCGTTTCGAAGATAACCACGCCGGTAGGTCCAGGCGCAAGGCGATCTCGATATCTATAGTTTCGTTGTCGTCCAGATTCACCGGCGTCATCGTGTATTGGTAAACTATGGACGGTAATATTTATTACGACTTTACTTTCAACGTACTAATCCAGCTTGTCGTACGTGTGGCGAGCGTACTGGTCCTTGATCGTCTGCTCGGAACGACAGCTTCGCTCGCCCTACATCTGTTCGTGTTGCTACTGATGCTTGTGCTGATACCGTTGTTGCTGAACTCGCTGTTCGCAGGATCGAAAAGACGGTCGCGTGATAAAAACTAAACCGGTCTGTCACCCAACCTACCGGACAGCTTGAAATACTCAAACTCTCGTAACACGCTCGCATGCGTTATACGACTGCTGTCCACCATATCGGTGTGTTCTTGCATTATATTCGTCAGAATGCTAGATACACGCCGTTCGGGACGTCGCAAGTGCGCCAAGTACAGGCAATAGCCTAGTAACATGGAGCCGGCGTTGCGGTACTGTTTGTAGTGAACGTTCGACACGAACGCTTCCGGCTTCACCGATGATTCGTAGTAATCCGAATATGGTTTCTGCAAGCTGTGTACGCACATGCGCAACTTCATGTTCCACGTTTCGTTCGTCTCGTTAACGACACCCGCGGTCGGTAGGTCCCGGTAGTTAAAGTCATCGTCCTCGTACTCCTGACGACCGGCGTAGTCTTCATCATCGCCACCTATCGACTCGGTCTCGGAATAATAGTTGTTGTCGTCTTCGTTCATCGTGCTCATCGGACGCGTTGATACTCGTTTACATATTGCATGACGATCGTTTCGATGGCGTTGTAATAATCGACGAACGCCTCACGTCTCGACGACGGCGTACCGATCTCCATCGAGAGTCGAGTACGTGCCTCGACAACGTACGGATGGTAAACGATGGACGATCGAAGCGACGGGTGACTGTCGAGAATGATGTTAACGAACGTGACGCAGTCATCGATCGGCCCCGTACGACTGGCAAAGTCCTCGATGCAAGTGCGTATCACGATCGAACAATGGTACCACCAAGTGGACAAACTGTAATCGGAACGCAGCGGTTCGATGATCATCAACGGTTTACCGAGCCGTCTGTTAACATGGTTGTGCATGTTGCGCCAATACGATACATAGGCGCGAGCATCGTTCACGATGTACGGAAACTGCTCAAGTCGTTTCGACGAGTACTCGTACGCTTCCACCGCACAACTCGGACACGGTAACACCATATGTAAGTTACGCAACAACCATGCGATCTGACTCGTTCTATTCACGAACGTCGTCGTACTAACATCTGCATGCCAGTGTAAAAAGTACCAGTAATGAGGACCCCATACGTCCGGACCGTTCGGATGACGACTCGGTGACGACGTACGATTGCTTCGAGAAAACATAACGATTTTTATTATACCGCACCAGAGCGCGTTTCGTATGCGCTAAATAAAGAAATGGCACCTTACAAAGTGTTGAGCGAAATGTCCGTGTGTAGCAAACGGCTCAAAACCGTCACACCACTCACACGCGAAAAAAGATCCACCGATGGAGTGGCAAGCGGTACGAACAACACCGCCGCTTGTCCCAGTAAACCAATCTCACCCAATGACTTTTTGATGCGGTGCGAGTACGTGTCGCGCGCAGACGTATGCGATTCCGCGCCTGAAATGCTCACCGTCACCGAAGCGACACCCGTCGACCGCGGCTGTAGGTGTTAACCATGTCCGTATTATCGTCGAGCCACACTCGACGATAACCGTCATCATCCCTCAGTTGGATAAAACTTTGTTCAGAGCCAAACTGGCCACCAACAGAATGGACGCTTTTGTGTACAACATGTAGTTGTTACGATCACCGGCAACGGTGTAATCCGGCTTCACCGTTTTGATTGCGCTCGCTATGAAATCCGTCACTGTCGCATTGCTTAGTAGAATGAAAATGCCGACGTTGATTAGTTCGGTCTTGAAAGCCTTGGCGATCTCCATTACTGGTATACGTTTTATCATGATCAGATCAAACTCGCGCGTGTTTCGAAACGCCATCGTGCATGACCACATCCATCACGGCGTCTAGATCGTGCGAACATCCACAGCGTATATCAGTCTGACCGGTCTTCGAACACACACATTTCGACATAGTCATCGATTCGAGCAACGCGTACGCATCCGGCCTGTCGCTCGGAATACGTTCGAACAACGGCAGCAAGTGCGGCTTTTTTATCGTAAAGTTTCGCCTGGACAATAACGTCTTCGACATCGTTATCCCTGTACGTTTATATAGTGTTAAAAATACCTTCAAGATGTGTACACCGAACCGTATCACCGACGTGCTGTTCGTCGGTGATCCGCATTTCAAAAAGGACAATTTCGAACAGACAAAGTGCTATACGGACGAATGCCTGAGAGTGTACGCCGCAATGGCAAACGATCACCCGTATCGATGCTGCGTTCTAGCCGGGGACATCTTGGACGGTCACGGTGTGATAGACATGCAGTGTCTGAACAGAGCCGTTGAATTCATTGATTCGCTGTCCAACCATGGAGATGTTTTCGTACTGGTCGGTAACCACGATTACTACAATAACGCGCAGTGTGTCAACGAGAACCATTGGATGAATTGTCTGAAGAAACGTGAACGAGTCTTCATCGTCGACAAGCCCTGTATGTACGACGGTATCGTGTTCACACCGTACACACCGAACGGTTGCATGGTTCAGATGCTCGACGAGTACACGCCCGATTGGAAACACGCTCGACTCGTTATAGGACATCAGGAGGTTCGTGGTGTACAGTTACACGACAACGTGACCAGTACCGGTGGTGATGTTTGGCTGGACACGTATCCGCAACTCGTGTCCGGTCACATACACACGAGACAGAAGATCGCACGCAACGTATGGTATCCCGGTAGCGTGATACAACACAAATTCGGCGATCGAGGCGTGAGCAAGGTGGTCATACTACACATCGATCCAACACCGTCCGCTTACACCTACACCGACATCGACATAAACGTGCCCACCAAACGATACGTCGAAGTGAAATGCGACGACATAGTGCACGATCAAGCGCGACAATTAAACATGATACGTGACGAATTACGCCAAGGTGGTGATCTGCTACAGCTCAAGGTTCGCATACACATCGAGGACTTGAACCTCAGACGACACCCGGCCGTGTTGAAATTCATCAAGCATCTACCGTTCGGCGTCAAGTTCATGTTCAAATTCGTCAACGTCGGTCCGAGTGGTGCGCAAAAGTTCGACATGATGTGCGAGGAAATCACAACGAACAACGTAACAGAGGACGGTGCGTCTTTCAAACGCCTACTCGTAGCGTTACTTTCGAAAGAGTGTAACGCCGAAGCCAAACGAGTCTACGACACGTTGTTCGGATAACTCCAATTGAATGCGTACGTCTCGTATTGTAAATGAGTGAACGTACATCGAAAGGAGGAGTTCGTCCCATGAAACGACCGATGTCGTCTAGAAAGTCTATATTCTCCAGTCCCATTCCGAATCTCGGTCTCATCGCAGCGCCCGAGTCGCATCTTCGTCCCACCCGTCGTAACGAAATCACAAAAGGCTCAAAGAATCACAAGTATACCATGGCGGAACATCGCCGTCAAAACGCTACGTATTCTGAAGACGAATATGACGATGAAAATGGACGTGCCGAGTACAACCTAACACAACGCGAACATCGTCATGTGTACGCGGAAGAAGACGACGACGACGACGATAGAAGTGATAATAGCAGTCGTTACGGACGTTCCGTCGAATCGAAAAGCAGCTCTTCGTCCAGTTACAACCGTGACACGTTCATCGTATCACCTGCACGAGTGTCTCGTATGGTACAGCACAACAACGATGTGGTCGCATTGAACGAATTCTGCTTGGAGTTCGACATAGCATACGGTGCGTTGAACAGATATTGTAACAAAGACGACAAGACCGTCATCGATGGTGACACTTTTATCAAGACGCGCGTGATACGTGACATCATCATGTCGCACATAAACCCTAATCGTGAAAGACTTATTGCCGATTTGAGAGCAGCTCTGATATACAGTTACGGTGATTCGACCGATGTACAGTACAAGGTGTTGGTGCACGATGTTAACGCCGATCTGTACTTGAGTGGACCGCGTCTAGCCGTCCGGTTACAATACGACAGAATGTTACCCGCTCGATCCGTGTCCGCGACGTCCGGTGAAGTTGACGAGGACGATAGCAAAATACAAATCGACTATTCGCCCAATCACGATCTCACCGTCATGACTGTTAACGATCATGTCACACCTTTGAAGTTGTTCGGAAAAATCGTGAAAATCATCAACGAAAAGAGTGCGAACCGTACTACCAAACCCTCACATAAAGCTATCAAGCGAACCTCGATTCGTTGAGTGAACTCCTTTAACACAACGCTCGAGTGACACTCGAGCGTTCAGTACCAATCCACACGTTATCCGAGATGGACTATTTGATCGAGCTGTGGCAATCGGAAGCAATGAACGTTGCAAATCGTGACACCGTTCACGACAACGACAACATCAACAAGGACGATATCAACAAGGACGATGACGGTAGATGTATGCGTCGAAGACGAGTCGCCGTATATCAGAAGCAGTTGTCCACCTACGACACGTCACACGAAGTCAAAGTATTTGCGATGAATCTTTTCAACAAGTTGTCGTTGAAAAAGTCCGTCGGTGATCGTCGACTACCGAGACAAATCCTTATGGCGGCTTGTGTGTGTTGCGCTCAATGTCATCATTCGGCACCGAACAACAAGGCCAGGGTCGCCAAGCACTTTGGTAACATAAATCCTAAACACTTGAGGCGAGCGATATTAGCGGTGAAACGTGAAGACCCATCGGTTAGAACGCGATTTAAAACTGATACGGATCGATTGACCGAGTTGTGTGATTCGTTGGGTATTAACGAGTACATCGACTCGGTGCTCGAGTACTACCGAAGAACGTGCAAGTTGTTACCACCGTCGAGTGTACACCGTAACACCGCATCGCCGAGGACTCGATGTGCCGCCTACATATACGTTTGGTTCAAAAACACGCACGCTTGTCGCAACGTAAAGCTACCCGGTCTGGCTGGTTTCTGCAAGGCGTGTCACGTCTCGCCGAACGGTTTCAACATGACGGTTCAGGCGCTGTTGAACGTGCCACCGTCGTATCCCGTCTCGGCGGGCGATAAGACGTTGGCGCGTTGTTCGTGCAGTCGACCGTAACGTCTGTGCTGTTTCACTTGCTCGTCATCTCCGAAGTGTCCAAGCGGTTGTCGCCTATCCGTCCCGAGTCATCGTCGTTTTTCTGTTGCATCATACCGAAAATACTACTCAGTCCCAGGAAACGTCCAAACACGAAACTACCGTATTTCCAATTATTGCGAACATTAAACGATTCCATGGCGATGTTGTTGTATTCTTTCCACCCACGTTACTTTTCCTCATCTCTTCCACACTAGGTACGGACTCTTCGCAAATCTCTCGCAAAAGCGCATAATACTCGACCAACATCACCTTTTGCTCGTCAACGTAAGTGGCCATATCTAAACCGACCCAGCCGAGCGTCAATTGTACCACCATCATACCCATCAACAGGTACGGTTGGTATTGTCTGTACAGCTGGTCGACGCGTTGCTTCCTGATTTCGACTAATGAATCATCGGCACGTAAACTTCTTTTGCGTTTCGTCGAAGTAGCACCACCCCCTATACCTGTGCTTCGTTTACGAGTCACAATAGTCGATGAAGTTGACGATACAGACTTGAAGTCACCACCAATTTGACTGAAACTAGGAGTGACAATCTGAGGGCTCGGTCTTATGTTGTCCACATTCTCTTCCCTGCCTTCAAGAACGATTTTCTGTTTTGAAATCTTACTTGACGATGATTGCTTTCCCAAACGACTACCGATCGATCTTCCATCTCCGTAATCTATCGGTGTTACGACACCACCACCACCACCACCACCGTCATCATATTCATCATCGTCAATGTTCGTTACAGTGTTATCTTCGTCAGATGGTCGGCCCATTGGTGTGTTGTTCTTCGTGCGTGAATACAGAATTACAGGATTCTCGGGAGTACCGCGTAACGGTATCTCAGTATTTCGCATCGGTGTCGCCTCCGAAGCTAATGTCGTATCACCGGCACCGATAACTTTAGCGTAGTATCTATAATTCGGTTTAATCGCTATCATATCACCCTTTATCCTGTTCCTATTCTCAAGTCGTTCGAGACACAGCGTCTCACCGTACAATTGGGTCGTTGCCGAATTAGATACCGAAGCCGGCAAACCGTCCGGCAACTTGTGTGGTACCATGATCACGTTATCGATCTGAGAACTATTATTGCCTCCTCTCGCCATCTTTACTAGTGGTACTGTAATGGGTTAAAGGGGGTGAACGCAATAAAACAACCAGACGTTTACATGTTAAAATACATTTTATTCAAAAGTCTACAACTACAGTGCCGGATTTCGAAGTCTTTCGATCGGGACCGTTATCGGGTGAATCGTCCGCTGCACGTCTCTTGATCGCATCACCGCTCCTAGGAGTTTCATTGTCGTCCTCTTCGTCTTCGTCGGAATAGTTGAACACGTCGAGAACGTTGTCGAACAACGAGTCACCGGCGATCCATGGCTTTGCGCCATTTTCGACCTTCGTCTCGTTGTCGTTCGCAATGTTCATCGTCTCCGATATGATACCAGTGTAGTGCTTCTCGTACACTTTCGTGGCATCTTTGTCGAATTCGAAACCGACGAAACAGCATGCCGCCGCCGACGTTCCCGCTTTACCCATCATTCGCTGCTCGAGTACGGGTTCGAAGGTCCACAGATACTTGTTATCGCGTTCCGCACGTCGATTATTGCGGAAACAGAACCTGTCGATACACGCGTTCCAAGCCTTCAACTGGCGAAGGAATGTCATCGCGCACGTGCCCTTGCACGTGAACTGTAACGCCACGTCGTGTAGAGGCATATTTTTCTCGTCCAGAAACAACAACTTGTACTTGTTCACGATCGTAAAACCGGTCTTGTCGTTCTTGTACAACTTGAATTCCACATCTGTCACGGAGCCCTTGTTCACACCGTCCACGATCTTCAGCGGGCCACTCGCGGACAATATCAAGAATTTGGGATTCGTCACGATGTAACCGTCGATCTCGTCGCCGGTCTTCGTTGCGATCGAGTCGCAAGCGAGATTCTTGTAGTGCGAACACTTGGCGTCGTTACACACCGGCGGACATACGCGCCGCCATTTACACGACGATATACACTTTTTCGGCACGAACAATCCCACGTTCTTTCGTACACCCAAAGCGTACTCGCGTACAGCCATCACGTACGGCGTGGCGAGTACGTTCTCGTCGTACGTATCGATCATCATGGCGTCGATTTCGTCACGTACGAATAGATTATGAACACTATCACGATCACGCCCAACGCTATGTTGAAATACTCCAAGTACAAGTGGAATCGATCGCCGAACGGAGCCGGATTGTTGTTGCGCACGGGTGAGCTCTGTTGAAGCACTGTACCACGTCGGAAATGGCACCCGTATTTATTCCTTTACCCGACGATATGGCGTTCGAGTTTATGCAAACCTTTGCCGAACACGCGTTCTTCTCCTGACCGGACAGCGTCATCGCGCCACCCGACGTGCACGGCTTGTACCAACACTCGTCTCGGGCGAACAGATTCTCGTGCGTAACCACGTAGTCCTTCAGGGCGTCGTAGTCCTTACTTCGAGACCGGTTTATGCACGCGCAATCGGCCGCGTCGTCGTTCTCCAGACACCACTTCATCTTGAGTCCGTCGACGAAACTCTGATCGATCTCCTTCGCGATCTCCGCACAACGACCATCGTTACCGTCCAAGCTACGTAGACCCATACACTTGCTCTGACCGTTGACACAGCTCTTGGTCCTGGTGCCGGCACACAAACGCGCGAACAAATGCTCGAGCGTAGAGCGCAATTCCACGCTCTCGCCACGACCTCCGTGTCGTCTCACCAGCTCGACCAACTGATACGGATCCGTGAACGCGTCCGTATCGTACATGGCGTACGTGGCCTGCGCGTCACTGCGCTTCTCGTCGATACCGACGAACGGTTGTTGTTTCGAAGAATTCGCCTGTGCATCGGCTACGTATAATCTCCTAGAATCGCCGATCGGTATCGGTGTAACCGTGTACTTTAACGACACCAGTTTCGCGACTATGTTCACGGGCGTGGCGCGTTTCGCTTCAGTTACCGGTGTCGATTTAGTTTGACTCGATCCCATTTGTAAATTTAAACGAAATTAAGGTTTACGTTAGTGGCATGGACGGGGCACGCTACTGATGGTCGTGCCGTTTCACCACGTACCGACATCCCACACCGATGGCCTGTAGATTTTGGTGCAGCAACTTCGCCGAGTACGGTAACACCAACTCGGACACGGTCAACGTTTTACAACGCGTACACACGTAGCCGTTGTCGTTCCTCTTCACCACCTGCGACTCGCTACCGCACGTCGTACACAAGCGCATCGTGTAAGCATCGCTCAAGTCCAACATTCGCTCCATCAGAAACGAAACGGCACCGTGACACAATAGATCGTCCTTCTCCATCTCGCCGACGCGTAGTCCACCCTCGTGAGCGCGACCGTTCAACGGTTGTCGAGTGAGACGATTGCGCGCCGTCGCCGTCGTCGTGCTGCTGAACTTTTTGTGCTTCACCAACTGCACCGGCCGTAGATAATACACGACACCGATGAACACGTCGTACGGAAACTCGACACCTGTCGCCCCGCAACACATACGCTCCGCGCCGCTACCGTCGAACTCGACACTGGACAACTGTTCACAGAGGTGCGCCAACAGATCGTCGTACTCGTCGTTCTGGAACGACGATCCGTCCACGCGTTTCGCAGCCACACACGCCAATTTTCCAGCAACGCTGGCCATCATTTGATTCACCGTCATTCGACTCGGCATACTGTGCGAATTCACGATTATATCCGGCACCATTCCGCTGTCCGGCACGAAAGGCATGTCCTCCTGTGCCAACACCATACCGCATATACCCTTCTGGGCCATCGCGCTGCAGAACTTGTCGCCGATCGTGTCCTCGCTACGGTGGTGTAACGTTTCCTCGACCCGTATCTTTATCGTGCTACCGATGAATCGAACGCTCTTCACCACACAATCGTCCTGTCCCTTCGACACCACACTCGTGTCCTCCTTTCGACCCGTACTCTTGTCCGGCGACACCTTCGCGACGACCACGTCGCCCTTCCTCGGACGGCCACCGATAATCGGCAACCCGTCGTCTCCAACTCTGTCGTAGTTTGCGTCCATTCGCATCTCCACCGGCGGCTTGCACAATTCGTCCACTACGGTACCGATCTGCAGCGATACCGTTATGTCTTTCCGTTGAGTAGCTTGAAACATGCCTCGGTCCAGAGACGACTTGTTGATTATGACGCTGTCCTCTTGATTGAAACCCGTGTAACACATCACGGCAACGATTGCGTTCACTCCGTTCGGTGTATCGTCGACGCCGCATATCGAAGCGCACCGCGTCGTCACGATCGGCTTCTGTCCATAGTTGAGCGATATCGAACTCGCCGTACCATTACGATCGCCGAGCGACGGCAGAACACCCATACTCTGTCGGGCCATGTTGGTCTTGTAACAAGCCCTAGGTGAAGGTGAATAATTGGCGAACGGTATCTGCGCCGCCAACAGTCCGAACATACAGTTCGGATTGAGTTCAATGTAACTGACACGATCACGTTTCGCCACGTGCGTTGTGATCGCGACATGTTCACGACACAATTCGATCGCATCCCTGTGCACCATGTCACCGTTGGCGAACAACTCCGAAGCGTTATCCGCCAACATTACGCGCTCCTTCAACGCATCCACATCGTCACCGTCACGACAATACAACAACGGTCGCACGAATCTACCGGCGTCACACCACACCTCGATCGTATCCGTCACAGTATCGTGGCTTATGGACACGTCGTCGTTCAGACATCGCAGATTCCGCAATCGTCGCAGGATGTTCAACGCTAGGTTCGGTTCGGACACGTAGCCCACCGGTGTACCGTTCACCAACACGCCGGCGACTCGACCGCGACCGTTCGCGTAACAACCGGCCACGTTCGAGTGTAACATGTTCGACAGACACGTTTCGACGAATTCCCTCACCAGCATGGTCGGTTGACGTACACTGGCGAAGGCGACGAGCGCCAACGCCAGCCGTATACCCACGTCGGTGCCCTCTGTCGTTTCGACGCAGCACGCAAAGAACGCATGACTCGTGAACATTTGCCGAATACTCTTGTCCTTGTTCTCCTTGTGCACTTGCAGCTTCATTCGACGCACGCTGTCGATGGACGTGGCGATGCTAGTTCGCATCGATATGCTTTCGACGATACCGATCGTTTTGTGTTCGGCGCTCTTCGCACCCCATCTGCCGTGAACGAAACACATTTTGAAGTGATTCGTTATGTTGCGTTTCACCGAGTTGATCGCGTTTATGGGGTTACACTTGTCGTTACTCTTGTTCACAACATCGATCAGGAACTGCTTCCAAGTCATCTTGAACAGATCCAGACACATCGAACCGGCAAAGTCGACGCGCTTCTTCGAATACTGTTCGCGCGATTCCTCCTCTCGCACGCCCATCTCCACGGTCACGTATTTCGTCAACATACAACCGAGATAGTAGGCGCGAGCGTCGTTGTCCGCACTGATACCGATGTGCATGAACATGGTGTCGTAACATTCCGGTATGCGGTAACGTATCGCCCCGTTAACCGCCACCACGATATCGTTACTATCCACTTTCTGCTCGACCAATCGTTTCACAATGGGTTCCAGTCGGGCGTACAGTGCAGTCGTGGCGCACTTAGCCGTACGACCACCGGTACGTTTCGGAGCGAGCATGGCACGCTTTACGACGGCCATGATGGCGGCACCTTTGTGGCCCGCCCTCACACTTTCTCGAACCGCGTCGGTCAGTTCCGAATAGCACTGCAAATTTTCAGGTGCATACTTCAACTCGTCCACCGCGGCGAGCATACAATTTTCTCCACCCACGTATTGATGAAGCCTGTCCAACGATCCACCCAGCAAACCTTTAAACACATCGCTCACCAAATACAATCTCGACTTCGGAGCTTCTGCACCACCACCACCGTTTGAGCCGTCGAATTCTATCACATACGCTCCGTTCGCGGCTCTGTGTAAAACTATCGACTTGCTCTTGGCTGTTTCTTCGTTCATGCTTCGTAACTGACACACGAGCTTCTCGCTTCTCGTTCTGTACACGTTGATCGTGTTGTACGCGGGACGTATGTGTCCGATGAGAACGCGTTCGACACCGTTGTGTATAAAATATCCACCGGGATCGCCGACCAGTTCGCCCTTGGCTACGCGAACCGACTCGTTGGCATCGTGTAAATTACACATCTTTCCGAACACCATCGATGGTAGGCGGCACAGTTCAATATTCTCTCTGGTTCCTTTGGTGAGATTCACCACATCGACACGCACCGTAAACTCGTAGTCCAAGTTCTGCAGGCGAGCCGTGGTCGGGTACAGGACGAGCGTTTTACCGTTCACGATATACGATGGCTTCACGAAGGTGACATTTTCGAATGCGATCTCGTTACCGCACACGTTCAAGTTCGGCTCGTCGTGCAACACCGTACTGATGTGATCGACGAATGACGAGAACGAGTCCTGTTGCGCCTTCACCAATCCGTACCTTTCGATCCACAGCTGAACCGCTCTATAAGGATCGTATTCGGTCATTGTCGGTATTATTAGTTCGACTGCCGACACGTTCGGTCCTATCACAGCCACGTCCAGGACTGTTCTGCACAAAATGGACACGACACCTCAACGTATAAACGTTGCCGTTCCGTCGAACATTTTGAACGCACGACGTCGTTTGTACTTTGGATCACCGTCTCCGCGACACGAGAACGAAATCTTCTCTCCACCGCCGACGAGGAGCAACCATCATCATCATCATCATCATCATCCCGTCGAGAGGGATAAATATCGCACACCGGTCAGGTTCGGTGTGTTTAGTACGGAGGAAATGTACGCGAATCCTGCGGTTCAGTTTCAAGACGATGACGATGAAGTGGAAGAAGTGATATCATTGACCAACAGAAGACTGAGTGACACCTTCATATTGGACATGTTCAGGTTCAGCGTTAACGCGTTACATCCGAGACTCGACGTGATACGCAGAGCGTTAAGAACCATATCGAGAAAACAGGAGGTGATCTCGTCGGACAAATATTGTGTTGTATGTTTTGAGAGATTCAACGTGAACTACGGTTCCGTATATTTACCATGTAGACATTCCGTTATCTGTGAAACATGTTCTATAGACGATCGCACCTCTCAAAGGTGTCCATATTGTCGTACTACAGTCGAAGCGATTATGTATGTAACGCCTAACTACAATTATCTAAGCCGTAGACCGGAGAGTTTGACTAGTGTTACGAAATTATGATTATTAAATTAAAAAAAGTTTTCTACAACAAACCACCAGACTTTTATTTATTATGACACATTTTGGCGCAGTAGTAAAACGATGACGACGGAAAACGCTGGATTTGCGTGTGCCGTTATGAAAACAGCAGGTGAGGTGGTAAGAGTATTGTACGAGGAGAACGTTGCGTTGGCGGGGAAAATTGTAAAGATGGAAGAACAGATGAATAAAAGTGTTAACAACGAACGAGAACTCGAAACGGAGTTGGCGTTCGTACGTAACGCCCTTAAACAGGAGCGAGGTCGTCGCGAGAAAAGACTATCCGCTACGAACGCGAAGAAAGACGAGGAGATTGCCAGATTGCAGGAAGACGTCGATTACGCGTCCAACACGATAAACGAGCTCAACGATCAAACCAGAATGTTGAAGCAACAATTGGAAATCGCCACTGAGCGAATTGCCAGATCGAGACCGTCAGGCGTTAACGCGTCCAGATCCGAAAATAACACGGACAACGACGACTGGGACTATTACGATATCGTCGACGAGTCTGACGATCAGATCGTTCAACCGATGCTGCGTAAGCCCAGGCGGCGCGTGAACTCTCCAAAATAATCTCAACCGTTACTAGTAAAGCATTTATCCTGATGGCGTCAAAACGTAAACCTGCTCGTCTAAACGCAGAACAATGCGAAACTTTCAAAAGGAACAAACAAGCTGTCAGTCCGTTGACGAATTGTCCGATCGACAAATTCGGTCGGACGGCGGCTCGTTTCCGCAAAGAGTGCGATATCGCATCCCCACCGACTAGGTACACGTCGTCGGTGTGTAAGAAATTTTTGGCCAACAAAACGGTCAGCCCGTACAGTGGTAGACCTATAAAGCCGGGAAAGAAATTGTATAACGACCTGGAGAAGCATTGTTCGGGTCGTGGAACGTCACCATCGCGCCGTTCACGAAGCAGATCGATGAGTCCTAGACGCCGAGCGTCACCGGCCCGAAGACGGGCGTCACCGAATCGAAGCAAACCCGCGAAGAGAACCGCCGCCAACGCAGACGAGAGGCCCGATTACTGCACGAATTTTCACCGTGACGAGTCACGGAACCCATTGACCGGTAAGAAGCTTGTACCCACCAGCCCCATAAGGAAGGCGTGGCACAAGATGTGCTCCGGTACCGTTCAAACACGTAGCACAAAGTGTATCGCGTTCGACAAGAACGACAAAATCAATCCGTTCACCGGTAGGCCGATAAACGAAAACAACGACACGTACCGAATGATTTACAGCATGTGTCACGGCGCCCGCTACTTGCCGAAGAAGAGAAGCCCACGACGAAAGAACAAAAGTCCCGCACGTACCGTCAGCTTCTCACCAAACCGTCGCTCACGTTCACCATCCATTGGAGCTCGTAGGCGCCCCGCACGACCTCTAAGACCTAGCACGAGTCGTTCCAAGACACGATCCCCATCAAAGTCTCGCTCACCGTCCAGGCGTCGTAGCGCATCAAAGTCTCGCTCACCGTCCAGGCGTCGTAGCGCATCAAAGTCTCGCTCACCGTCCAGGCGTCGTAGCGCATCAAAGTCTCGCTCACCGTCCAGGCGTCGTAGCGCATCAAAGTCTCGCTCACCGTCCAGGCGTCGTAGCGCATCAAAGTCCCGCTCACCATCCATGCGTCGAAGCATGTCCATGGCCAGACGATCACCATCGCAACGTCGCAGTACGTCCGTGGCTAGACGATCACCATCGCAACGTCGCAGTACGTCCGTGGCTAGACGATCACCATCGCAACGTCGAAGCATGTCCGTGGCTAGACGATCACCCTCTCAGCGTCGAAGCATGTCCGTGGCTAGACGATCACCCTCTCAACGTCGCAGTACGTCCGTGGCTAGACGATCACCCTCTCAACGTCGCAGTACGTCCGTGGCTAGACGATCACCCTCGCAAAGTAGACGTATGACTACACCAAGCCGATCACCATCTAGACAAAGGACGTCATCTTCGTCGAGACGTATGAGCGCGCGCAGAAGCCCTTCGTATTCGATGAGTCCGTATCGTGGACGTGTACTCATGACTCCCATGCCTGAAGACGCAGAGCCTCTCAGTCAGGATCAGCTGATGCGTATCGCATCTAGAATGAACGTGGCTCAGTTGCGACACGTGGTCACAAGAAACGGTTTCCAACCTGTCGATGTCGCATTCAACACCAACTCATCTCAGCTACTGAACTTGGTCAGGTACCACATTCGAGAGGGTAATATCAAATGGTTACCGGCTAACGATCAAAACGTACCAAACTACCGCACAACGGCGCGTCCGTTCATGGATCGCATGAAAAAAAACTAGACCTGATCGTCGAAGGATTCACGAACGCCGTGTCATTGGGCCCACCATGGATACCACCGTATCGTCTCAACCAAGTCGTAGAAATATTGTCGAATCAACAATAGACACGCAACGAATTAGACTCGGTCGTCGATCGAGTCTAGTTTTGAGAAAAATTCTCCCGTCGTAAAGGTGTAAATGGAACGTGGTGCTTACATATATGATGCAATGAGTCGCGATGAAATGTTGAACCAGTGGAAGAGAATTCGCGTTCTCTCGGCTAAAGAGAAACGAGGCAGGACGTTGTCAGACGACGTGGCCACGATCACGGTAGACGATCACGACTACCTGCTCCACATCAGCCCCATAGTCTTGTCTATGTTCAAATCTGACGGGTTGATAAAACTGGCGATGCGTTTGAACGTCGACATAAATGACCTGGAAAACGTGGTCGCAACTTTTGACACCAAGCTACCCATCGACGATGACAGCTTACCTCTTTTCAATCTCGACGGTCTACGTAGGGTGGCTCGACTTTTGACCGGCGACGACAATGTACTCGCATACAACTTACAGCAGGCCACTTATGCAATAAAGCGATCTAAACGACTAAACCTTCGCCGTTCACCGGTTAGATCTAAGAGACGTACTCCCGGCAAACGTAGTCCCCGGCAAACGTAGTCCCGGCAAACCTAACGTACGCATAACCAAATCAGAAGGTACTTACTACCTACACATCGATGAGAACGTGCTGAGTATGATGTGCGACAGTGGTCTTGAATGGTTAGCGTCTGAATTGGGCGCTTATAGTAGTGACGCCGTTGACCTGATGAACGCCCTGTCCACACGAAACATGGTACCTTATAGACAACGCTTTCGTAGATCACATGTCGTTGCCGTTGTTGAGGAAAGTTGGCTGGCGAGTTGAACAGCGACGGTTCACGCAGCGCTTCGAAACGAAAAGCTATGCTTTACACTAAGGACGAAGCCGTATCGATCATCAGATACGCTATAGACGGTGAAGTGTCAGACTCTTGCCCTACGTTTGATCGAGAATTAATTCCAAGGTACTCATTAACGGCTGGTAATTCGTCTCGACTGAAGAGACAACAACTCGAATGGGTTTTGGCCAGAGTCGCACCCAACACGTACACATTGGATTCAGTTTCGAACATGACCGTTGACGAGTTGCGCTCATCGTTACTGCCCTTACCTACCGATCACCACCGATGTCGATGGGAGTTTGTCAACGGTCTGATGACTGTGTCACAACTACGCGAATTGGCATGTAACGGTGCCGACGAATCACGATGCGTGGACATCGTGCGCATGAACAGAGACCAACTGCTGTACGAGCTGCGTTTGCGACGCAACTCCGCGATTGCGCCACCGCCTGAATTCGACGATCTCGAGAATCGCATGGTGGAAATCACCGAAGCGAACGTAGAGATCGCCAACTCTTCGTTGCGTAACGAGTCCGATCTCCAGAACGTCGCATTATTAAACGAAACTTCACGTCTGAGACAGGACTTGGCCGAAACAAACGACGAACTAAACACGACTCGTCGTAATTTAGACATGTGTCGACGTGAGATGGCCGACTTGCTTAAGCGTTTGGACCGCAAGTCGAACGAAGTATTAGATGCAGAATTAGCGATGAAACAGAAAGACGATACGATCGTTCAGCTTGAGAACAGGTTGGTAGAACTTAACTAGGAACGGGATCGTATCGCGTCGCAGATCGCCTCCGATGACAGATTAATAGGTATGTCAGTCGATGCCAGGATAGATCGTGTTAATCGCGAAGGACACAGCGCGCGCAGAGTCGCGTGGTTTGGCATTGGACGTGGCGGACCTGAAAGCCCGTCTCAACCAAAGCGAGATGACGGTGGCAACGCAGAGGGCGAACATAGACGCGTTGACCGTTAATCTAAACACGTCCAACGCCAAAGCGCTCGAGCTGAAAGCGTTGTACGAAGAAGTGTCCAACGCTCGCGATCGACTCGCACGCGATCTCGAGATCAGCACCAACACCAACCAAGAACTACAATTGCAAATGGTGGATTTGCGCAACAAATTCAACGACGAAAGTTCCCGTCTGAGGGCCGATATCGAAACGTACAATGCGCAAATACAACAGCGTATCGAATCCGAGGCCGCACTGCGCGACGCTTTACAAAAAGCTCGCATGGATCTGGTATCGATGAATTCGACGACAAACAAGGTCGTGCGCAACTCGGGCGTCGGTAATGCGATAATGGAACGATTGAACGTGGAATTGAAGGCGGCTCGTGTCGAGGTGACTCGATTGAAGACCGAATTGGCGTCGGTTGTGGCGGAACGAGAATCGCTCGCGCGTGACTTGAGCGTTCGAACCGACCGATTGTCCATATTGGAGAGCCAGTTGGCGGAGAAGAACGCGGACCTGGAACGAAGGCAGATGTCAACGGAAGCGTTAAACGACAAAGTTACACAGCAAAGATCGCAGTTGATGCGATTCGAAGGTGTGGTGGCGGAGCTCAAATCGAAACTGCAGGATACGACCAACGATCTAGTCGCCATCCAAGGTCATCGTGATAGACTCGAGAACGACAAAGCTACACTCGAGCGTCGCGTCAACGAAGTGTCCATATCGTACAACGAACTCACCCGGACTTACACCGATGAGAAGCGTAACTACGAATCAACCGTGCGCAGGCTTCGCAGCGAGCTGTCCACGCTACAGGGACAATTACAGGCGAGCAACGGTCGAACGACGGAATTGCAAGCAAGATTACAGACCTACGAGAACAAGGAGAGAACGATCCTGGCCGCCGGCGCCGGAACGTCTCGCTCCATAACCATTGACGCGGACAACATCGAACAACTGGTCGAAAGATTGAAGCAAAAGTTGCGCGAAACGATGCAGAGTCGAAACGAGTTGACGGTCCAGTTGGAACAGGCGCGATTGAGAATAGGTGAATACGAGAGGGTGGTGGTCGAGTTGAGATCGGAGGCGTCGGCTTTGGCGGCGTATAGAGACGAAATGTCCAACACGTTCTCCAAACAAAGGCGCCAGATCGAGACGCTACAGGAACAGCTTCGTAACATGAACGAACTTAACGTAAAGTTACGTGCCAACTTTGAGGAATCGGAACGCATTCGAAACACCAACAACGATCGTCGAGTGGTCGAATTGGAACGAGAAGTGGAGCGACTCCGCACTGGGGGTACGGGCGTCGAAGAGCTGAGAAGAGCATACGAAACGGCCGTGAGAGAATTGGAAACGGTGACGAGGGCGCGAGACTCTCTCGATAGGGAATTGCAAGCGTTGCGGCAACAATTTGTCGCTCTACAACAACGCGCGATGGCATCGTGCACCACAGTCGGTGACGTGAACGATTGCGCCCGTACCTTACTCGAGACAACGGACAGTGTGCAGAGTAGACGTAACATAGTACCGACCAGACGGCCGCCGTTACGAAACACTCCCAGATTCGAACCGATACAAGAGGCGAGTCGAAGGAAGACACGATCGAGATCTCCGATCATAAGCGACGACGACGACGACGAAGACGAGGATGTGCCGATGAGACGAAGCGTCGATATGGACGCGGGTTTCGTGGACGAGACACCGATCGGCGGAGGTGCTGCGACCCGTGTGGGCGGTGGTGATAATCGTGGAAATCGTCAATCGGATCGTGGTGGAATGGCGCTTCTGGACGATATATACAATAATTAGATGTAAAAAAATCACATGGTCTTAGTGTAAATAGAAATAATGACGAGACGATTGAGCCGCGACGACATGAACACCATCCTGGAGGTGGTACGAGCGCACATGTTCAAACCTAAACAGACGTTGGCGCGCGACACGAGAACCGGCGAAGCGATCACGGTGAACGCGATCATGGGCGAGAAACCCGATCTAACGATGTTCTCGCAACAGGAGATCATGAAGTTGCGCGACGAAGACGGCTGGGACGTGGCCACCAACGAACAAGTGTATCGAATCATCAGCGAGACAATTCGAATGATGAGCAGTGTCGGCGGACAGGGTGCGGCGGCACCACCCAAACTGTACCCGGCACTGGCTTCACCCGCAACCATGCCTTCGGTCGTTGCGGAACGCAACACCCGTTCGTGGGTCGTATCGTGATCGGAGATGTGGGCGCGTTACAGGGTCCCGAGAACGCCGAGTGGTTGGCATTCTTCTATCCCGCACACACCGTGTTCGAGCGACTGCGATTGACCGCCGTAGTTTTGAACTTCAGCAGTCCCATGACGGGCGAGTACGTGTTGCAAATGATGAACGCACTGAATCCCGCCAAGAGTTCGCGAGACATACATAAATTCAACGGTAGCAAGTCGAGCGTCATGGTGATCGGTCTATCGGAGATGTTCACTCAGCAGACATCGATCACGTTCCGATTGCAACCGGCGCCGTTGGACGCGAAGGGTAACAGACCGTTGGTTCGTATGGAATTACACTTTGAGTACATGTGAACGCTCGTGTTTTACGCGTCTGAGCGAAGTAAATGTCGCACACTGAAAGAATTGGTCAAACACCCAAGGCGTACGTTTTAGCCAACGAACGGGGTCCATTCTCGGTCGAAGTGTACCTGAATCCGGGCACTTCCAACACCTACCAATACGTCGCCACCACTCGAAGCAAGTTCAACGCTACCGACTACGACGACCTACCTTGGAACTACACAAGCGGTAAAAAGGTCATAACCGCCAACGGTGTGGTGAGCGGTGGTGATAGGTACGTGTTCGCTTTACGTTCCGAAATCCCTCAGGACATACAGGTCACCATGTACAACGTCAATAACGGCGTCAGTAGTAACATGAACGTCAGACAACCCTCGGACAACTCATACTACCAACCCCCACCACCACCACCACCGCCTAGGTTAGTGTACAACAACGGCGAATTGTACGACAACATGATTAACGACACCGGCTACGCTACTGAATTAGGTAAAAAGCTTAACGACAACTTTAAGAAACTCTGGGATTATGTGAACCAACCAATCGTGTGGTTGGGCGTTTCGGCGTTAGTCGGTTACTTGATATATCGCTACTACTACATGTCTCGACCAATCGGTTTCGGTAACTCGGGTGCGTACGACGTGCCACTGCTGGACACTCCGTTGTTACGTGACAGTTACCGCTTACCACAATCGTTCACTCGCGATCCAATTTTTAGAAATTCCATTTAAAATACCCGACGATGGCTTACGAAGACGACACAATCGAATTGTACCCGAACCACTCAGACATGGCGTTCATGAAGCAATACGATGAAGAATACGACCACCACGACTATGAGTCGCACTCGTATCGAAAACAAGTACGACTACCACCTCAGAGAACACTTTCACCTGTAAAAAGCGACGAAGAAGATTTCAACGATTACGTCATCATCGGAACAACGATTAAACACACGAGACCGTCGGATCGTTTCGATGTTTGTGACACGATATGTAAACACAAGTTCGGTTCCCGTGACGTTTGTACGAATAAGCCGAGTAAATGCATGAAACGGGGTCGCGCTCATGACTTTCAAAGAATACGCGTATGTGATAGAATCGGTTGCGGTACGGCTAAAATGTCCGGATTGTACGTGGGTGAATCGTGTTCGAAGCGACACTACAACGAAACTCTCACCAACTACTTGTTTCGTATAGGCATGCTGACGAAACGTTTCGGTAACGAGTTGTTGGTAGATGAGTTACCGTCGTTCCGTTTAATACGTTACATGTGTGATAATGTGAAAAAGTGCCGGGATTTGGACGAGATACGCGTTCGTATACACAGGCGGGAAACTATGGCGGAATTCTTTGCGAACAGATACTCGATCGACGAATAGTATGGTCACATTTCGGTTACTACAGTCGTGTTTGACACGACTGTACAAAGCAAGTGTGTGTGTGTGTGTGTGATTAGTTGAAGTCACCACCGTTGTCGATTTTACGAAGGTTTCCGTTCTCAACGTATAATATGTAGCCGGTTAGTACGGTGGCGTTGAATTCGAATCGTTCGGTTGTCGCGGCGTTCAACGTTTCGCTAGGTCGAAGCACAACGGAAATGTTGCTGTTGAAGTTGGACGGGTTTATCGAACCTTTTGGGTCGATAGTGTGTAGGTCGAGCGCGAACGAATACATGTAGAGACCGTTGTTCGTGGTCGGTACTCTCTTGGCAGCGTGGTATGGTTCCGTGTATACAAAGTGCTCAGACGGCAATAACGGTACACGGTATTTGTCGTTGCACTTAATACCGATCCTAGAGACCGTCGCCGTTCCGACGTCTTCGCGGGCGCCGAGGTTAAATCTCGGTAGACCCACTTTGTAGAAGTCCAAGTATTCCGGTCGAGTGATATTTCTGACTCCGAAAAATAACGCTTTCACAATACCGTTCGTGTGTTCGATCTCGAACGACATGGTGTCGGGTGCGGTGGTACCGTCCGTCGGTTTCACTAGTTCCGTGGCGGGTACGTCTACCGGCTTCTCCATGTACATGTAGTGGGGTGTGCACGAGGTGCGGTCGATTTCGAAATCGGTGACGACGGCGAAATCGGCTACCACTTCGAAACTAGCAATGGTCGGCACGACGGAAAAGTCCGCTTCGGTCAGGGTACGAACGACGCCAGTACCCGCACCGGTGGCGGGTTTGTTCTCCAACACGAGTAGATCGGTGACTTTACGGAACACGAACTCGACAGTGACACGGTTGTTCACCATCGCGCCGATGGGCAGTGCGATACCCGTGTCACGACTGAAGTACATCGGTATAGGCAGAACCACGCTCTTATTGTTGATGCGATCCTTGTTAAACTCGTACTCGCCACCGACCATGTTGTTGTATGCTTCGTAGTTACCAGAGTCGATCATGAACTCGCTCCACATGTCCATGAAGCTGGAGCTCAACTCGACCAAAGGTTTGCCGTCGATTTTCAGTTTCACGGATTTGATCAGCTTATGGCCCAGTTTTGGTAACCAAGAAACGACCGAGGCATCCCCGGCACCCGTTATAGTACCAGCCGAAAGAGTCGCGTACGCGGTCAGAGACAACAAATAATCCCCGCTTGCGTTGATCGGCATCGTAAACGTACCCCCGAACTTCTTCATACCGTTCCCGTTGGTCAACAACACCGGCAACTTGCTGAAAGCGGCGCAAGGGCGTATTTCGCGTACGAAGTACGTCGTCACCCTCTCGTCGGGACCGTATATATAGTTGTCGATGTTACCCCTCTTGTTCACATCCTCCCTGACTTCGGTAGAGGTGGCATTCTGAGCGGTCGTGTCGGCAGAGATCGTCGGTGTAGACATATCTAACGATTTATTTATTTACTACCTGAAGATCAAATATGACGACCGACTCGGTAGTATTCGTCTCGGTCGAGGGGAACATTGGCAGCGGTAAGAGCAGCGTGATGCGTAAAGCCGCCGAGAGGTACGATGGACTGGTGTACTTTTGCGAGGAACCCGTCGAAGAGTGGGGTCTGCTCATGTACATGTACAACGATCCCGCCAGATACGCTTTCCCCTTCGAGCTGCAAGTGCTGACGAGTAAATATCAAAAGTGGTTGGACTCGTACGAGACATGTCTGCGAACCGGAGCTCGAGTCGTTATCATGGAACGCTCGCCGTGGTCGGCGTACGACGTCTTCACCAGAATGATGCGAGACCGAGGCTCGATCACCGACAAACAATTCGACGTGTACACGGATGTGTTTCGCAGTTTGGAGAATGACATTCCGAGAATCGACCACGTCGTGTACATTGACACGAAACCGGACACCTGTCACCGCCGAGCTCAGGAACGAGGACGCGAGGCGGAGAAATCATTGGACGTCGAGTATTTCGAAAGAGTCGAATGCTACACGAAACGATACGTCGACAACCATAGTTCAGTTTTCGTGTTGAACGGAAACTTGCCACGCGAAGACGTACTCGCATCATTCAACCGTGTCCTTGATGGCATCGTCGAATCTTCGTAGTCGACACGACAGCACGCATATCGATATAGTCAAGATGATGATTATGGTAGCTACAAGGGCGGTACATGCGGCCGCCGCGTACACTAACATCGGCCAACGTTTATGAACGGTAACCGCCAGGTGTACGGACAAGTCTAGTATGAAATTTATAACGCCCGTCTCTAGGTCTAAGATGTCTTGTTTTGTTATTACATTCCTAAGTTTATGAATAAATGTTGTTAAATTAGTGAATTGTTTAATTTCCACCGCCATCGATTTAGTCGTTGATACCACTTCGCTGACTTTGTTGATGGCGTCGTTCTTCAACGATTTAACGTCCTCTATAACGGTGTTAACCTCGGTCTTGACGTCTTCGATTGACGATTTGACGCGGTTAATCAACGAAGTCACCGGATCTAAAGCGGCTACTATTGTGCTTTTAACGTCGAAACCCATACAACCGTGATCCGGTAGCGTGGTTGTAATCATGATGATGATGCATACGATAAGCATTGATAGCTTTGTAGCTGAACACTGTGCTTGAACCATTTTCATCTCACAATGGTAAATGAGTGGAAGCACAGCGATCAGTTATCCGCGCCTACCCAACGAGGTCGGTGTCGTTAACAACGGTGGTGACACATTACCGGGAGTCGTCGACGATATCGATCTGCGTATTCGAAGGGCACTGATGGCGTATAATAACTATGCTGATTACACCGGTGAACAAGCGGCGGAAAACTTCACCGGCCGTCTTAACAACCTACCGTTCACCAATCGTGATACGGCCCGTGATCCCGCAACGGCCACGCATTACGATCCGTACCGTGACGGTTTCTACATGTACTCGATGCCCAACGGACGTGTGGGCAGATCGTTCACGAGATTCTTCAAACCCAACTACTGGTTCTCTTGGCTCGTACCCAGTCGTGAGACGTATTGTCGCAAGTGTTGCAGCTACGGGGACTACTTCATGTCCAGTAAGTACAAGGACGATCCTCGATTCGACAACTTCCAATGCAACAGGACGTCGTGTGGTTCAATGCCCATGGCGCGTGCTTGCAACAAGCCCCACGCTCTACCCAACTTTTCCGGAATCATCAATCGACCCGCTGTGATGGGCACTCAAGTGTATCCCAATCAAGCGTTAGTTGCCTAATAGAAATAAAACCATATCACTCGCTCGGGTCTAACTCGAGCGAGTGTTTTTTTTTTTTTTTCTCGTTTCATAGACGGTAAATGGCTGATAAGAACGGTTGGAAGTTGTACATGATACAGATGGTGAACGGTAACATTTACACGGGTGCGTCGAAAGACGTGGAACGTCGTTTCAAGATGCATTGTTCAGGTCGAGGTGCGAAATGTTTACGGGGTGCGCAAGGTTTACGTTTAATATGGACAAGCGACGAAACCTTTACGAAGAGCGAAGCGTTGAGTCTCGAGTACAGGTTAAAACGCGCTTGCGATCATCACGCTAAACTCATAGTATCCTACTGCCGACCGAAGGACGTGCGCGCGTTCCTCTCAATGACTCGTAAGGAGCGGAGCGAGATGCTAAAAATGAAGGCAGCAGAATGAGCACACCTCCGATGGCACACAACGCGATTCCGGCGTACAAGCGTGACGAACTGGACGTCTTGTCACGTTTACAATAGTATCTTGAAATGCGTCTATCGTTGGGAAGCTGCGAAGTGACGCTCGCCGGAAGTGTGTATATTGCACTAGTCTTGTACACGGTGGCCGTGTGATCCACGACCCACGATTGCAATTTCGGTGACCAACTCGACAACCGTAACATCGTGCCGTCCACGTACACGATGTGCATCGCTCTCTTCTTGTCCACCGGAGGGTAGTAATCGGAAGGCTTGTAACAAGACACGCCGATGTTGTCTGTGTTAATAACATCACCAGCCGCGAGCGACACGGCGGCGACGGGTTTGGTCGGTTCGTGTAACGTGTACACGTTAATGGCGGTCCTATCGTCGCTCAAACGCACCATAAGCGGAGGAGTTGCCAATTGCCGTAACATGAGTAGGCGATCGGGCGCTCCTCCGTCACGGTACCCGTGTACAACACCCTCGCTGCATTGGTAACACGAGAAACTACCACCTTTAATGGTCGATTCGACATCGGTGGGTGCGACGATTTCCGTACCTATTCGACTGCCGTCAGCGTGCCGGAACCGTGGTGGTGGGCGCATCGTAGAAAGTCAGCTCGGGTTCACCCTGGTGGGCCGTGTAATGGTATATGATGAGGGCGAATCCGACACCGAAGCACGCCAAAGCTGGCAGGAATTTCAGTACATCGGGCCGAGTCAACACCACCTCGGGCCCGATAGTGATCACCGCCACACCGGCTATAGCCAACACGACCCACGACGCACTCACACCCGACAGTATCGTACTCTCGTCCTGTTTGATGGCGTCCGTGTGACGACGAAGATACGGCTTCTTTAATCGCCGCCGAGCTCGTGCACTGAACAAACACGTCTCCGTCGACAGTGTTACTGATGTCTCTGACGTTAACCGAACCCTTTGCGACCACCTCGTTTTTAACGTTAGATATGACCGAGGTGAGACACTTGTTCGTCGTGCTGGTGAACGCTAACAGTGTCACGTTACTGATACACGCCGTGTCGGCAACACTCATGCCCGTCTGTAGCAAGTTGATGTCTTTGATCTGTGTCATTAGATTTTGCATGATACTCAGCGCTGTCTTGGCTTGCATATCGTCCGACACCGCATTCGATAGTTGACTCGCGAAACTCGTCTTTGTGTGTATCACGTTACTGATATCTCCCACTGTAACGGTACCATCGTTCGAGCGAATGTAGTTGCCGATGTACGAGGAAATCGTCGCCTTGTCCACGTTCACGTTGTCGTTACGTATTTTTTGTACGGTGTCTTGTGTCGCTTTGGACACGGCAGTCGATAGACTTGTACCCATTTTTGAATGTTTACTCTGCCGAGACCCGTCGTACGACCGTTCACTGTTGTCGTTGTTGTCCGTAGGACACGTCGATTGCTTCGATTTTACCGTCCAAGTGGTATAGCGTGCTGCTGGCTCGGTCGAATATGTTCACGTACGCTCGCATACGTTCAATGTCGTGTACGCAAGTCCCCGTCCTGTTAGTTTTGTATTCGTACCACCACAGCAGGAAGCTCGAGTCTCGTATCTTCTTGAATGAGAATTGCACGGTTTCCGCGTACTCGCGACCGTTACATGTGCCCACTATGTAAATGTTACTCTGGTTGACGCGTTTCAAGTTGAAATACGTGTCGATGCTGTAACGTATCGTTGCCGTGTTCAAAGGGTACGCATTGTTGTTTGATGAAGTCCCCATGTTAAAATTTTACTATTGCTCGATGAGTCGTTTTTCCCACCCTTGAATGAAGTCAACGTTCACGGTAAACGGAACGATGTCTCTGTCACAGACCGAAACCTTGTTGTCGAACGTTGTTAGCGTTTACCGCGAAACTTGCAACATATCCAAACAGATCGCTCAGCTTCGAGAGCGAAACAAACGATTAAACGACAAACTGAACGAACACAAGGAATCCATCGCCAAGTACATGGAGATGAGTCGAAACGACACCATCCTATATGATGATGTCAGATTCAAACTGGCGAAAAGGTCGGTTTCCAGGAAGATGGACGAAAACCTGCTCGTCGAAGAAATGAGACGTCTGATCGAATCCACCAAGAGTGAGCAGGGCATCGACGTGGACACAGTACTTGCGCAAATAGTCAAACTTCTCAAGAAGAAGGTTAGCGATTCAAAAGTTTGTCTGTCCTTAGTCGATGAGAGAGCGAATTGAACGCCGTGTTATTCGCGTCGATGAATCGTATCGACGCGAATGTGATCATGTCCCGTTACACTCTGTGCGAATATTTCACCCTGGATGCTACCGTGTCTAGGGATTTTTTTACTAGTTTTGCCGTACTCTCCTCGCTGTTATGGTAACGTGTGCCGGTGTTGTTATTGTTGTCGTTGGTGGTGATGCTGTTAGTATTTTTGAACGTACGTGATTTACCGCGTCGACACTGACACGTAGACATACTATCGAGTATGTCGACCATTTGTCACAAAGCGTTCTCCATGACCGTCAATCTTTGCGTGATCACATCCAATCGATCCATCCTTTGTTTATGCTACATTTTTTTGATCGTTCACCACCATCGCCAGCAAAGAATCCACCGCTCCGGACGCATCTAGTGCGCTGGACAGTGCCGTTATCGAAAATCCTATCAACATGCGTACCGGTGGCGTATCCGAACAGACCACCTAGAATGGAATCAGTCATCGACACCTCGTATTCGTTTGTTCAACACCGTTCTCATGACGGCCACTCGAACTAACCATACAGTTGGTTTTCGATGAGGCATCGTCGCGGTTCTTATACGTCCGTATCCTTCATTGGTATCTGTTTACCCTCCTGAGACCCAATGTTCAATAAATAATACATATCATGCAAGCAAAATTAGTTCTTATGTGACGTCATATCTTATCAGCAGAGTATAAAACGAGCGTTGCGATCGCTAATTAGTTATATTGTCACTATGCCGTTGTCGTGCAAGTCGTGCGGCGGCGAAGGTCACACTCGTCGCAGCTCGAAATCTTGTGCTAACTATCTGCCACCGATTCGGCAACGGAGAAACAGCGGCGACGTAGACCACTACACACAGGACTTTGACGTGGGCGTTGTGAAGCAGGGTCTCGATGGTACAATCTGTCCACTCCTACGAGGAGATGTGCGCCAACGTCTGACGGCGGAGATCAGATCCGATGTTGTGGAGCTGTCTAAACTTTACATATTGCTCGGTGTGTTCGTAAATCACTGTTGGAACGCATACCCCGACGACGAATCGAACAGCGTTCGCACGTTTCAGGACATGATGAACTACGTGTATGCGATCAGAGGCAAGGGACCACACGCGAAGAAATTCGACGATATGGTGCGCTATCACGGCAATATACGTCGCTACGACGGACGACTTCGTTCATTCATCGTTCATGAAGTGGCTAAAACCTATTGGACTGTGCTGAAGACGAACATCACGACGCACGCCTACTCGCGCCTCGCCCGTTACCTCGGTGTGAAGAGAAACGATCCGACCCTTTTCGCAGCCTACTATCACAAGGAGTTCGGTGACGACGATTCGATATCGAGGGTGTGTAGATTCATCAACGTATCGAGCGACTGGCATTCGACCATACCGATGTGGATCGAAATACAGCGAGACATGTATGCGCGCGGCGAACGATCATTCGTCATCTTCCCGCAGCCGAGCCATGGTTTGAAACACGTCACGTACACCAGCAGAGGATGGCACGAACTGTTGAGACGCGTCGATCCATCGAACGTCACATCGAATTGGCCTTCCATAACGGATCACAAGAAAGAGTTGTGGGCGCCATACCTAGACACGTGTGTAGTTGACATGAAGAAATTTGGATGTTGCATTCAAACGGACGGTGTAGCCGTGTCGATATCGATGAATAGACCGAAGAGGACGTCCGTCCGTCGAAAGGCAGCTCTACCCAAATCGTATACAATCGACGCTTTCTTCGAAGACCGGATCGTAGCGGTGGATCCCGGCAGTCGAGTACCGGTGGCGGCGTGCGACTCTCGCACCGGATTCAAACGCATCACCAAACGATGGGTGCGTTCGCACACTTTGGAATGGAAGCGCGATCGCTATAGATCGCGCAAATTGAGACGCGTCGAACTGAACGAAGCCACCGATAGACAACGGGTCGAGTTAGATAGAGGAGTGCAAATAACGTGTCGCAACGGCGAGCAAGTTAAGCTGTACACCGATTTCCGACTAAAGTGGTTCGATGCGCGCCAACTTCCGTTCGAAAGAACGCGCAAACTGACTAGATTGTCGTTCAACAAGTACATGATGACGGCTCGCACGAACGAGCGTATCGTTAGAGAAACGTTTCTCAGTGATACACCGTCGGATCGAGTGTTGGTGCTGTACGGAGCGGGCGTCAACTTTGTCAACGTGGCCTGCTACAGCGGTCGCAAGTTCAAACATACAGATTTGCTGCGTCGATTGAGAGCAAAACGCAACATCAGAGTACAACTAGTAGACGAATCGTACACCAGCAAAGCGTGCTCCGAGTGTAACGAGCTGAGAAACGGAACGTACACTCGACTGCGGATGAACCATGACTTCGTCGCGGCGTCTGTTCAGACTGCAACGCCGACGTCGAGAGGGACTACAACGCCGCCAAAAATATACTAGTTAATTATCAAAGGTCCGCCGTCTGCAGGCCGAGCCCGAGCTGTGACTCGGGCGTAGCCACCGACACAGACCCGCACTCCATACGGTCCATTTTCCAATGCGCCGTATCGGAGCCCGGGTCTTAGGAGGTTACTATAAGAGATTGCAATAGTACGTCACCACTACCTATGTCGATGGTTTCCGACGTACGCCGCTCGACACTCGTACCATGTGTACATTTTGAGTAGAACATCCGACAGGCGCGTTCGTAATCAAACGACGGCACGTATGTATCACGTATGATGGCCAGGTTGTAAAGATCGCGAACGTTTCCCGTGTCGATCACGTACGATGGATCGAGGACCGCGTTCAAATGGCACACTCGTGAATCGCTAAACACCACGGCCAGATGGGCCTTGTCCTCTTCGACGCCCGACAGACGGTATCGTTTCCACCATTGTAACGGACTGGTTTGCGGCGACGTCGCCTCCCATGTCGGTACAGTGTTGGGTGTGAGTGATTCGAAATGGTTCATCAACTCGTAACTCTGGTCGCGGAACTCGTCCAAAGACGTGTTGTAACGCAGGTCGTGAAGTAGTTCGTAGAATTGAACCGACGTTTGATAACCTTCGATAAGACGTTTGCCGAGTTCGCTCGGTACGGTCCATCCGGCCGGTCTACACAGCGTACCGTATTCGACGAACGTTGCGATTAGGTAGTCATCGTCGTCGGGTCGCTCGTTTTCGATGAGATGTTGAATGTCATCTGTAAATTTATCGCTACCGATACGATTCTCGAAAAATTCCACAGCTGTACTTTGACGGAACATGTTTGGTCGTTTACTGCTGTGTAACGACATTCAGTCTGACGAGACACGTCGCCGCAGTGTGACCATGTTCGTGCTCATCGCAATAACACTAGGCGTGGGTTTGGTCAGTGGTCATGGATCGGAACGCCTATTGTGGAACGCGTACTACGCAAAGAACACCACAACAACTCGATTCTGCCCGATCGAGGTTGACATCAGCCTTAGATGCAGCCTACACACGAAGGAATGTAACGACATGGTACATCGATACTGGCCGTTTTGCAGTCTCACCGAGTACCTGACGACGTCGAATTTTGAACGAGACGATGGATTCACCTGTGTCACCCCGTGCATGTACGAGTCGGAGTCGAACGAGTACAAGTGTGACGGTATGCGGTGTACACCCCCGGGTGACGAGTCGACCACTTTACACGCAATAAATCGTGAAACATGGACCACCGGACGACACGATGTGGATCGCACCATCGAATTGTACCGCACTCTATTCCCCACAACGTACAGTATGAACTACGAATATCTGAAGCCGTTACACGAGTTGACCATGTATCCGTACGTGGACGGTACGGAAATTAAGTTTCTACCGTTGCTTTACACGAAAAACGTGACTCACATACTACGCCGCACACGACACCAGAACAAGGACTTTACCATCGACGAGCAGAGCGTGAAGCTGATTTACCCCAGCTACATCGGTCCGACGAATCGCAGGGAATACTATTACAATATCATCGATACCGACACCGGCGACAACGTGTGCGACAAGTTCTTCAAGCGCATCACCAAGTACGTGTCGTGGAAACGTGGCAAATACGTTGTTATCAACGCCGTTTTCGAGTATGAATTCGAACGTGCCACGCCCAACGTGAAACCTGTTCGTTTGACGTACGTGGTTAATTACTTCAAGAACTCCAATTGTAGACGTAAGGATACCTGCGTTGTTTCTTCTGTGTAAATAAATGTCAACACATTCGATCGTATTTCATTCCTGAATCCCTGACTTTTTTTCTTCTTTACAAGCTGAATCGTGGCAACGAGTCACGATAACGCTCGTATGTTTTTTGTGACGCACATGCCTGTAACACTCCAGTATTGTTCGAATTTTGTTCAAGGCATTACGTTAGTTACACAATGGTAGAACAATGTAAATTCAAATACGACCATTCGTCACTATCGTACATCGAGTTCACTTGTTGGGTGTTAACTCTCGACGACGGCGTAGTGTACTACAGACTGGATGAGTTTTGCGAGGCACTCGGTTACACGGACGTGGAAAGTGCACATACAGTCATTCCCGAATACTGGAAAACGACATGGTACCGAGTACGGCCACAACTGTTACCGATCATACACGACGAAGCTCGACAACTGGCGTCCGGAAACGGTCTTGGTACTCGAGGCTGGAGTGTACGCACTTCTTTTGCTAACGTACACACCGACCGGGAATGACTTTTCACGATTCGTTTGTGAAATCGTACTACCGAGTATTCGTCAACGCAGAACACGGACGACCAACGCGCTGTATCGATACAACACATCACCGCTCGATAATGATATGTACTTGTATATCGCGACGAGTTACGAGTACGTGAAGAATCGCTGCTTCGGTATCGGTATTACGTCCGATCTACAGAGACGACTCGAACACTTGAACTGTTTCCGTGCCTACGACATGTTGTATTTCGTGTCGTCGTGGAATCTCCGACAGTCAGCCCGTATCGTGGAACGAATGATTCAGAAAACGTTCTCCTCCACTCGAATCAGGAACACGTTCTTTCGCATCAACGAACACGCGTTGGACGCATTGATCTCGGCGTTGGATACGCTGCGTAAAAACTTGACTAAGTGAAATGTATTCTGGTTCAGTTGTATGTAATGAAATAAACAAGGGGTGTACGTAAATGAAACGCCCGAACTAAATTGAATTTTTTATTTTCAAACACAATTCATGGCTATAGTTGAGCATATCGTGCACGACGAAGTTTGCAGGAACGATTTCACTCGCCTCGGTGTTCCTGAAACGTAAAGTCTTCAACAGATACTTGGCGATACACACGAAATCCCTGGACACGTAGCCGACGTGGCTGGTGATCGCCATCAGTGCGAATTTGACGCGCACATCAAAGTCACGCTCGCGCAACGCCTTCGCGACGGTCGGATCACGCCTTTTCTCGAACAGTATGTCCATGTCGTCGATATCGTCGAACAGGATAGTGATCGTGCGGCGCATGTTGTCACACAACGCGTAATCGCTCGACACTTTGTACGACACGACGTCGTTTTCGATCATGAACCTCTCGAGGGCTTCCAGGTTGCCGATCATGTTCGAACACGCGTCACGACCTGGATCCATCATCAGATTTCCTCGTATTTCCAACCGAGCGACGTGAACAACTCCTTGTATAATTCGTCACGTCTGGCTCGCTGCTCCAACGACTTGATACTGGCAAAGTCTTCGAGCTTACAATCGTGACCGTAACGCCGCAACAATTGGTACAGAACGATTTGCATATTTATGAAGCTACGACGTTCACGTTTACCGGCGTGTTGTTCGTCGTACTTCTTCGAGAGTAACGTGAAATCGTGGATCAGTCGCTCCTCGAGGTGTTGCACGTTGTCGGAACTTCGGCCGGTGATAACGCGATGGATGTATACAGCGTCGTCGTAGTGACGCGTGTAGTTCAATTGTTTCAGGTAGTAGAGAACATCACCTTTTGTAACGTTAGCCGCATCGCGTTCTCGGTCTCCCGTGTTTCCCATGATGTTACATTCGCGCATCGCTTTGATCAACGATTCGAACACTTCCGCCGCCAACACGGGCGTGTGCACACCCTGGTACTGGTACAGGCAATCTCTGAAGTGCATCGTACGGTTGTACACGTTGTTCCCTCCGGTACCACCGGCCACGGCACCGTTAGTGCTGTGCTTATAGCTACCGTTACATATCGGCCGTGATCCGTCGACGCACTGTATTATTTCACCACCGCACACGGCGCAATTCACCGATTCCGAGTCTCGGACGAAACTCGTCTCGTTACCGCACGCGTCGCATTTGTAGTCGTACAACGTATTCGCTGCGGTGGCGACCGGTTTGTTAGTTGATGGCTTCGTGGAATTGGTCACATCGCTACACCTCATCAGATCGACGTACACTTGCGAAGTGTTAGTGGTAACGTTAACGATGTCGCAGTAACGCTTCGATAGATTCGTGCGCTTCTTCGACATTTCCGGTCGACGAACCTTATCCATAGGTTCGGATAGCATTTTCATGTACTCGCGCACGATGGGTGTCGACTGGGTCACGTACACCACCTGGAAACTCAACATGGCATCCATCTCGTCGAGCAGCTGTATGTCCTTTCGGATCGCTTTCGACAGTCTACCCTTTAGACGGGTGCTGTTCAAAGCGGACGTCAACATCTTTCGTCGTTCCACGCCGGTCAAGCGTTTCGTTAACGCTCGACAACGCTTCGTCGTGTTCGTACACATGTTACGAATCGTGTCGTCCAACTCTAACAGGTCTCTGTTAATTACCGCGTTCATTTTACAAAGATTACACGATCTCTCAACACTTGCGGTTCGCAAATATCGCGACCGCTCTCAACACACGTGTATCAAGCGTTCAACGCGGCCCGTAGTCCACGAACCACGTTAACGTCTTGGAACACCTTTCTGTCGTCACCGACGATTCGTACCGAAGTGCCGCGGTTCTTTGAAATGGCCGCGGCCACCAGACCCGAGGCTAAGTCGTGTAGAATCGCCACGCTGCCGTCGAACACCGGTGATATTTTCACATCACCGCGACCCGACTCGGATGTTCGGCTCACGGTGACCACCGTGGACGCATTGATCGGACCGGCGCCGATTAGTCTATCGCGAATTATCTGTAATCGTTTTAAGATACGATCATCGGTCGACGTCATAATCATTTACTTGTCAACGACCTAAAAACCAACGCCGGCGATTTTGATGAGGGAATGTATGTCGATACCGAGACGCGCCGCCGTTCAAAGCGTTCAGCTTATCCGAATTGACAACGGACATTACCACGTGCAATATGTCTTTGCTGCTAGCCATGCTTTCGAATATACGTTCGTTATCGTACGCGTCACGTATGAATTTCGCCAATTCCGGCAGGTTTTCGTCTAGCCGGCACGCGTTCAACACCACCATGAAAAATATCCTCGCCAACAGGTCTCGGTCGAGGGCTGCATCGTTCACGAGTCGTTTAATTTCATCGCATGACGTTATCGAGGTGACGTCGAGCGTTTTGAACACAGCCATCCTGCAGACGTTACACGGATTCGCTCTCGAGATGTTCACCACGTTCAACGGTACCCCGTACTCGTTGTCGCCTATCGACCGTCGGTCTCTCTCCACGAGCATCTTCAATTTTCTCGCGCACTTCGGTACCGACGTACACACGGATAAGTTTTCCGTGAGCGTTTTCAAAGTGGCGTCGTAACTCAATCGATCACCCATCAATCGTTTGCTCTCCAACAATAGTTTGTTGCAAATCTTACGCAGTGTCATATATTCCATGCAGTTGTTCACGTTCGCATCGATGTCGGCCAACGATTGTTGCGCATCGACAATTCTCTTTTGTACTTCACTCCTGATACTATCATCGTCGAGTTTGCGTAGTTCAGTACGGAGATCGAAGAACACCTTACCACCAACGTATGACAATCGACACTCGGCCGATGTGCAGTCTTTCAACAGCCAGTTGCACACCTCCTGTTGTACGGACGTGTCGCTATACTTGTACGAATTAATCGTGGAGCAGGTGTCACGTAAACCTCTCACGTCCGGAAAGTATCTCGATAGTTTACGTAAAAAATGCACTAAAGCCGTGAACTTTACCAGTGTCTGTACTCGAGCCAACGTGTCTTCGTCGATGTAATCTTCGACGTTCGTGTACTCGGACTCGGAAACCGCCATGTCCTTGCAATTTTCTAGTTTCGATGATGAAGGTTCAGTAGTTTTACCAGTAGAAGACATTGTCTTGTAAGCGTTTACAATTAGTACACGCTTCGCTCAATTAAGAGTTGTAAACGAACCATGACACACGTGATACGTAAAGTTTCATACGGTCCTATGGCCGTGGTACTGGACGACTGGCCGACACCTGTAAATCATGCCGGCTATGTTTGGGAGTCCGTCTCTCATCTGTTATCGTACATCGACGAAAACTGGGAGACTAATACATCCTACTTGGAATCGCTGCGACACATCACACTCGTGGTCGTCGGACACGCTCTGTACGCCGACGACGAGTTCAGGTCTGCGTTAGCCACCACCGGATACCGTAATCTTGAGTACAGGGACTTTGACTCGGTGTGGTCGAAGCACTCAAAACTCTACACCGATTCGCTACAATCGTACCGGAGACAAGAGAATGTGTTCGGTGAAGAGTTGCGGGCGTGTCGACGGGTCCGTAACGCATTATCCGCAATGTGTTTCGACGTTGATGTGTTCAGATTGATAGCTAGCAACATGATCGAAGCGAACGGTGGTAACGAAACGCACCCTTCGTATGGTGGACGAGTCAACGACGAAAACGACTGGGCGTACGGGGACGATGTCGCACGACTTCGATACAAACAGTTCGACGTTTTTAGTTTGGACCGATTCATCACCGAAAGTCGGTATGTCGACATGTCGAAGTATCGGGTCGTTCAAGACGATCGGCCGCTTCACATGCAACGAATCTATTCGACAGTGAACGAGATGCTGTACGACGTGTTCCACGGCGACGGTACAAGACTGTTGGCGACTTTGATCGAAACGTGTCAACAGAGACGTTATCGTGCCATAATCGATGCAATTCTTAAAGTGGACAGGCTACAAAGAGACGGCTACGATTCCCTCACCGGTTACGTACCGGTCAACCGTTACGTTTATTCCAAAGGTAGCGAATACTACGACAGAGTGTTACGATTGACACAGAAATTGGTCGATGAGAACGCAGGCGTACCGGAAAGTCTGATGAGTGTGACCGCTTCGTGTTGGCCGCGCACCGATTACGAGCTGGACCACTTGAAAAGGTACGCAACGTCCATAACGTCCAAACGTCCCGCCACCTTGCAAATCGAGGACGACTCACCGCTATACCCCGTACGCGCGGTACGCAGACGAATGTTACGTATCGACGATGTCGTGTACGCGTCCATAGCACACGCAGTCGTACTACTGTCCGTCGTGTATCACATGAAGGTTTCGAATCCCAAGGACACTGTTATTAGGTACGGCGTCGACGTCGACGTACTACCCGCCATATCGGAGACGGTACGAAAGAGTCGGGGACAAGTGTGGTACGATCAGGGTGCGCGGTTGGTGCACATCGCGGCCAACTCCAAGTTCAACGATAACCCGTGGTTGTACGCTGAGATCGCGATGGTGTCTAAACGATACGGTTTCGTATTCAACAACGACAACCGATTCACCAACACGTACGCCACCGGAGACAACGAAACATTGGACCGAAGCGTTCGAGATCGATTCGTCGACGTCTACTACACTAGTTTCGATACTTTCGCCGGCTCCACTTACTACAGCATCGAGAACTCGCCATTATCGCGTCACGTGCTGCTATGTATCATGTCAAAGATACATTCGGTGAACCGTAACCTGGTCGGAACGAATTGGACCCACCTGAAACGTTTGACGGAATGTACCGTTCTACTGTATCCGTCGTTGTTAATCGACGACGACGACTCGATAGGAATGAGAAACTTTAGCGACGCTAACGTCGACATATACAGGGATCTGTTTCGTCGGGCGAACAACAAGAGTGAGTTGTTGAGCGATCAGTACGTCGACTCGTTATACAGTCTTTCGGTGGGAGTGATCGAAAAGTACAGCGGTGGTGGTATCAGCTTCGTCGAGTCGTGTCATCGTTTCGCCGCCGACAGGGCTTTACAGAACAACGAATCGTGTAAGGATCGCGACAGGATCGCCGAGTGTCTAAATCGCGTGTGCGGTGAAATTGTGCGACACATACGAAATGGAAGAGCACAAGGAGACGTGGGTGTCATCGCAGCGGCTGCGTTCGTGCTGAGGTGTGACGAAGAGTAGCGCCGTTCGGGGTACTATAAGAACGGACAGGACCATTGCAGTGTTATCCGAAGACTACGTATCTGTTAACGGCGGTTATTGGAAGTCGTCTTTCGATATGTACACAGATCGCTTGCTCGAAGACGGCGTTTGCAGAATACCTGGGTGGACGAGTGGTTGGGTGGTGAATTGTAATAAAAGACATTTGTTGTTATACGTAAAACATGAGTGTTATTCCACAAAAGTGTACAAGACGGAAACGTCAAAGTTACAGAAATACATCGACTACATTATGGTGGTTAGAAACGCCAACATAGTACCACCTTACCTAACACAATACAGTTCCAAAATACACAATCCTAACGCGTCCATAAAGGACATCATTCGTAACGGCGTCGTGAGCTCCGATAACGTGATGGACGCGTTACGTTTATACGGACTGAAACGCTGGTCAACTGGAGAATCGAGTCGACGCTTCGCTCGTACCTCGCCGACGTGGATTCGATATTAGACGGAGCATGCGTCGCACCAGTCATCAACATACCACGTTTAATGCAACAAATCGACACACTCGTGTGAGATACGTTCGATTGGCAATTGTACGTGCGCATATATGCGACCGTACGAGGTTAACTACGACACTACCACACATTTCGATACGTTACGACGACACATCGGACAGTGTGTCAATCGGACGGAGCACGATCGACATGTCACCTTGTGACCGCAACTCGTGAACAACACGCGAGGTTCGCGCTCTAGACACACCACACACTCGTGCACCTTAACCACTTTGACGTACGGTCCACACACTTGACATAGTTCCTGTCGACACCGTTCACCGTCTCGTCCCAAAGGGTGCGCCGGCTGCGGGTCTGCCGTGCACAGAATCCTATCGATCGTGATACGTTTCGTCAACACGAACATTTTCGTGCGACATATCTGCGAGTAGTCCGTCGACCGACAGTCGTGCTTCGACGAATCGTAACCGATGCGATCGACGGTGTAACCGCAGCGATGACACTGCATCAACGTTCCGTCAACGAGCACGACGCCGAAAAATCCCTCGGAAGCGATGCGACGCGCGACATTCGTATCCATACCGGCCATGATACACGACACCACTCGTGCCGATTCAGATGACATTTCCGGTGTGTGTAACGACGTGCCACAAGCGGGGTACTGTTCACGTTCACCGTCCGACCAAGTACATCGACATACTTTACACATGACGCCCGACCACACACTCACACACCCCACCGTACAAAGTCTGTGTTCGCCGTTTACGTGGTGCGATATTTTCGAAATTAATTTCGTTACCGTCATAGCCGTGTCACCACCACCAAACGGTGCAACTGTTTGCCGAATAAGCCGGTGGCACCGACAACGACCACCCCCTGGCGGTCAATGCGTCTATACAGTCTTGGGCCAATTTATTTTTCGTCAGCTTTTCATCTATGGCTCGAGTCGTGGCCGAGTATATGCGTTTACCGCTCGAATCGTAAACGTCCAGCGAACCTTCTCGATAGTTGATCGCGTTCACCGAACTGGCGGCCGGTTTCACCGTGTACACGTGTCGTAGGTCGTTACACTTGACGAGTCGCAAGAGCTTCAGCTGCGACGACACCAGAAAATCGTAATCGATCCTCGTGTTCAGGCTGCGGTTGCACAAAGTGTAGAAATCCAACAGCACCGCATCCCCCTTTCCCGGAAACCGCGACTCGACGATCGTATACACCACCGATACGGCGGCGTCGAACATGTACGACATGGCCGTATCGACCTTGATACGCTGCGATGCCGTGTCGTACGACAAATCCGCCAAATCCATCAGTCCCATGTAGGAACATAGCCAACTGCGACTGGCGCGAAACTTTTCGTTCATCGTCTGCATGATCTGTATACCCTTACAGTTGCGTAGCTTGGGATAGCGTCGTATCAGATACATGTTCATGATGTGCTTGGATAGCCCGTCCGCGTTGAAATGCTCAATGTTGTAATTGGTGCTGGAGTCTATCATGGGATCGGTGAAAACCGATCGGATCATACGATGTTCTCGTTGTGTCAACTCTTCGACGGGTACCAGTGTGGTGACTCGAAACGTGGCCAACAGTAGTCGAGCTCGAGTTTCGCTCGATTCCCGCGTCGTGTTCATGTCGTTATCGTCGTCGTGTTGTTGTTGCGGTGATGATATTGAACTCTTCGGTGTGTATTCCGCCAGTTGTGGTATGATGGTCATAACTCGGCTACTGGCGCGATATATTCGTCCCGCGACCTGCCGGCGGTGGCGGACGAAATGACCGTATCGCCATCCATGTACACGGAACACGTGTACGATGTGTCCGGGTTGGTGACGGTTCGCCACGTGATCCTATCGCCGAACAGTTCTTTGCTAGCTATTTGCAATCTGTCTCTGGCGGAATTCAAGTTGACGTAAGACGGTTCTACGATCCCGGCGTAGTCTCCGATAACTCCGTACACGAATTGTCGCACAATCTTGGTACAATGCGGCGAACCCATGAGCGAACACCATAAAGCGCCCACGAAAGATTCCATCACGTCCTCGAGTAACGATATCACGTCTCGATGTATGTGGGTGGAGGTCGTGTCTGTGTACACGGAATCGGCACACACTTTCGGTTGACATTGAACGCCGGACGCGTTGTTGCGTTTGAATCTGTGTCCGTACACTTGTAATTTTCTACCATCGACACCGGCGTACTGGCACCTTATGAACTTGTTCAATCCGATCGATACACAACACTTTGACAGATTCCACTTTCCCACGTAGATGCTGCGTAGTTTCGTCATCACACCGATGTCTTGCTGAATGTTATGTATATCCGTGTAGTTTTCACGAATGTAGTCTATTATGAAGCGGTTGATGACGGAATCACCGATGTACTCGAAGTATTCGTAGTTGAATATGTTGTCGTATTCTTTGGAGGTGAGCGCCGCTTGAAATTTATCCATATTACCCTCATCACGAAACGTGTCCAATAAATGTTTATAGTATTGCGCGTCGACGTTACCATATTCGATGACAATTTCGGCAATGTGTTCGGCGGTTATGATGACGGGGGTGGCACATCCGTTACCGTCTCCTTGTGGTGACATATCGATTAAGTTGCCTTCATCCAGCGCCCAATGTAAAACCCTCGCTCTCCAATGTCGACCGCTGTACTCGGCCGTGTAACGGTTGTGTGTAATGCAACGTTTCGGAACTAAGACAAATTTAGCGGTGGTGGTGGTGGTGGTTGTTCTTTTGAACGATGACCTTCTCTTTTTGAAATGGTCGATTTTATTGAACGGTTTTTCCTTGACGTTCCGGTTGGCAGTTCTATAACGCAAGAGAAACGACTTATCAACGTGGTTATACTTTGACGTCCGTGAAACGACTGTGGTGTTAGCATCAATTGTTGTTGTTGTACGGTTGTTGTCGTACGCTTGTTGTTGTGTTGTAACATCGGTCTCATTGTTACAATTCATACTGAACGATATGTGATTTAATTAATACACACAAACACGTGTCATGTGTACACGGGATGTTCCCATATACTGATGATGATATGTGGAAGGGGGAATTGAAACAACTCATTCGTATTGTAAATTTATTGCAAAAAAAACTACTACATAATACTTTCTATAACACTAGTAATCGTCGCTTTTTAGGCAACTGGCATTTGTTAGATAGGACCACGCTGTGTTCATCGTTTACGATCGTTTTGCGCTTCAACGTCGAATTATTCGTCAACGCTTGAACAGGCTTACGCAATCGATGCTCTGTAACGTGACTGTTACGTTTATTGCGCACATGGTCGATCAGCTGCGGTAAACAATCACCATCACAATATTTTCGTAGCACTTGAACATTGTTCTCGACAATTTTGTCCACGTCTGATATGCTAGATGAAATGTTACATTTCGCCATCATCATGTTGAACCTTAACTGTTTGAATTTTGCCAACAACGCGGACGGTGAAGACTCGTCCGCAGACCGGACGGCATTAGCGATCATGAACAACGTCGGGTGGATAGACATAAGGCAACGTTCCGTGTGTATTCGGGTGGATGTGACCGACCACGATATTACCTTGACGGAGGCGTCCAGTTTCTTCAAATGTATCACATAGTTAGACATCTCGTCGGAACAGAACACGTCCACCGGTATCGTGTACTTCAAAAGCATACGATCGAAGTACGACATGAGTGTGGTGTTCGATAGAGTGTAGTCGGACACCTCACCGCTACACGCTTTCACGAACAACATGTGATCGTTATAATTGAATTCCAACGGTTCCGTCTTGTAGTCGGCACATGATTTCAACACATAATCGTAAACGACCAATCCGAAACATGTTCGCGTCATGATGTAATTGTGTACAAAACTAATCGGTATCTTGCACCAATTTACGTCATCATCCCTAGTCGCAACTCCCCGTAGCTTGACGTTTAGGTATTCGCTCATGAAGTCGTACTTTGCGTCGGCGGCCAGATACCGACGTAGATTCTTCGCCACCAGCGTGGGACACTTGAGACTGTACCGAGAGCACCACTCCTCTGCGTCGGTGTCGGGCGTCTCGTCCACGTCCAAGTTGGGTCTTCCGTCCACCACGGTCGGTCTACCCATCGCCATGACCATTAGCATCGCGGTCACATCTATCGAACAATCGTCGTTCAGCGCGTTATCATCGTCGCACTCGTGATCATTCAAATCGAATATGTCCGCGATCACGGCGTTCTGGGCGACGATCACGTCCATCGATCTGGCGCCCACCATGCACGACAGACTGGTGCGACGCAGCGACGTCAACACTTGAGCGATACGATCTAGATCCTGTTCGTTGTAGTCAATCGGCGATCGGATGTTACACAAAAGTCTGTAGAGAATACGCGACGAGTCAACGGCGAAGGTGCCGTACTTCGCCAGGGCTCTGACCGTGTCCTCGGCCAGGTTTTGCATACCGTCCAGTTTCAGTACGGATTCTTCGGTAAACGTGTACCGTCTATCGGACAACGGTTTACATCTGGCGCCGATCTGGGCGAATCTATCGGTGACCGTTCGCTAACGATGGGCACATAGGTGACGACGTCCGGCTTCTCGATGTAATTGTCGGTGGCGAACGTGACTGACTTCGGAGGTGTCGCCTTCTTCCTCAGTATACCTAATACGGCCGATTCGATGGGACACTCGACATGTGGCTGTACTGCGCACTGCACGTCGTCACGTTCCTGATGAACACGGTTCGCGGTGAAATCTTCGCTTGTATCGCGTACTGTTTCGTCGGCGTGTACGACACTTCGTTTGGTGGACTCTGAAGGAGTTGGTCATCAGACGACGCGTTATTTTTAACGCGCTTGACGCGGCTCTCGTGTTCCTGTACCGTAGACTGGTCGACGCTGGTATCGAGAACGTTGTCACCAGACGAATCGTTGCGTACGCGCTTGTTCGCGCCTACATGTACGCGTTCGTTTGATTCGATACCGTTGTTGTCGTCTTTACAAAGGGTACACATGAGTTCCAAACCGAATCTGTCGACGGCCAGTTCCACGTTTTGCAATCGCTCCCTATCTAACGGTATCGTGACTACGTGACCGGCCGCCTTACACTGCACGTCACACACACCCGTTTTCGTGATATCGGCCAACGATGATATCGGATACAGTTTGCACTTCAACAGACACTTTTTCATTTCTTCATAGTTACGCGAAAAGGTTTCCGACGAAATATCGGCACAGTGATCACACACGAATCCTGTGTGCACTCGTGACAATTCCGTGGATACGGAGCGCGAGTACAGATCACACACGATGGCGACATGTCTACGTTCCACCATATCACCATCTACGGTTGCGGAATAATTTATACGCCGGACTGACGTGATGTTCATCTTCCCCATCATACCGCTCAGTTCACAATCCGGTTTCGTACTGCCACCACCATCGATGCACGACTCTAACGAAGGAGTTTCCGCCGCCATGATCGTAGTCGTCGAAGTGTGACACGAACAAACAACTTTTTGCCGCTCGAAATTCTTGACTAAAGTATCCCCTCTCTGTCCGGTTCACGATCGTGACTATACTCACACGTGAATCGATTCGTTTACTGTTTCGTACTCAATGTACATAAATTCGACGATCGGCACAGCTTTAGCGTACAATCAATTTTCGTTGCTTAATTTAATCACGACAAACTCCTCTCTACCACTACTACGACGATGATCGTAATGCTCACGTTGTATCATACGTACAACCAACGGTTGAATAACTCACAATCACTAGAAATTCACTTGTTACGTGGTCTGTGTGTGTGTGTGTGTGCGTGGGTGGGTGGATGAACGAAGAGAGCCGTGTTAACACGGCCGTCTTCCGGAGCTCAGTACACGAAGAGTCTCGAACCCTCGAACGCACCTGACGGTGTGGAGTTCGAACATTTTCGGGCCACCTGATCGAGAATATCGTTGTTCCGTGTACGACGTACTAACGTTGTAACGCGTTCCGAGATGGCATCGAGCGCGTCATTGTTCGCATGACGCATCGCCACTTTCTGTAGAGCTGTCGAATCGACCACCATGTACTTAACGGTCGTATCGTATAGAGTTTCGTCGTAATGGTTTCTATACTCGGCGCGTATCTCTTTCAACTGCGCCTTCAACCAGGCTCGTTGCGATTTGAACGATCGTTTGGCGATCTTATCGTCGAACAACACGAAATAGTCTTCGTTCACCGTCACCCGACGATCCGCCTCGCAATACACCGTCCACGCTCTCGTATACGCATCGTGCATAACGTTACGCGACATCGGAGCCTTTACCGGACTGACGATGGTACCGCCATTCATCAGACCGATTTCACGTCTCATCGCGGACGACGTACTACCATATCCTTCGGACGCAGACGCGCTTCTATTCTTACGTCTAAACATCATATACTAATTTATTTACAGTAACAAGATACGGATTCAAACGATGTGTTCGCGTGTCATTCAATCGGTTGGCAAACGACACTCGTATCCGCTCAAACTTACGCCCGCCTCGATCGCCGACATGTTCGGTTCCACACCGGCGTCTGAACACAACTCCTTGTACTTTTCGACGATTTCACCGCACATTGTCACCTTGGACATGTGAGGATTTTCCGATAGAAATCTAATGGCAACGTCGTCCCGAGTCTCGGCCATTTCACGCATGCGACCCACGACATCCTGTACCTCCGCGAACCTGCTACCGATCGACGGACATATGCTCGCCAATTCACACAGCGGATCGTTTGCTCGTTTCGCGAGCGCCTCCTTTCGTTTCTCCATTAGGGATCGACGCAACGTTTTCACCTCAGACTCCTTACGCCTCGACTCTTCGACCAGAGCCGTTGTCGTTTCGTCACCGTCGCACTTGGCCACGTACGTTTCTACGTTGGCCGACGGTGGATTCAGCTCGATCGGAGCCATCGAACCTAATCGTAATACCAAATGTCTGTCCAGTGGACTCTTTTCCGAACGACTCTTGGCATCTTTGAACGCTTCATCGTACGACGAGTGCACTTCATGTACCACTATGGTGGCGATACGAACACTGTCGTTATTGTAACGTGCATTTGCCGGTAACAGCGACTCGTTCGGCCAATACGAGACGGTACAAAAATTGGGCATCTTTTATCAATGCGTATGAATCGCTTCAATGGGGATTTTTGAACAGAAAAAAAAAAAAAAACAACAAAGGTGTAAGTGTCAACTATCGTTTATTATTATTTACGTATATTCTTAAAGCTATCCTAGCCCTACACAATGGACATTTGTTTGAGCATAACATTGACGCACAACTGTCACAACATATGTAGTGGCCGCATGGCACAAATACGACCGAGGACTTTTTACACATACACACAGTACAATATTTGGTTCGACGTAAGGTACAAAGGTCTGCGATCACATTATCGATCTTGTCGACCATCACGTCACACGTTCCCAATCTTCCACACGTGTCGATGTAACGTTCCAATGACTCAGGATCCGTGCTGTCATAGTAATGATCTTCGTTACACGTGAGATCCATCGTTAAGTACATACAATCATCAAAGTCCTACGGGCGTGAACGTTATCATTAATCAATTTTAACAATATAGAAAAAACAAGCGAATACGCATCGAAATATAAAATAGTAAAAATTCTGTTATAAAAAAGCTTAAAAGCCAGGTAACAGACTGACTTTCGGTCTGAACACGTATGTATACATCACGATCTGTTCACATAAGGGACACTTCTTTTCAACATCGTCAGCGTTCGCCTCGTCGCACGATACACACACGACGCTGTGTCCGCACGTTCCGTACGTAACGCTTCGCCAATTCTGCATAAATTCGCTACACTTTATGCATTCACGCGCCGGTTTACTCACTTTGTCCGAACACACAACCATGGTATTGTAACGTTTCTCCAACACGGCTATGGCTGTCGATCGGGTCCTACTACAGTCCGCCAGCTTTTTGTTCATGTCTATGTTGAACTGTCTCGGTACGACATCTTCTTCGTTATTCGATTGATTTTGAGCAGTGGTGGCGGCGGCGGCGGCTCTCTTCTCAGCAACCTCTCTGACAGCTCGTGGTATGGCCTGTTCGAGTTGTGTGCGATTGTAACGCGTCACACCGACAATGTTCGTGTTCTTCTTGAGAAAGGCACGCATTCGAGTTAGCGTCAACTTGGACATGTCGACCAGATCGTCCGCGGTTATTGTCGCCTGAGCGTTGTCCACTTCGGAGGCCTTGGGTTTCGATCTCGGATACGGCATCGGGCGGTTGTCGCAACGCCTCGACTGTATCCGCTCGGGGCTGTTGAACATGTTCGTCTTGTTGATGTTTCCGCGGGTCAAATACGAAAGATCATCGTCTTTGCGCGATGCACACGCGTCCACCGGGCAGTTTACCACTTTCAATGGTTTCCGTTGGGGACTGACCACCTCTCTCAGCGGTCTGGTTAACGAGTCGTAAGCAAGTATCTCATCCACAGATTCCGGTATTTCGATGTCTTCTACACCGTCGTACAGTCGATACATGTCGTGCTCAGTTCTAGATTCGTAGTATATCGATCTGGCCACCGATTTGATCTCGTCCACTTTTGAGGGGTCACCGTTGGTGGAGTAGTTGGAAACGATAATCGACATGTCCGGTATACCTTGATCGCTGCGTGTGATCAAATACGGTCCGTAGAACATGTCACCGTGTATGACGGCGGGTATTTCAATGTTCCTGCTGGACAACACCAGCTCCACGTTGGAAACGAGGGCGTTATTGTCGACCACTTCCACGACGACTGTGCTCGTGTACTGTCCAAGTTCTCTGATCGAATCCCTCGCAAATTTGAACATGTAGTGATCTGCGTCTGTCGGTAATTGCCCGTTGAACGTACCCACGTCCGACACGAGCACGTCCATCAACCGGCGACCGTTCGAGTCGTACACTTCGAGCACGTGATGGTTGTTGCTTGAGTCGATTGTCAGATGCATTTCGTCGTCGTGTAACACGAATTCGACGGGTTCGACGAGCGACATGGTAGCTTCTCGCAACTCCCTGTCTTGCGATATGCCGAAAGAGTGTTTCGCCGAAGAGGTGACATCTCGACCGTCAGACGTAAGCATGTCGAGACGATCATCTTCCAACCAGTACAACATGCGACGCTTCTGTACTCCGGCATAATCGTAGGTAGTGAACAGCAACCGCATCGCTGAATCGTCCGTCTTGACGCGAGACACGGCAAAGTTACCGCCTTCCGTGACGCTGTTGTACGTCCAACGATGACCGCAACGTACTCGGACGCTGGCCTCCGTTCGAAGACCCGTTTCCGCGTCTTGTTTCGAGTATGTGAGTGTGAATGTTTCGTTCGTTTCACCCATATTGTGAGTTTAGATTATCAACACGCGTGTTTACTAGTAGTCAACAGTGAGTGCCAAGTGGGGATTGTGGATTTTTAATAATCAATTTTTAGAGCGATCAACTTCTTACCGTGTCGCAAGTCAAATGGTTAAGATATAACCGGGAACACCCGTCACCATCGACACCCTCTCGATAATAACCTCGTGGACCGATTTACACACCACTCCATTGCCTCATTAAGGATTCTTTCTGGGCGCGCGTTTTTTTTCAAGCGTACTCGTCGTCGCCACTGAGGTCATGAAAGATTCAGCGCTGCGGTGCGTAATCACATTACATTGATCGTTGTAATATGTAAATTTATAATAATCTCATGTTTAAGGCGCCATTGCGCACATTATAAACGATGCCTACGGCACATTTCCAACATTCAATTCGATATCTTAACGTGACCAACATGTTGATATTTAGCATTATTTCGTTCTTGTTGATTTACCAAACAAATTCAGTAGTGACATTGTCGCGTATAGATCCCGCGGGAGCAGTAGATATGGGTTTCGTCGATGTGTCGTACAATAATTTCACGATACAATCACCGATACACGTACCGGACGATGGTACCATAACGTGGTGTGTGTCGAAAATTAATTGCAAATACGATTACGACGAAGTGGTGGGTGTGACGGCGGCCGCGTTCGACGTCTGGTCCATGACGGGGCTGGTGTTCAAGCCGACGTCTCGATGCGATCGCGCCCATATACGTATTTCGTTCAAGAGGCGCTATCATGGAGATAGCGATTTCGACGGTGAAGGTGGTCTGTTGGCACACGCGTTCCTGCCGAATCAGGGTGCTCTATCCGGCGACATACACATGGACAACGACGAAACGTTCGCGTTCAGTTTCAACGACGCAGACTACGAAGGCGACAACGCTCCAACCAGCTACTTTTGGACCGTGCTTCACGAAATCGGCCACACTCTCGGATTGCAGCACTCATCGTCGAAGCAGGCCATCATGTACGGTTTCTACGTGAAGCGATCGTTCAACAACGGTGCCGTGACACTGTCAACGGACGACATGAACGGCATCAACGAGTTGTACCATTCCAACGAGCAAAGTACGCACCAATCAACCCGTCATCGACCTCACCGCAGACCGTCACCAGACGGATCGTGCCGTGACGAACGTGTGCTTCGAATTCGGCGGTGTCGGCGTCGCGATCGACGAAGAAGACGGCCTAAGGAGAGCGGTGAACTTGTACTGTGCCGGAGTGTTCGATGCCATCGCGTACATTCGCGGCGAGCTGACCATCTTCGTCGCCAACTACATATGGAGACACGATCGAAGCGGACGGCTCTACGACGGCTATCCATTGCGAACGACGACTGTGTGGGCTTTACCACCCGGTTCCGTGGTTACATCGGCGTTCGAATGGATGGAGTACATCGTTCTCGGCACCGGCAACGTTCTGCATCTGTACGAAGGAACTCGTTACCTGCGCAGTGTAACTTTAGAACAAAGCGCCATCTGTCGCGTTCTCTCACAACGACTTTGTGTACACGGTGAACGGCGACGATGGCATTTTGCGAGACGTGACCTATGCGTTGTCTCGTAAACGCACCAACAGAGGTCGTCGTCTGAGACACTTACACCAGAGCGCGATGGTGTTTAAAGAGCTACGATTCGCGACCGACCTCTTGATAACGGCCAGCGATGAGATGTACGTATTCAAATCCGGTCTGTTCGCAAAAGTGACAAACGGTAAAACCTCACCATACAACCCGAACCGGGGGGTGTGGTGTAAATGTTGACACGTACGACTTACAATTATACATTTCGGACACGCACGCATCTATACGCCACTGTTGAATGATTATTTCGTTAACGAACTCAATTAGACGTAACTAGTTTTAAAAATTCGTACATCGAGTCGGCCGTCCGAATACACACCAACGAACTACGTAGAACCGTTGGTGGAACGAAACGATGCGATAGGTTGTACGCGCCGTCGCGAACGAGGGTTGTTCGTCTACACCCTTTTATAGGGCGGCGTTCACTTACTTCATACTCGTATCAAACGAATCGTTCAGCGGACATCATCTCGAGATGTGTGTGAATCGCGTCAGGTCGATTGTCTCGCTGACGTTAATCGCGTACCTCAGCGTATTGATGGGGGTCAGTGTGTACTTTTACGTACTCATCGAGTCGGTGTATCAACAATTCTCAGACATGTCTGAGAATTACGTTCAACTCGTTAAAGACACATCGTCTACACCGATCGTCGTCGCGACACACGGACACAGCACGAACAGGTCTCATCAATCGGTCTTATTCACGGCTCGTGCCGATGTCAATATATCCATGGAGACGATACTGCATGTCGAATTCAATTACACAACAGCACTGGGTACCATGGACGACACCTTCAACATCATCAACTTTTACGGACTCAAGTACAGACACGTCGACCTGATCGACCCGTTCGGTAATTCGTTGCCCGTTGTCAATTCGAAATCATCGTTCGGCTTCACGGATTGTAGTAGCGACGAACGAGTTCGATGTCCGTCGACGCGAAGACCCTTCACCGGCACCCTCGACTGTCTCACGTTGGACATGCACATGCAGTCGTGGAACCGCGACCGTAGCACTGACCACTTCAAACGCCCGATAATCATATGGCTCGGGGAGATCATGGGATCTTTATGGCGACTCATCGGTAACGGCGTGATTGTGATACGTGTAAACTATAGACGCGGCGTGTACGGTTTCGTTTGTCATCGTGATGAACGGCTACCTTACTATAATCAAGGCGTTAACGATGTGATGCACGCAATCGAGTGGGTGACTGAGAACGCCGAGCGGTTCGCCGGAGATACGAAGAGAATCACGCTCGCCGGTCACGGTGACGATGGAAAAGTCGTTGAGTACGTACGTATGTATCATTCGCACCATCTGCCGCTGGATAAGTACATCGTGATGAGTGCGGCGGAAACTGGTAGTAGAGATTTAACGTGCTCGTCTAATTCGAACATACTCGTTACCGCGGCTCGCATACTCGGCATGCCCTCGGTGCCGGTTCACGATACGACCGCCGGCGAGCGCGGTGTATACGATGCGGTCAGGTATTTATCGTTCATAGAGCCGAAGCGATTAATGGAACGATTGTATGATTTGAAAGAAATATTCCAACCCTGCCCAGGGGAAATTCGATCGACGGCATCGGATGTGAATGGACTGGGTAAAGCATTCGAAGGGGTGGACAGTGACGACTGTAAATTCATAAACACCGACACGCCCGTACTCTACATGAACACGTTGAACGAATACGCGAACAAGGTGAAATTGGACGATTCCTTCATGCACGCGCGCGCTCACACTTTGAGGCGTGTCATAGAGCACGTACTGGCGCGTCGCTTCAAACCTCATCGGGTGACTCGATATTGCAACGTGACCATATCGGAGCCAGCCGAAATCGGATCGGAGAGATACGAGCCGTGCGACGGTGAAGTGATCAACGTGGAAAGTCTGGGGAGGGTTCTCACGGATTTCGAGTACATAGCGCCCACGTCGAGAATATGCGAGGCCGCGGTCGGATGTGGTGCATCGTTCTATCACTACGTGTACGATTTCAAGAACGCCAGCCACGGAGATGATCTGCGCCTACTGATGTCGGAACACGATCAGAGGAATCTGACGAAATTCGAACGGCAACTCGCCGACGGAATCGGAATGATGATATCGAGATTTGTTCGCCGCGGCTATCCGGTAGTGAAACGTGACAATTGGTGTTCGTCGACAAGCCTAGTCGCTCAGATCATGGAGATTAATACGACGCCTAACGTAATCACCACACAGACCCAAGTCCGAGGTACGGTGGAGCGTTGATGAATCATTCATACCTCGTTCAATTCCATAAGATGTCCACGTCCAGAACGAAGTGTATGAGCATCTCGGTGAGCCGATGTCCTGGAATGAAATTTATAGTCGTTATCTAAGTGCCAGAAGAACGACTGCTGACGATGCGTTCGAATGTTCGCGCGTGAAATTTACGACCGACAACGCAGCTTGAAATCCCCGCATAAGATATAGAGTATTCTTGTTTGTTTGTTTGTTTTTTCGTTAATAAAAATAAAAATATCATCACAGTCTACTGTCGTTTCATTCAATATACGTTTCGTTACAGGAGAATTATTATTATTACGAGTAGTAAAACTGACAGGAGGGGTATGACCGAGATACGCGTAGTTTCTAACCTCGAGTCTTCTATCTTCTCGACGGGTTTTTGATATCTTTGCGTGATAACAACATTCTTGGAAGCGGGAACATCGGGTCGGTTGGGGGTGGGTGCGGGCGGTGGTGGAGTTTGTATCGAAACTATAGGTGTATGTTTCGAATTCTTGGCCGCATCGTTTAGTTTACGATAAGCCTCCAGATTAGGGTACGTAGTTTGCCAATTTTTCTGTTTGGCAATTTCACGCATAGCCGCCTTGTTATTGTACAACTTCGCTATCGTATACCGACACCTGACGCGAACGGTTGACTTGAAAAAGTTCGACCAGTCGTAGAGTACTTCCCCGTTGGATTTGGCGCTGACTACTATGTCGGCGGTTTTTTGCGACACCCCCGATACCAGAACACGTCCACCGACCAGATCTCCGGTCTCTCCACACAATCGACACACGTTCAACAAACGTTTATGGAACTTTAAAAGGTACTTGCGTGTCGGGGGCGGCACGTGCAGCGACAAAGTTAAGTAAATGTATTGAAAGTCGGGCACCTCGTTGAAACTTTTAAATTTTTCCAAACAAAAGTACGCCGCATCCTCACTATTCTTAAGACCCAACTCACCGTTGCAGTAAGTCAACGGTGGTCGCACACGTTGCCCGCTCACGTCTGTGTGAATAATTTCTGACGTAACAGACGACATCATTTACCACTAAACGATGAGTATGTGTCGACTTAGCGAAAAAGACAATTTTTTTCCTCTAGTACGTTACGAAATTCTAGGTAAGAACAAAATCCTTCGTGAAAAACAACGTACAATTATAATGATCATTACCGGTAAATGTGTACATGTACACGAGTGGTGTGATTAATCATTCCATACTAACTTGTAACACCTATAAATGCTGATACGTAAACAAGTTGTCATGTAGTAACTCATCAGACGACGCAATGATAGCGACACTGGGTAATCTTATAATTCCCGTGATCTTCGTAAATTACGTAGCGTCGGAAACGTACAAATTAACGCAGAGAGCGTTCGATACGAACTTTTCCAGTACGCGTTACGATCTGAAGAATAGTATATCGCGATCGTTGTACGACAATCCATGTATGGGCGACTGTGTTAATTATACCTGTGTCGTTAACGCGTTCGGTGAACTGGAAATATGCGTTACCGCCGTCGACACAGTACGAATACGACACCCGGCCGCCGGTGTGTTGCAACGCGACGTGAAATATTGTCGAGGATCGTGCGTCAACGACACGAATGCACCGTGGTGTATTGTCGACACGAGCGGTTCGTTTGACCTGTGCGGGCCGTTCGACGCAGGTTCGAAGGTGGATTCGTTGGCGTACGAGTTTCTCGAAGACCGTGTTTCGTTTACGGGTCGCAGTTACGGGTGCGAGTCGGGTTGCGAGAGGACGACGGCCCCTTGTCGTGTGGGCGGCACGAGTTTACCGGTTTTGTGTTCTCCGATAGCGTTCGTTCTTCCACCGACCACTCCGACTTTGAAACGCAGAACGAAACGAAACGCGTTCGTCGACTGTTTCAGCCGAAACACCTTATTGGGCAACAACGTTTCGTCGTCGTTCATCAAGTATTTGGATATGTTCAACGCTGAATGGATAGACTACAATGTACGCGGTCATCAAGACGATGACCGCATACGCACCATACATTACGGACACCCGTATTGCAGACGATGAATACGAAGGAACGATAAAGTCGGTGGGAGTGCTGAACTGGAGCGAGGACAGTGGTGGTGGAGTCGTAATGTCGATGTATATGAAATTTACATCGGCCACGGTGGTTGGTATGTCGGAGAAAGTGAAGAGTGTTCTGAATGCGAAATCTATTCCAAATTCAGTTATCGCCATGGAAAAGGCACTCTCGGCTTGGTTAATGGATAATAACGTGAAACGACACGTAGACATTAAGGTAATAGTGCAGAGGCGAGACAAGTACGACGACGAAGGAGAAGATTACTCCGATGTGGAATCGTTGAGTGTAAACGTTAAATTTCGACACGGCAATTATCGTTTGGTGGATTCTTGCGATGGTATTGTGTTACTTTGAATAAATAATTGTACACCAAGTTGTAATGTGTTTTTTTTTTTTCTATTTACGTTTCGCCTGTACCCCACACGACACGTACGCGAATAAAGCGTCGAGTCTTCCAAACTCCTGTTCGATGGCCGAACACGTCGCCTTTCGAGGCGAGTTTGCAGCCACCCGTACACCCACACCGCTGCCAATTTCCCTTAATTTGCTCGATGTCCACGTGACACACTTCCTACCTGTTAACACACAACGTCTGTTCGTCGGACTGCCGTCCGGAACGGTACGTATGCAAAAATCACCGGTGGTGGGGTTCTTTGTTCCGTAGTATTTCAGTCGTTTACTTCGAACCATGTCATTTATTTGCGCCTCACGTTCGCTCTTCATTCGCACCACGCGGTCCACGTATCGGTTCGGACAATTTATCCAATAACGATCCCGTCTCACACCGTCCTCACCGACCGTGGTCAATATTCGGTAATCTTGACCCTCGCCCGCCGCCAGTGCTAACCACACGGCCGCCTCCACGTCGGGATCATTATCACCGTACGCGTAGTATTGCACCATGTCGCCGAGCGTGTTGTACGGATCACGGACGCCTTTGGTGACTATGGCCGTTTCCAGCAGTCCTTGTAATACCATAACTGGTAGTTTGTCGATAGGATACGGGAACGTTGTAACGCTACGTTCAATGTCGCGCATCATGTTCGGCGTTATCACGGATTCGGCAAGTGCGTCACGATACACACCGACCCCGTACACGGACGTGTTGCGTACCAGGTACGGGTAAACGAACGTGGGTCTCTGTCGAAATTCATCCACACATTTGCTTATCGTCACGTATTGCCCGTTACAATCGATATACTTGTCCACGTCCAATTGTCCGTGCGTTTGAATGGTGTTCATGATGACGAAAAGCATTTTCAACGCTTCAACGCTCGACGGGTCGAGATTGAACAATTTTAACAGACTGTCTACTTTAACGGTAACATTTTGTCGCCTGAAATCGAATTCCTCATCCAGCTTTACAATAAAGGAATTCGTAATTCGAGGCGGATCCAATGGAATTGTATTATCGTCGGAAACGTCGACACCCTTGTAATAACCCCTGTACGCGGGCGGCACCGGTGGTGTTTGCGACGACGGATTGCATCCGTTACACGTCAGCGCTACTGAAGATAGTGCGGAAATTGCGCTGTTAATGTTCAGTCTTTTCCTTTCGCTCGTCGCCAACATCAGTATATCGACGGTTCGTGTGTTTGGCGATCTAGAGTCGACCGTTGCATGTCTGTATATGAACACGTTCGGACGCGTCGACGACTTCCAGTTTGCGATCGTGTTTGCATGAGATTTGTAACGAATACCTCGACCGATGATCTGCTCCGTTTCGGCGTCGTTCCGGTGCGCCACCACGTGTTCGTGTATCACATCCTTCAACGTGATACTTCGGCGATGACTCGCGAACCTAACACGATAGCGACCGCGGAACCGTCGTAGTTGCTGTCTCTGTTGAATGTTTTTGATAGCGGAAACGATTGCGTTCACCGTCATCACCTCCCTGGTGAGACATAGAAACGAGCCGGCACCCTTACCAGTGCCCCGTTCGAGACCGAGCGCTTCTAGGACCGCGGCGAATACCAATAGTCCCGAACCGGTGACCAGGTCATCGTACACCATACTCTTTTCACCACGCTCCGCCGCTTCGATAACATTGCGGGCGATCCAAGCGTATCGTGGTGAATATTTTGCGACGTTATCTAGTATCGCAGCCCTGTCCGAGGCACCACCCCTTAACGCGTCGAGCAGTTTCCGTTTAGGACGACCGGTTTTCGAATCCATCCAAGACTGGTAGCCGGTCGTACCGTAGGTACCGTCGGGGAACACGAATCTGCTCACTTGCCTCTGTCGCAGCAGAGCCACGTCTCGGTCGTTGCGTGTCGCATCGTCCACGGTCCTGTACACCATGGCCATATCGTCGCTCATATCGTGCTCGACCACGTGCGTATATTTTAAACCGTAAACACCGGTACGTCCGACTTGTACAATGTTAACATCCAGCGCGTCCCTGCCGTTCGATGGTAGATAGGACACGAGTCCGGCAAACTTCCGCCTAAAATACTCGTTTGGCTTTTCCACTGTGTAAACATCGTTAACGTCGTTAATCCTCACCACCATGTCCCGGTTAAATTGCTCGACGGTAATATCGTGAGTTCTGTTTCTCATTAGTAGATTGTGCAACGGTACCAGGTCGGATATGTTGTTACGCATCGGCGTGGCGGTCAATAGCAGTATCTTACGACTCGTGAGCAATTTGAGGAAACCGTTAATTTTAGGATAATCGACACCCTGCATTGTAAGGTCGTGGGCTTCGTCGATTACGACAAAAGTAGCGTTCCATTCCTTGTGCAGAACCACGTCTGCGGTACGATCGATAGTGTTTGCGAACGAGGTGATCGTGTTGAAAGCGAACGTTTCGCTTAGATACTTTTCCATTTCGAATTCGTTGACATGCCTGTCGGAAAACCTGGACTTGTAGTATGCGTGCAATTCGTCTCGAAACGCACTCAAAACCGCCCTGTTGGGCGTCAATACCAGGCCACGTTTCAAGCCACCGGGCACGTTGATGTTGTTCAACATTGCCAGAATGGCCGTCATAGTTTTTCCCGTACCCACACCGTGCACCACTAACACACCCTCAACGGGACTCTTGGGCGTTGTATAGTTCGCCACTAGCACCTGATGTGGCATCGGAACACGGGATGTGTTATTAAAATCCCTTACATCGTCGTTAGAGTACAACAATTGCGTGTCCGTGAATTCGTTGTACTTCGTGAGTTTGTCCAGATGTTCGTAACTCCACGATTCGTCGATGGCGTCCACGACTGGATACAGTGGTAGAGCGTACTTTAACATTGTACACTGTTCGTTTACATAATATACGACGGTACTGAAATAACACGGGCAGGGGAAAAAAACCAGACAAAAATTGAATTTCATGTATTTTATTGTGTGCGTAAAAAAGAAATCATGTCTGACAAAGAGTACATTCATCGTATGTGTAGTGATCATACAAGCAGAAACGACAAGTCGAGCAAAAGAAATAATCACAATACTCGATAACGGATCTCACTACTGGTGGCTCGTACATTCTGACGACCATGTGAGTCGGTGCTCGATGCGTCGATGACGTACGTTGACAACCCCAACATGTCGAGACTCGTACGAAATGTGTGTCGAACTCGACCCATGGCCACGTTCTACGACCATCGGTGACACGTAGAAAGTCGGACATGGTGAGGAAACCGTCCACGTTCAATGGCGACGACGACTGGTTCATGGTGTGGTCATGTGTGACCGGACCGAATGTATATCATTTTCAAATCACGTGCGATACGATACGGTCGCGGCTTTAAGATGTCGAGCACGCTAAGTAAGATTGAGTATTTTTTAATGTCACCCGATGAAATCGAAGATTTGAGCACGTACGCCGTCACGAAGCACAGACCGACCGGTCTGGACACCGTTGGAACAGTGTTCGATTCGCGCGGTGGTGCGCACAAAGCAGCTCCGTGCGGCACATGCGGTCAGAACTACGAAGATTGTCCCGGCCACTTTGGTGTGATAACACTATGCCGACCGATAATCCATCCGTTGTTTACGCAGAACGTGCGCGAAATAATGCGACTGGTGTGCTCGAATTGTCACCGAACGATAATATCTCCGGATATGGTGCAGGACACGTACAAGATACGATCGAAAGGTCCGAAGCGTATTTCGGATCTGTTGTCGTTGCTGGATCGGAGGGTGAGTGCGTGCGCGCATTGCGGCACTCCACCGTGTCAGTACCGGTTGAGTTGTGCGCCCACCTCGAAGACTTCGAAGGCGAAACGTAAGATTCACCGAACACTGTGCCGCGTGACCGCGGGTAATGTCAAAGAGTGGTTGGACGATGACGACGTGGCTGCGATACTGGACGACGTGCCCGACGTGGACGCGGACAGAGTGCTGGGTTGTGTGCATCCGTCGCGACTGATTCTACGCAAATGGCCGGCGATACCGTCCGTGTGTCGACACCAAGAGAACGGTCGTAGTTCTGGTGCCGGCGCGGATGGCGGTTACAGCGACGACGACATCACCGTACTTCTGTGTGACATCGTTCGTTTGAACAACATCGCCGGTAGCCCGGAGCGCGGCGAGGATGAACGCGCCAAAGCGTTCGCCGATCTGAAGACGAAAATATCCGTGATATGTACGAACACGGCGAAGATGAAGCGTAACGACAACGGTGACCCGGTGTGTGGTATACTGGACCGTATCAAAGGCAAGAACGGACTGATTCGAAACAATCTATTGGGTAAACGTTCCGAGATGGCGGCGAGAACGGTCATCGGCCCGGATCCTACGCTGCGTTTGGAAGAGGTCGGCTTCCCGAGATGTATGGCGAATCACCTGTACATACCGGAACGTGTGACGGTACACAACTACGCGTGGGCGTGTTCGCTTCGAATACCGCACGCTCTGTATCCGAACACTCTGGTTAGACCCAAGTACATTCGAAACGGTCGTATACACAGAGCTTGTGTGAGAGGCTGTAAAAGTGACGAGTGCCTGAAGCGATGCACGCCTTCGATCGGCGACTACGTCTGTCGTCCGCTGCGAGACGGAGATGTGGTGTTGATGAATCGACAGCCGACTCTGCACAAGGGTTCGATGATGGCGTTCCGTATTCGTTTACACGATTCGCTGATATTCACGCTGAATTTGGCTGTGACGAAAGCGTTCAACGCGGACTTTGACGGTGACGAGATGAACGCATTCATTCCGCAGAGTAGCGCAGCTTGTTCCGAGCTATTGACTCTGTCCACTCCGACGGCATGCTTGAACAGCGGTGACAAAGCCAGTATCTGTATCGTACAGGACTGTCTCACCGCCGCCTATCTGATGAGCGTGGAAGACGTGAACGCGCCATCTCTCGATCGCGACATGACTTACGATATTTTAATGTGTTTCACCGGAGATCGAGTCGACGCGATGTTGGAGAAGTTACGCAGATGTCGCCGAGAGCTCGACTGTCGACTACCCGGGCATGTGTACAACGGACGCCTGTTGATCTCGTTGGCGATACCGGATCGCGTGTGGTACGAGTGCGATGGTTTGCGCATAGATGGCGGTGTGTTAAAATCTGGCCGATTCACGAAACGCACGCTCGGTCCGTCCCGAGACTCGTTGATACGTTACATCGGTAACCATTTGGGTAGACAGATGGCGGGCGAGTTCGTGGACGACCTACAATTTCTGACGACTGCGTGGATGAAGACGCGAGCGTTTTCCGTGACCGCTCGTGATTTTCTTCACGCCGGCCAAACGATATCGCAACATGCGGAGGAGAAAATCAAGGAGGCTGTCGCGATATCGTCCACCATAATGGACGATAGATTCAGAGAGCTACGTTTAAACACCGTGCTGGCAACGGCGAAAGACATCGGTATGAGGATCGTGAAACAATCGTCCGAAAAGACCATCGACAACTTGGCCGTGATGATCGAGAGCGGCAGTAAGGGTGATTACTTTAACGTGGGACAGACTAAGGGTATGCTCGGTCAACAGATGATTAACGGTAGTCGAATACCGATGAACCTGAGCGGGGGTACGCGCACCACGATACACTCTCGACCCGGTGAAACGGATCAAGCCCGTGTGATTCGGGACCGCGGCTACATTTGTCGTGGATTCTCCAACGGTCTCGATCCGTGCGAGTGGCTGTTCCACTGTATGAGCGGTAGAGAGAGCGTGTGTTCGAGCGCAACGGAAACTGCCGATACCGGTTACACGACCAGACGGGTGAACAAGTTCAGCGAGGATATAATAATACATAACGATGGTATTGTAGCCGTTCATAGCGGCAATATATACCAATTGACGTACGGTGATATGGGTCTCGATCCTGAGAACCCGTGCCGAGACGTCGACGATATAATAAGAAGTATCGGGGGTATTGTTTGTGAGGGGAGGAAGCAATAAAATTCTTTCGAATGTATAAACGTTTTATTTACAATTATCATAACGATTACATAACGATCAATACGGAGATTAGAAACAAAGGTCTTGAGGTAAATTGCTGAAATACACAAGGTGGTGTGAATTCGACACACCGTTTACGTCATCAATCCAATCGAGTGACATTAACAAACCGACGGGTGGAAGATTATCGAATGAATCGTTTGGCAGTTGTGCGTTGGTGGAGTATGACAGTAACGCGGTACCTTGAACGCGACCCGACGGTGTTTCATTTAAATGGTTCGATACCGCACCGTAAAACTCCTGTAATCGTTTAACCATCTCGTTGGTGGCCAGGAACATGTTGTGAAGTCTCGAGGGACCGTTGAAATACGGTGGAATTATGTGCGTGTACTTGTAAACATAAGACTCTTCTGCGGCATTCCTGAAAACATCTGGTTTAGGCGTATACTCGGTCTTCGCGTTGGCAAACGTCGAATTCGTAATCTTGAAACTGACTCCCATCGATTTGTACTGAATGCTCTTGATATTCGCATTGTACTTGTGAGTTCTGATATACGGATACATTATGTATTTGGCGATCGGGTCACGGATATCACCATCGGGATCGACGTTGCACACACGTTCAGGATGTGTTCAAAGTTAACGGGCGGCAGGCGTTGTTGCGTGAACGACTTGCCATCCAGACAGTCTTCGTACGCCCAGCTGGCGGGATCGTAATGCCCGAAGCGGGAGGACGATCACCCATCGTCTTTATAGTTTCAGCGTACAGTTGAGGCGGTACACATTCGTCGGTATCGCCGGTATCGAGGTCCACGGTACAATTGAATCTTCTCGTGCTCAACGAATACACACATTCGCTCAGACACGTTTTCTTCGACACCGTTTGAGAGTTGGCCATGTATCCGGACTTTGATTGCGACGATGTCCACAAAGTGTCCGGCGTGTATAGACTACATCTACCGACCAGCATACCGCCCAACAGGTGACAGGTTTCATACTCGCAAACGTCGTCACACAAGTCCGACTCGACGGTTATGTTCTTGTCCGGTAAGATGAGTGGACGAGTTTGGGACACACGTCGCGTCGTGACCTTCGACGGTGTCGGTACATCGATGCGTGTGAACACACTAAGCATACACACGGTTACAACAATGATGAGTACCACTAACGACAACACCGATATTATCAAATACTTTCGTCTTCGTATGTGATCCTGAATTGAAGTTCTCGGTCCACGAATACAGTCGTACCCGATAGATGGGGCGTCGACTCGTTGAAAACTCATACCGACAAGTGGTTAATATCTTTCGCGATTAACACTAGCCGCAACACGCAATGTGTACATCAAACACTTTGTTAATTGCGATTTCAGATCTACACTCACGTCAATTTCGTTCGGGAAGTGAGCAGAGTACAGATCGTAATCGACCACCGTCAAATTTGAACCGACACTCCTCGACCGTGTGCACGATCCTCCACTCTCGTCACTGCTGACAAAACTGTTTTGTGATAATTTTCTATTCGTACGCTTGATCGTAAAACATGACAATAAAAGACAGCATAAATTAGACAGTCCGTATCCGTGCCGTTGATTCGATTCGTTTTTCGATTCAATGTTCTCAGTGGTCATGTAGTCGTGTATGATGTTATCGGTGCCGAGCAGTATTAGCCTTCTGTTCAAATCCTCTTGATCCGAGTCGGGTAACAGGCTCGCCAAACGATATAGTTCGTGGTAAATCTTCGGTATGAATTGGAAGCCGTAGGTATTCTTGGAAAACGATACGGTATCCAGATTGCTGTAATCGTTTACGCATCTGACAATGGTTTCGGAACGTAGTCGACTCTCACAATAGTGTATCAGACTGAGGTTGGCGTGCATACGCGTGTCGTGTGACTTGAGGTGGAACCGTTGATGGTTACGTCGCATCACAGCAAACACTTCCCTTAGTGCGCCCATATGATCGACGGTAAATACTCGAACACGTTATACTCCATCAGCGTATCGATGGTCATGAAGTAGTTTCGATGTTTAGTGAACGTTTCTATCATTTCGGCGCGGTTCGTTGTCGTCGAGTGAGCAGAGTGCTTGGTGTGTACAGCACTGTACGGTTGACATTCGTACATACGTTCACAAGAATCGAGACAGGCGAACGAAGCGTAAACATCGGCGAAGAAACGCGGCAGCGTGGACGTGTCATCGGTGTCCAGTATTCGGTGTAGTATGACGGTTTGAAATTTGAACACTTCAATGGTGTCGTCGACGAGACACCTCGATGACTCGTTGGTTTCCAGATGATCATGGCACAATCTAGCCACGTCCTCGAGTAGCGAGTTGATAATGTTGCAGATGTGCAGTCGAGTCTCGACATTTTTACCGGTACGTTGTAACCATTGTATGCACATATCACAGAGCGTCCACTCTTCATCGTCCATAAGGACCACTGCGATCATACCGTCACAAGCGTCCGTGTAACTCTCAAAGTTACCCACGGTTCCGTATCGTAAATCCCTCAGTAACCGATAAAGGTTCTCCGAAATACGTTCCTGAGTCATTGTGGTAGTAGTACCTTTGTGAGCTGTGTTCGTTTCTAAAGTGTTCTCAGACGCGAGCCGCTCGTCCTTATATATATCTATAGGCGTACACGAGGTTTGGTGTTGTGAGCGTTCACGTTACCCGATGAATTGGAAACGTTACCGTCAGTCGCGTTAACCGCTACGATGATAATTGTAGATTGCCATCGTTATGAAAAATCTTTTTGTACAAAAATTATTTTCTATAATTACGAGCGTGAGTAGGTGTCTCTCTGTGTGTAATTATAACGTATTCAAGTGAGTGACAAGTTATATTTTTTCCATCTCGAGTAACTTGTCCGAATGCTTGTTCGATAAATTCACTCGTACACTCAAAGCGTCCCGTACCAAATCCGGGAGGCTAGCTAACGAGGGTGAAGTCCCGTACCAAATCCGGGAGGCTAGCTAACGAGGGTGAACACACGTTCATGCTGCCTCGCTTGTATACGGACATTTTTCCTTTTTTCATGACTCTATGCTTAACATTGGATGACACGTACGGGTACACATCGAGCAGCTCGAACGTTCCGTCACCGTTCAACGTTATGCGAGCACACGGCCGGTGTACGGGTCGGTTCAATTGTGCTGTTAACTCGTGCGGTTTTGCAAACACACATACGTCCGTCTCGGATACATCTTGATTGTTCATACGTACACAGGCTTCGAACAAATCACCGATACAGTACTTTTTCCCCGCCACGGAACCGCCACCGTTAACACAATACTTTGCCATTACGGATGCAATCTCGACCTGCATACCGGCCACGTTACGTCGTATCAGTCTTCCGTAGATAGTCTCCAACGATTCGATGACATCGGCGGGTCGGTAAGCCCTACCTGTCGATTGTACGGATCCGTTGTTATACACTTTGGGATGGTACCGTTGGTGGGGTAACGAGACGCTGTTGTTGAACGTACGTCTCGCCTCTGGGAACACCGATTCTATTACTTCTTTGTTGAATCCATAATCGCCCAACGGTCGAATGACCCATGTGACCGTCGAGGGTATTACTTTGTTGTTGAAGAAATCATCTAAGCTTAGCCGGGCGTCCGTTTCGCTCGACATCTCGATAAATAATAACTAAGCAAAGAACGAAAATTGTCATGTCAACAGAACCGCTCGTGTCTATAGACGTAATCCTACCCGTGTACGCAATGATGGGAAAGTTGAAGTGTACATCGGAGCCAGCGCTACAGGTGAAAGCTTTCGGCCCTCGTATACCGGTCAACGTGTACTTGGACACGGACAAAATACCGAAGGAGCAATTACAACCCGTCGACTATGTCCTGATCCGTTGCAAGTCTCGCCATCCGTCGAATGCGACATCGAGTCTCTTGACTTTCTTCGTAACGCTGAAAGCGGCTGAAATGTCCCAAGCTATCGCCATCGAAGGCATCGTTCCGACCACGTTTCGAGCGATAAACTGCGGCGTACCCGTGGGGAAGTCGTCCAGTAAAGCCTTGACCGCATGTGCGGATTTATGGTACGAATACGACTCGTCCACGGGGACGTTGAGTCACCCCCTGTCCTATTCGTTACGCGAGCGCGAGTTGATAGTTCGTATCGCTTATCCGCTGCAGGTGGTTAGACGAACCGCGACGCTGCTGAACATTGTGAAAAATGTGGACATGTTATGGCAGGCGAAATATCCCGAATTAAATTCCGCACCCAAGTCCGTATCCGAGCTGATCGTATGGTTACCCGGGAAGCAGTCACAAATCTATGTGGATAATAGGAAATTGGTTTGGATCGTGTGTGCTTGTTTGTTGTTCGCATACATTCTTGGATGAAACGACTGCTCCCACTTTGATGATAAATCGATACGTGATCAATAAAACCAATTAAATTATGAGTTACGCTTATGTTACAGTCGTACAACCGGTAAGTTTATCGGGTTTATTGGGTACATTAAAGTTGTCATCATCGGTGGCGGAAGCTCCAACAATCATAATTCCACCCGAGTATAATACAGTGTCACCATCTACGAGAAACGAGCTCTGAGCACGTTCCGGAACGGCATCTGCGTACGGTTATCGTTGACGGCCAAGTTGCTATCTACAAATAAAGCCGGCCGCATTGAGTATGTACACTTCAGTGTTTGGCATCGAAGGTGAATTATCCTCCAAAGCCACAATCGACGCATACAACAGGACGGTGCCTAAGCCCGTTGTATTCTTAAAGAGAGCCAGCAGTGGCTTTCTGACGTTGGACCAGTGCAGCGGCTGCGTTGGGCTCGCGTTAATTATTCAAGTGTCCATGAAAAAGATTCTACAGAACCCCATCGCACTGGCACAGTTCTCGAGTAACTACGTCGATTGGCAAAAGCAGCTGGACGACTACAATACGGAGCTGGGCGGAGGAGAGGAAGTAGCAGTCGAGAGGTCCAAGTCACCGTCGTCTACCTACGTCACGTTGGCGATAATCGGATTGTTGGTACTGTTCGGTGTGTTGGCCACGAGATGAATACCACCAGATCCGATACGTTTCGATCGTGTATCGGCAAGTGTAGGTGTGTTTTCGAATACGGCACCATAGATTGGAGTGGGGAAGCATTTCCGCACGTACCACGCACGATTTCATCGACTTGGCTACAGACATCGGACCCGAGAAGATATCGACTGCAACTGGTGGACGAGCTGATCGACTTGATCGAGCAACAGCGGCCCGTGAACGCATTACATTCCAATTCCATAACTATTTTACACGCTGCGCTAGCAGAGGCTTGCGCAGTAGCGACTTCGAAACATCTGTCGGTGTGGGTGTGTGCCGAGTTGATATTGGCACGAGTACCCGGCACTTACGGAATAATGCGAACCATAGGCGGTGTGCGTGATCACCATTCGGTGGCCGTGTTCTCTACCCATCCACACATGCGTTTGACTAGCGTCATCGATCCCACCGAGGGTGCATATCTACGTAACTACCATGAAATACACAAGACTCACTCGAGAATCCTGAACGGCACGATCAGGAACGACAATCGTCGTATCACACCGCTCGTGTACGCGCTGAGACCGACCACGGTATTCAACACGCCCACACTCGGACGAGATCGTGAACTGCTGGCCGCTACCGTTAGACACTACGTCGATGACTTGAGGCGTCACAAGTGCACGATTGTCGGCACGTTGACGGACCGCATCGTCGGCAGCTGCCCCGTTGATTTTGCACAGTGTCTCGATGACTTCATCACATTGATGCACGTACAGATGAATAGATTGTCGGCGCAACGGTTCGACGAGATGCGACCTACATCATGTGCGGATCGCATGTGGACTTCTAGGAATATACCGAGGAAACCCTGGTGGATCGAATCGTGTATTTGAGAAAATGAAATAAAACAAATTTTGTTTTGTACCCATTGTAGTTTTATTGCGAAATCTTAAACCTAGTTGACAATTGAGCTAAAACCTTATTGTAATAGATGAACGGCGCGATGGCAATGTTAACGCTGTTACTGCGGCGCCACACCGCTTCGGAAACCTTAGTGAGAGGGTTGACCAGCTGTTGTATGTAGTACATGTTGTCGACTTGTGCACAGCCGGGATTGTCCTTGAAATAGGATATTTCTTCGATGGCGAGCGCCGACTTTGTTTCGGTTTTCACGTTTAGAAACTCGATTCGGCCACCTTCGACCGGTGGTCGGGCTCTGTCCGTGAGCAGGATGCTCAATCTAGCCGGAGCCGGTAGTTTCGAAACGTAATAGTCTCGCAGCCACTTGGGGTTTTCGCGCTGTAATCGATCGTGTTGTTCGTGTCTGGCCACTTTATAATCGCCCCACATCCAGGACATGGTCTTTTTGCACAGTACCAACTGACAACCGTCACCCAGGTTACGCACTTCGCTCGTCTTCGTGAGCATCTCACATGGAACCGTGCGTCGCATCAACCTCAGACACGATTCCGCAATCGATGTGACGAACTGGTCGTGCGTACAGTCCGCGAACACTTTGTACACGGGCGGCTTGTACGCACTCTTCACATACTCACTGTGGTCCCGACGCACCGTGATCACAACGTGCCAGTCCAGGTCGCGAGCCACGCTACCGTCCCGGAACAGTTTGCGTCCGATGTAGCATTTCTTGCCGAGGAACAGCACTTTGGCGTGAATGTCGTCTTCGGCCTCGATCACCATCGGCTCGCGTAGTTTAGACGTGATGTGTGTGGCCAGTTCGCGCACGTACGTCCATGGATCTTGGTTTGACGCGGGATCGTCCTGTAGTTGCACGTACATCGAGTCGGTATCGCTGTATATCGTTGTGACGTTACGCTCGGTTCGTGCAATTTCGATGGCTTGCAGTATGGTCATCCTACCCAGCGCCGTGGTCACCTTGGCAACGTTCTGACACGGTAGTTTACCGTTCGAGGCACCCGTCGATCCGTATATAGAGTTCGCCGTCACCTTGTACGCCAATTGGCTCTTGTCCAGAATGTCCCGCGCCATCGGATCGGTCACGGATTTCATGTTACCGCGCACGCGTTTCCTCGCCTGCAGAAGACACTCGACCAAATCGGGTAGAATGCCACGCCTCGTTTTCAATATTTTCACACATTGTTTGGCGCACAACACCGATCCGCCAGATGCTCGAGACTTTAACACTTTCAAACGTATCGCGGCCCTTTGCATTTCGAGGGGAGTTTTAATGGCGGCGATCACCTCCTTCTCGTCATCGTTTTCGCAGAATTCATCGCCGTCGTCATAGCGACACGTCGATTCCGCGTAACGATCGTCCATTATTTTTTGAATGATCCTCGGGCCTTGAATGGGCTTAAAATACTTTGTGATTGCGGTGACACCGATCCGTTTGCGTTTGTCGGTCAACGCTTTCATTTCGAACATGCTCCTCAGACTTTTGAGTTCCACTTGTACGGGATCGTGTTCGCAACCGACGTGGTCCTCCCATCGAATGTATTCAAAGTGATCGTCCGTGAAAGCCGACGGTGAGTGTTCGTCGACTACGGTGCTGTAGCAAAGATTGTACGCGATCATAAGCGTGGGATACATATTGTTCACGTCCAACGATCCCACCATGCTATACAGTCCCGGTTCTGGGTCTTTGACATAAGCCCCGCTGTAGCTGAGCTGCTTCTTTTGTGTCGCGGCTACGGTTTCGAAGGGCGCGGCGTTGGCGAGTCCGAAGTCGTCTTGCATCGCGACGTTCTCTCGCATGCACTCGGAGAACATGAGATGGAACATTCTGCGTTGCTGCTTCTGATAATGTACCATGACGATGGGTGTGTTCGTGATGCGAGCCATTTCCGTGAGACTGGTGATGTGTGCGCACTTGTTGCACAGCGCGAGGGTTAGGCGGCTGTCTCGAATGCAGTACTTGGATACGACGGCGCGTAACCTGTCGACGTCGGCACTACGTTCCATCAGACGGGAATGTAGTTCGTTTAGATCTTTAAGCGTCACCGGATCCTTGGACGCGTTCAAAAACTTACCGGACACGTATTGTAGCGAATACTTGGGCAGCTTCGTGTACGTACTGCGAAACATCTCCATAACGTCCAGACACAGAACGCCGTGCGTATCGAAATATATGGGTTCGCTGGGTGAGATTTTTCCATACGTTCTGCCGGCCGTGGTCGAAACTTGACCGGGTACATCTTTCGCGAATCCCATGTCTAGCAGAGTGTTCACGCAGTTGAGTTGGGTCGCCCTCGCCATCATGACGACGCAATCGAATCGATTCACGTTCCAGCCCATGCGAGCGACGGCTCCGATCGATCTCGTGACCTGGTTGAACTTGAGCAGCAACGACACCTCGTCGCGACACACGTGCACGTTCAAATTGTCAATGTCCTTGTCCTTGCGTAGTGCGTCGACGAGGTCCCGTTCGCATTCGCCGGGTGCTGTGATGATCAGATGATCGGTACCGTCGGACACTGCGATCGACACCATGTACACCTCGTCGTCCACGTGATAGCCCGGCATCGACATGTCGTTGATTTTGGCCTCGATGTCCCACGCGAACGTTTTCAGACTCGGCGCCACACACGCTAAAAGTTCACTGGACTTGAGCGCAGGCAGATCAGTACAATACTCGCGGTCGCATCGAGTCAGCCGGGAGCGTGGCTCGTACAAACGTCCCGTCTCGACCCAACCGGCAAACGGTAGTTTGTGTTGTACTAAAACTTGCAGTTCGGTGGGTACGTTGATCCAATGGAACCGTATACGTTCGCCGGACAGATTGTTGGGAAACTTGAGCGCAGCGGACGGGGGCTTCCTGTGTCGACCGCACACTCTGTTCACGAAGGCTCGTTTACCCACTTCGCTGGTGAAGCTGATGGCGACGAACGTCTTTGTAGCTTTCCCGACACCGTACAGCGGCTGCATGTCGACCAGCTGCACGTTGCTCTCGTCCTGGTCGTGTTTACACGTTATGGCTTCTTTGAGTTTCGCACGTACCGATCTCCAAACGGCACCACCACGCTCCAGAGGATAGTCGTCGGGGAATTCGCAATACAGCTTCGTTTTCACCTGACCGAGTCTGAGACATGCCGTCGCACCTTTCTCGTCGACGCAGTACGCTCGCAACATGAGCGTTATGTCTTTCCATTGTCGCCGTACACCGTTACGATCCGTGTACGAGTTTTCCTTTTCCGTGGACACGACTCGCCAGTCGTACACGTAAAAGTTGTCACTGCTTCTTGCGGTAAATGCGGACATTTTTAACAACAT